TATCTCATTTTTTTATAGGAATGACTATACCTTTAGCATTATTTGCTTCGTCATATAATGAGGAAGAAGCAAATGGAACAACAGTACAAAATTCAAAATCATCGTATACTCCCGTAAAAAATAATAGAAATAACTATATTTTAGGCAATAATGATAACAATGACTATTCTAAAAATAAAAATCCGAATCTTAGAAAAACGATTAAACATAAACCAACTGCCCCAAATGAGTCAAAACTTGCAGCATTATTAAAATCAATGGATGAAGCTAGTGACTCAGAAAATGATGATGATAGTAGTAATTTAGCAAATTATAAAGGTAGCGATAGTCATGTTTCGGGGTTTAGTTCTGGTTCTGGTTCTGGAATGTTTCCTCCTTTACCTGAAGTAAACTATAAAGGTGCTACATCTGCTACTTCTTCTACATCAAATGAAACAACCGGTTCCGGTTCCGGTTCCGGTTCCGGTTCCAATTCAAAATCATTATATACTCCTGATATTCCCACATCATCATCAGGTGCTATTTCAAATAGTACATATAATGATATGCCTAGTTCATATGCAAATCAATACTATAAACAGTTCATCCCATATTTGAATCAGAGCTCGTCAGAGATGCCTGAGCAACCAAAGGGTGAATTAATGGAAAAGATAAATTATATTATAGATTTACTCGAAGAACAGCAAGATTATAAGACAAATTCTATTTTTGAGGATTTGATATTGTATGCTTTTCTGGGTATATTCGTAATTTTTATAGTAGACTCTTTTTCAAAGTCAGGAAAGTACGTAAGATAACAACATGAGATGTTACAGATGCGTGAGATTAATCGAAATTCGATTGATAAATCTATAATATATAATTAACTCGAAATCAATTCATTATTACAACATTTTCAGGTAATAATGTTTTACAAATATAGTTATGAAATAACAATGTGTTTTTTTCTACCAACATAGGTTTATTATTCACCAAAAAATAATCTATTATCTTTTTATTATGCGATAGTGTATCGATAGAGATACATCCAATATCATTCCCTTTTTTCTCCATTTTTAGAGAATTTATAAAACCACAAATAAAAAAATTATCAGTTGTAGTCGGCATCTGAATAGATGTAGGTATATATGCAATTTTACTTGAATCTTTTTTAGCATTTTTGTTAACAATCGTTTTACTAGACCTGCGAAACATATATACAGCAAGTATTGTATCTGTATTTGCACCCGATATTCCTGCATTGTTTTTTTGTAACAACACATATATAGAATATATCTCACTCTTTATAAGATGAACAACATGAGAAAACGACGGCAATATTGATACCTCAAATAACCTAGAATAGTTATTACTATCGTTGCACGTTGTAACATTATTTGTATGATATAACTGTAAATAATCTAGAAAAATGTTTATATTCTGTGTACCTATTTGTATTAACTGTATGCTAGGATGAAACCTATACTCTACTTTGTTCCAGTTTACTATAGGAATATAAAAAGAATGATATTCTACAAATGGAACAACCAGTTTTGGTATATTTATTCCTGTATACTCGAAAATAGACGTGCATATCTTTTCCTTACTTTTCACTATCTTTAATCCATTTTTTTCATAAATATTCTCAATCTTTGCAGTATTTGATTTTTTATTTACATCATCGGATTTTTGATTAATCTCACGCATCTGTTGCATCTCATATTTTTCAGAGTGTATATAATCTCGCTCTCTCCTTACTACCTCATCCCAATCACTGACCATTTTATAGTTATACGTTTTAATCATCTCCGTGACATGTGTCTCGTCTATTTCTTTCGAATTATAATAAATTTGTGAAAAATAAGTAGGCATTGACGCATTAGTACCTTTTTTATTTCTAAAAAAACAGTAAAACGGTATCGAAATAATAACACCAACTATATTACGTACAGAAATAACATTAGAAGTATCATTATCACTTTTATATATATTTTTATAGTTTACTGTTACTATTGGATTATAGTCATGGTTTTCTAATAATATTTTAAAAACCAGTTTATCTATTTTTCGATTCACATCTATAAATTTAATGTTACCATTATTATACTTTTTATTAAAATATGGATAATTATTTATTAACGATATTATATCTTCATAATATGTAATACTTTTATCAATTTCGTTTATATATATATTCCCTATTTTGGCTGGAACATTAGTATTCGTAATATAACAAACATTATTATTTAAAAAATTTAAATGAATCGTGTCTGTCGGATTTTCATATGATAATACTGTATTTAATCTGCACCAATTTATGATATTATATCTATAAAATATAGGCTGACTCGCCCAAAATTTATATTTTACTCTATTATAACCATTTAATAATAAAACAAATATTATTACACTTATTATGATATAATACAATAACATATCATAATAACTATCAACATATATTTTACATATTTTATACGATTTCATATGAACATATACAATACGTAGACAACTATTTTCAATAGTATGAGTTATCTATTTATCAGTCGAATTTCAATTAATCTCACGCATCTGTAACGTCTCATAAGTTTAATAGCATATATATATCGCCATAAAGATAGAGCGAACAGTGTCGCATTGCTTAGTTTGCAGGTTTATATAAAATGTATATATATTGAAATGGTCTATCGTATGGAAGAAGGTCGAACTGTGATAACATATTAAACCCCGAGTCTTTAGCTTCGCTTAAAATTACAGTCTGGTCTGGTGTTAAGAATTTCTGAACATTTTGTCGCTTTTTACCATTTTTCCTATTTTTAAATGTCTCACGAAGTTCTATACTATCGGGGTCCTGCATAAACATATCCGACTTATATATGATATCATCTACAATCGCATCATTGTTTCCTAAAGGATTTTTAACATGTTTAGTATTAAATAAACGCATAACTGTTGGCGAGAATCTTCGCTCCCTTGCACCATATGTTTGTGAATCATAGAAACCTCCAACATTTATTAAATGAATCGCTAAAAATCCACCAGGAGCTAACCACTTATAACAATTCTCAAACAATAGTCGTCTATTTGAAATACTATAAATCGTAAAATCTAGCAAAGTAATCAGTGTAAACTTCTCTGAATCAAATGTAAGCTGATTTGTACCATCTCCTAAAATATACTTATTTTCTGGATATTTTTTTATCGAATACTCTATCATATTATTCGATTTTTCCATACCATAACCATTATAACCCTTTTCTCTTAGTGTGTCTACATGTTTACCTGTTTTAGAACCAATAACTAAAGCATCGGTTCGAGTAACAGGAGCAGCCTTATTTAAAATAATACCAACTTCATAATCATCATACATATCACTATAAAACAAGTTTTCATACATATTAGCATAAAAATCATCCAGAGATTCTTCGCCCATTTTTAATGTAAAATCTTGATTTATAGTGAAACCCTCTTGGTTTGTAGTGGAACCACTTTCTTTAGACGTTGTTTCTAAAAAGAATAAGCGATAAATGTATACAATAGAAACAAGAATAATTAAAAATACCAACATTACTACCCAACACGAAGAAGTATTTATTCTATTAATTGCTGTGTCAATAATTGTCATTTATTTATATGTATTATTAATATATATTTTTTATAGAAAAAATAGTATATGGAACCAGAATTTCAAATTAATGATATAAGGACTGTCGCCGAATTTAAAGGAGAGTCTTTCTCAAAATATAAAAAAACAGATGTACGTAAAGAATTACTAAACTCTATGCTTAATGGAAAAATTGAACACGCATGTAACTGGAGTTCCGAACTTATTTGTGCTGGACAATTTTTAGACTTATGGGACATTATACTAACATTTTTAGGAAAACATATTCACTTAGCTAATCCAAAATTAGCAATATACTTAGAAATGCGATATGAAAACTTTAAAACTATTATATCTTCAGGCTATAGAGATGACTTGTTACGTTTAAGGAATAACCCCAAAATCAGAAGCATGTTTGCAGAAATAATTTGTATTATATGTTCCAGCAACAAAAAACATAGCTTCCAAGGTATAAAAATAAATAAAGAAGAAGAATATGATATAACACACATGTCAAATAAGTTAAAAGCACCTTCTGTATCATATGCTCAGTCCATTTATCGTAAAGATGACCCCAAAGAATTATTTATTGCTATTAATGAATTTGCATACCATGTATCACCCGAATCGAATAATGCTTTACAAGCATGTTTTTGGCTAGAGTGGATAATGGAATTTCAAAAAATATGCGCAAAAAAAAAGGAAAAGTGTCTATGCGAACGCAGAAGTAATATACCCGTAGACGAAAAGTTTCAAATGGACCCTATTTGGATTCTATGGGAAATAATAATCAATAATTCGAAAAATCACGATAATATAAAAGTTAAAATACTGAATAGTATATTAAACCTATATTGCTTAAAATATACACCAGGTGTTAAAAAAAAGCGGCGTTACTTGATATATTACGCAATTTCTATTTTAACCGAAAAATATGATACTAAAATAGAAATAACAAAAGACAAGGAGTTAGTAGAATCCGTAGTAAAAAAAATAAATTCAGTTTATAAACAAATAAAGAAAAATGAAATAGGCCCTAAAGTAGACTACTTAATGACAGATATTCGAAAAAGCTCTCTCGAAAAGTCGATTGACAAGTTACAAATGATGAATAAATTTGATTTCATAATGAATGAATGAATAAACAAGCTAATTTACAACACCTTCGCACTCTTTAAATAATAAGTAATAGTTGTAACAGAAAAAAACAATATTGCACCCCATAAAGTATCAGTAATCGCTGTTCTTAAATTATATTTTTTGAATATAGCCATGTTGGTAAAATCAAAAATACCATATGTACAGAATCCCAATATAAACGCATCAAATGCTGACTTGTTTACAGAGATAATAAAATAATTAAGAAGAATCGCCATAAGAATATATGTGAAAACTGCTGGTGCTATATTCACAACAAGTGATGAATTCTGAATCACCGCTACCGTTTTCTCAAATACCGGTTTTCCAATAAAGTACAAATAAACCGAGTCAACAAGAACTAACAGTATTGAAGATACAATAAAAGAGTTCATTTAGTTTTATTTTTATTGTATTGTTTAGTATAGTATAGTATAATATAAAATATTAATAAATAACAAAATAAATAACAAAATAATAACAAAATAAATAAATAATAAAAAACTAAATCATTAAATATTTTATAGTTATATTTTAATATGATGAAAGAAAAATCCAATTCGAAGACGAAAACAAAAAGTAAATCTAATTCTTTAAAACGTGCACTCAGCATGCTAAAAGGAGGCGAAGATGCACAACCTAAAGAAGAAAGTAAGTCTTCATTTTTTGATTTTTTGAAAAAACGCGACGTTAAAAAACCCGAAGAACCAACACCACAATCAAACGGAGCCGATATGGAGGCCGCCGACGCAGATGAAGGTATCACGTTTAAATCAAATAAACTATTATCTATTTTATCTCCATCAGAAGCAGCATCTGTCGCAAGTTCTACCGGGCAAGAAGCACCTCCATCAACATGGTGGTTCGTATTTAGAGTAATTGTCGTTTTACTTATAGTTCTCATATTTACTCTCAATTTAACAGGATATTTAGGTAATGTTGCAGAGTGGATTAAGCAGTTTTTTGATACAAACATTGCACCACTACTAGTATCTGTCGGTTTAATGAAGGCTACACCCATTGTCGCAGATAGAACCGGTGGTTCACTACCCGGCAACGACTCTAATACAGGCACAAATACAATAAATCAACTCGATACAAATATAGGCACAAAACCAATAACCGTTACTCCACCAAATACAACTTCGACAACTGCCTCAACACCTGGACCCGCATCTATAGGTATGCCTCGCGCCAACCCCTATTTGCAACCTATTCCTATCCAACCAAATGAAAGGAGAACCCCGTTAATAAACAAGGGCGAATCTGCTCGCCCTCCTGCTTCATCTCCAGAATCCTATCAAGAAGAGACAAGTCGTGAAAAAGAAAAGGAAGAATCGGTAAAGAAAGCTCTGGAATATGCTCTTAAAAATCAGAACCCTGTTGCGGATGATGCGACAAGTAGCACTCAAATACCGAGGTCAAAATCAGGATACTGTTATATTGGCGAAGATAGAGGATTTAGAAGTTGTATTGAAGTCTCACAAGATATGAAATGTATGTCGGGTGATATTTTTCCGACCATGGATGTATGCGTAAACCCGCGGCTTAGGGTTTAATGTTAGTTATTGTTACATGTGTTATCATTTAAAATATGTGTTTGAATTGACAACAATGAGAAAGTATATTTCTTTTAAAATTATTTAAAAATAATATACAAATAAAATATAGACATTTATAAATGATTGAATTGCCTATTGCACAGTTAACTGATTTTTCACAGTTATCTATAAATAATAATGTTAAAATAGAAATTGTGAACACTACCCATCGTTTTTCACCTGATGCTAATCAAAGTGGTCTTGATATAAAAAATAAACCAATATTCGGGAGTAAGGTATATGTCGATGGTATATTGACTGCGGATAATAGTTTTGGAATGCCAACCTTATTATTTCCACAAGGAAGTGCTCCATTAATTAACTTTGTTAACTCTACAAAATTTACAACCAATTTACATTTTCATGGATTTGTGAACACAGGTTTAGTTGATGGAGGTGGCTCTTTTGGAGTATTTGGACCCAGCACATCACTTGGCACTAGCGTGAATATCCAACTTCCTGTAATTAAAAATAACTCAGCGCTATGTTGGTATCATGCGCATAGCATGTTTCGCGATGTTCAGTTAGTTTATGCTGGTATAGTGGGGTCTATAGTGGTTACAGATAATATATCGAAACCATTTACTGATTTATTTATATATGGAGACAACCATCTTGTTCTTAATTTTTTAGATGTGGATTTAGATTCAAATGGATGTCAAGTATTCGGAAACTTAGGACCTGTAGATTCAAATAGATCTTGCTTTACAGCTATAAACGGAATATCAACAATTCAATGGTACACAGACCCGTCAGCAACAGTGCCTTATTCTAATATTCTCAGACATAATACTAATAAAAATATTGTTAAGATTGATTTTGCAAATATAACTGGAAATTTCCGTGTATTTTATTTGGGTGTGTGTGACAGTGATAAAAATATTTTACCATTTTATACAGTTCAAACAGACCAAGGAATATGTGCTCCGGTACTAACTACCATTCAATTTATCCCTGTTGGTGGTCGCATTTCAATACTTGTAGATTTAACAACTATTACAAGCGCCTATTTATTTGCGTACGATTATGATTTAACAGAAAAGTTTGGGTGGGTAAGTAGTACAATAGGTGTTTTTCCTGATTTTACAAAGTCATCACAAACACCATATCCTTCTCCTATTCCAGACCCTTTACATATAAATCCACAAAGCTGGGCTCAAACAACTCTAAATTATCCCATTATATCATCCATCCCTCAAATAAATGAAACAATTGTTAATGGACATCACCCTGTTCCAACAACAAGCATAATGCGACCATTTTTATATATTACAAATATCTCGGACAATAATTCTCTTTCTAAACAAAATATATTAACTACAATTAATAATATTATTTATAAAAATGGAATACCACCATTAGTTGATAGTGAATATATTAGTAGTTTAAATCCTTCATATTACTATAACCTTCCAAAAGTGAATTCAACCACCCCAACAAGAAATATTTGTATTTGGGGAGAAACAGACATAAACTATAGCAATGGTAGTTCCGGAAATTCTTATATAACAGATACTACAGGTAAAAATGTACACGGAATAACAGAATGGTCTAATGGCTCAATGAGAATTCGTGTTGACTTCTGGAATTCAGCAGAACTTGATATTAATCAAGCGCTTATCGAATATAGTAACTCTCCCAATAACTATAAACCAAATGTTCTTCCCACGTCTGATTTTAGAGTTACAAAAACTAATGATAATTATCTTAATATCGCTATGATATCAAATGATACATATACAATTCAAGGTTTTCAAGACAGTATATCATATTCCGATACTACATCAGTACCAATTTTTAATATTACAATAACATTACCACCATCGAATCCAAGAATAAACTTAAACATTCAACAATGGGTAGATTTATTAAATAATAGTTTAAAAACAACCAATATAAATTTAAATGGACAAACATTTTCAGCAGACACCATATTATCATTTGACTGGTCATTTTTTCCATATGGAATAAATTTAGTAAATGGTACAGTAAAATATTTTAAATCAGCAGTTATTAAAACAAAAAATAGTTCAAATTTTTGTATACGAATAATTGGACGATGGGCTATATTACAAATGATGGGTAAAAATATTACAAGTAATATTAACTTAACACCACCCACCCCAAATTCTGGGCCATGTTGTTCTCTGGATACTCCTTGTGATGAAGAATATCTATACGGTGTGTATGATAATATTATCCAAGATGTTTATCCATATTATTCAACAAATGATCAAAATATACAAAAACCAATTTTGTGCCCTAGACGTGATGCACAACTTATAATTCCAGCTAACCAAATACATATTGGTCTTTATGATGAGATGCAAAATGATAATATAAATGTTTTTTCTGCAAAATTAAGATCAACTGAAATTTGGACATATTTAAATGGTGACCATGAAGACTCGCATCCTCTACATTTTCATCTTACAGGTGGATTTTCTTATAAATCATTATCAACAACTAACAGTACACCGGGAACCCCAGGAAGCGAAGAAACATTAGGATTAACACAAACATATGGACGTGATATTTATCAAATTGGTCCTCAACAGTCAATATCGTTTGCTATCACTTGGCCATATTATCCTAGTGAAGACACTACTAGTTATCCATATATTCCAAATATTGGGTCAGTAATTCATTGTCATTATTTACCACACTACGATTCAAATATAATGTCATTGATATATGCCATAAAGCCTGAGTCTAATATAGTATCTAATATATGTTTTCCACCAGGAACACCAATCGAAACAGATCAAGGAATAATTCCAATTGAAACCATTTTACCGAATATTCACACTATTGATTCAAAAAAAATAATTGAAATAACTAAAACTATTTCTGTTGATAGTTATTTGGTTTGTTTTGAGAAAAATTCTTTAGGAAAAAAAATTCCATCAAAAAAAACTATATTAAGTAAAAACCATAAATTGTTTTACAAAAATCAAATGGTAAAAGCTGATTTGCTTATTGGAAAACTAAATAATGTGTATAAAGTTAATTATGATGGAAACGTTCTTTATAACGTACTGATGGAAAATTATGATACGATGAATGTAAATAATATTATATGCGAAACATTACATCCTGAAAATCCAATAGCTAAATTATATAAAGTAATTAAAACTAAAAATGTAGACATGAATATTTACAATGATTTAATTAATAAATTTAATTATTATTCCATATCATCTTATGAAAATAAAGAAAAATTAACCGTAGAGATTACTATATAAAATAAGATATAACAACATAATACACTAAAATATAACACAAATATTATTATACATTTTTAAATAAGTATATAATAATATAATAATACAATAATATAATGTCAAAACCATCCCAACCACAAAATCTAATAGCATTAACCGCAGATGGTGGTACTGTTTCTTTATCATGGAATGCCTCATCGGGAACATCACCAATAACATACACCCTACAATATAAAGTCGGTGGCTTCGGCGACTGGATGGAATTATATAAAGGAACAGGGACAAGTTATTATATAGCCAACTTTGATAGCGTCGCTGTCGTAAATAATAGTATAACATATTGTTTCCAAGTATTTGCCACAAACGCAATTGGAAATAGCGCACCATCCAATATCGCACAAGCTATGCCTTTTAATAATAGTCTACCTACATATTTATGGTCACGATTTGAACCAAATTGTCCTAGTTTTAAAACAGCACAAAACAATATAGCTAATGCGGGGTATGACATGCAAAGGAAATCAAATGTTTTACAGTGTCCGGCAAATGGAAGACTAAACTTTACAAAAGCAATGTTGTGGTCTATGGCTTCTAGAAATCAACTTACGCGACAAAAAGCATGGGCTTCTCAGTCACAAACAAATACATATCCTAATATTACAAATATAGATAACACGCCAGATGTAGGATTAAAACAAGTTGATAATACATTAACTTGTTGGAGAATACCTTCTCCTATTGTGTGTAACCCATCCAGTAGCTCTAACGTCCCTGGTAAACCTGTTATACTTTGTTTCAATACTGATGCACCGTTTAATAACTATAGACAGCCACAAACATATTCAGCTGGCGGCACCAAATGGCCGGTGTTTTCATCAAAATAGTTACACCATCAACTCGAAAAATGCAGTTGTATTTATTTGATAGCAGGTACATCGTTCTGGTCAAAATACCATCTATCCGCCAAATACCGTGGTCTGTTAAAGTTATCATCAAAGCTTCTAGATGCTGATTTCATCTTAGGACCACTTACAAGAATATCCTGTATCTCGGCAATACTTATTGCATTATTATAATAAGTCAAGTTAGATAAGTATCCTGAAAATCCGCCATTTAAACAAATATTTACATCATCATAGTTCTGCTTTACTACGTCCTTCATAATACGCCGCTTTGTTAAACGCCCATTAACATATACGTCACAGTTTCTACCTTGTACACGTATTACAACATTCATCCATTTTGCTATAGGCAAGTCCGTAATATCTATAGTATCACTCAATGGGTCATTGAATGAATTCATTATTACACGAATACCATCATATTTGGGATTTATGTATAAACCGGGAGCATTATTTGGGGAAACAATGCCCTCATCATTGGATTCCTTGTTTCCCTTATTAAATACATGATGATACTTTGTATCATTTGTAAAGCCATTCAAAAATAACCAAACAGACCATGTAAACTCTATACCGGTCTTTTCATTATTAGAGCGAATAATTGTAATGGATTTTTTAATATCAGGGTTTTGAGATATTATTGTAGAATCAGAACCATTTATATATCCATCTACCAATACAACTTTACCACTTGGGGAAAATAACCAACTAATAAGAGCTACCATGAGTCGAAACAAAATAGCAAACCCTATTATAACCATTAAGAGGAAAGCAATTTTTGCAATCCAACTATTTGATTCTAAAAAATCTTTAGACCCCTCGACTACACTTGCCGAACTAAAATCTTTGAATCCGGACTGTGTTTTTGGCCCAAGGTCCACATCGGCAGGACCACGGCCAGCACCAGGCCCTGGAGATGCATCTGCACCCGGTAATAAATCCTTAAATGATGATTCAAGGTCTGGAGTTTTTAATGATGATGGTTCCGCCATTTATATTTATATTTATATATTAGATATAAAATATTTATATAGTGCTTAATATATTACTACTAAAATAATTAATCATTAATTGATTAATTATTAACTATCAACTATTTACTATTTAATTTTAATTTTTAACTAAATGCTGAAACTCTTCAAAACCGAGTTATCTTTCAAGAAAGCCAGTTCAAGTTTATACCTCTTAAGAGCATTCAAGTCAAATGCCGAATTAGTGTATCCTCTAGAGTAAATATCCCATACTTCTTTCGGACTAAATACATCGGGACTGTATACCACGCTCGCGATAAAACCGGAAAATCCTGGAACCTGATAATTATCAGGAGTCTTATTTCCTCCAATGAAAATAGTACTACTTTTTGAAATCGGCGATGCAACTGTAGTCATACTACATGTCTTTATTAATTTACCATCTATATAGACATCTATTGCGCGATTATATACGCTAACCGATATATTCACCCAAGTCTGCAAGGGAAAATTTGTAACACTACAAGTAGACGAAAGCGAATTGTATACATTTTCATTGTTTCCTACATTATTCGGATTATCAGGCTCAATATATATATTCAAGTCGTTGGTAGTCTTAGAAAAATATAAAGCAAAGAAGCATGGACTCTTTGTACCAGGAGCTACTGCTAAAATATTTTTACTATTTCCATAGTTTACACCCCAGTCATCAATATAAGTCCATACGGAAAATGAATAATTATTTTTAGAACTATCCACTACTTTATCAAGAGACATACTAAATAATTCAGTTCCTTTTTGGAAAGACATCAGTACCTCCATTGAAGTGAAAAAGTAACTCCATATAATATATAAAAGTATCACAACAATTACAACACCTAATATTAATTTTAAATCCATTTATAATATACACCTAGAAATTTTTCTTAATAACAGTAATTATAATTATAATAACAATAACAATAATTATAATAACAATAATTATAATAACAATAACAATAATTATAATAAGAATAACAATAATTATAATAAGAATAACAATAGTTATAATTTAATACTTTACAATAAAAAAATGCATAGTTACACTGTTACAGGAGGATTCATATCTTTCATAGATTCATACATTAACTTTATGTTCTGTGCTAATACAGGCGTCTTATAATATACTAAATTACACATCTCTCCGTATATACCAGGCGATGAACCTATATTCACACCATTTGGATTTTGATAGGGTATTATATTTGGTTCAGATATTACTAAATCCCCGTTTACAAATATATCCATACCGCCATCTACAAAGTTTACAAAAACATTATTCCATCTTGAATATACTATTTTTACATCTCGTTGTGTCTTTTTATCAGGAACTATAACGGTGCGTTTACTTCCATTCGCATCTGTAACATCCACGGAAAATATAATTGCACCTTTTTCTGCATTAAATTGCATATCGGGTACATTTCCACAATTAATCAATGATGTATTTTGAATATACGCTTCATTTGTATTATTTGGAACAGGATGAATATATATCCAACTAGATACTCCGTAGTTTACGCTTTTAGTCAAGACCTTAAGTGAGCTAGGAATAGGTACATGGTTCTTTATTTCTAATGGATATACTTTATCTGTCAGCACAATACCATCACTAGTTATTATTTTATTAAATATTTTTGGAATCAAAAACTTGGAAGCTATTAATGCTATCTCAATTAGTAATATAATTACAACAGTATACTCTTTCTTTGCTAACTGTAACTGTTCTTTTAACACATTTGAACAGTCAATAATAAAACAAGGAATATACAAAATTAGTTTTAGAATGAAAGTAAATATAAATCCTAGACCAGTATTATTAGATAAAACTAAACTACTAGATGTGTTGAAGTTAAATAGACTAAGAACTAATGCAACAAGACCCATTAGTAACAGAAAGTTAATAATACTTATAACCTGTTCTAGAGTAGATGGTATAGACATTACCTTCGATAGTCCATAAATAAGTAATCCTAGAACAACCGCGAAACCAATAAATGATAAACTTATTTTAGATATAAGTTCAGTATAAGGTCCAATTTCTTTCACACCCGAACCACCTGACATTGTATAAATCAATAGTACCAATAATAGTACCCCAATCGCCAAAAACCCTAGAAGCGATAAAGTTTTATATGTAGTTAAAAATTCGAAACTATTTTTATAGTAAATATAAATCGTAAACCATACGTAAAATAAAAATATTGCTAGTAGAAAATACTTAATTATCCCGGTAAATAAAGACTTTATTGTTTCACAGTAAAAATTTATGTCTGTCAAGTAAGATAAAAAGGCGTTGGGGGCAGGTTTCTTATCAGTTCCTGCTCCTAACGTAGATGTGAACGTCTTAACACCGGATGAACCGTAAAACTTAAAAGTATATAAGTAAATCCATCTTGCTAAAAATAATACGGATAGTATTTGAAATACATTTGCTAATAATCCATTGTCTGTATATTTATATAAAATATAGTTTAGAATACCAAAACCAAAAATAACCATTAAATTTATACCCAATGATATACTATTTGTCGCCATGTATGCAATAATATTTTCACCATTTATTATGAATAAAGCCCCTAAAACTACTGCGGCCAAAAATAATAATTTCACCTTTGTGCTTATTTTATCCCAGTAAAAAACAACACTTAATATCATCGTTGCTAGTACTAGTCCAATTAATAAAGGCAATAATACATTAGATAGGCGCGCGACCCAACCAATAATGTTGCCTATAAATTGTAAAATTGAGTCTATGGTGAAATTTAATGCTAATAAAATTGTTAATATAATCGAAAGAGGGTCTGTAATATCCCTTGTTTTTTCAGATAAATCTTTTCTAGAAATAACTAACACGATTATTACAGGCAAACACCATAGTAATGTCAAAAAATTTATATTTTGAAAAATACCTAAATTGGCTATATTATTATAACCACATATAGACACTATTATTAAAAATAAAAATATACCTATCATGTAACTTTTTATTAGACCACCTGTCGTAAATAACATAACAAATGACACTATCAATAATGCGAAAATAATAAATCTCGTTACTGATAAAATAATATTTAATGGTGATGTTGATGATGATGTCGCATTTGTGGATGGTATACTATCCATTTTTATATATTATCCTATTATAATTAATATATAAAAACATTTATTCATTTGCTATTTATTGTTTTTGATTTTCAAGTTACTATACACACATACATACATACTCACACACATACATACTCACACTCACACTCACACTCACACGCTCACACACTCATATATACATTGCTACAATTACGAATGGTCTAATCTATCCATAGCTGTTTTTTTACCATGACAATCCCGACATAATGCTACTAAATTACTAACCTCATTTGAACCACCGTTATGTAAAGCTATTACATGATCTACCTCAAACCATGCAGGCAACTGATGTTTACAGTCTCCACATAACCAATTCTGGTTTGCTGCAACAAACTTTTTCTTTGTTTCGCTTACACTTCGTTTCGTAGTTCCTCTGCCCGACATCATCATTCGGTTAACACCTGGATTTCCATTTCCATTTACATTTCCACTACTATTACTTAAAGCGCCGCCATTCATATAAATATCTTGATTTGTATCTGTAAATGATTTTGTATTTGTTAAGTTTAAAAATGGACTAATTAAACCCATAGATTCGCGCGTCATCGGTAGTGTTTTTATCATATCATTTGCTCGACCTAAAAAATCTCTAGAATTCTCGGGATTTTTCTTAAAAAATAAATACAATGAAAGTCCACCAAAAGCAAATGTCGCCATTTTTAAATATTTACTACTTTTTACAGTATTCAATATCTTTATTAACTTACCATCATAGTAAGTATTAGCAATCAATAACCCTGTTACTATAAATATTATTAATTCTATCTTCATTATATATTGTTAACTATATACTCAACATATAATAATTTTTATATTCATATATACTTATTTCTAGGTTTTATTGTATATTTTTCTATTTTTACTATTTTTCCTATTTTTCCTATTTTTTCTTGTTTTATACCCTCCTGTTACTACAGCAACTTGAACGTTTGGTAGTCGACCTCTTGATTTATTAGAATATTTCTCTAATTTATCATAAACAATCTTATTTCCCATTAATCCTTTGTCAACCATAGACTTTTTTAAATCCATCGCCGCGACAGCTGAATTTCTAACTCTACCAATATTTTCTTTGCGGCTTGTTTTACTACTTATACTCATAAAATATTTATTTAACTTTTCAATATCATCTACTAATTTAGGTATATCTATTACTTTACTTCCATTTTTATACAAGTTCTGAATTAATATCTTCATCAACATACCGGTAACCGTCTTTCGTTCAACACTTGTCATGTTAGTCATTAAAGGTATAGTCTCAATTAAATCACTATATGTAGACATTATCCCCCATGTATCAGCATTCAGTAAATATACTTCATAAAAATATCTTCCCATGTCTAGTTTATAATCAATCGTATATGTTACCAATATATCAATAATATATTCAACAATATAAGTAATAACCAGATTGTAAATATAGTTCTCAATGTCGCTACGTCTGGCCTCTTTTAATTTTTGCGATAACTCTTCACCATAAACATTCATGAATGTCTCATTTAAAAATAAAAATTGTTTCTCATGTTTACTCATAAAAGTTTTATATGCTGACATAGCAAATTCTCGCAAGTTATCTCTCGTCACTAAAGTTCCTTCTTTTTTAAACTTTTGAAGTAAAGTATCATATTTTTCTGTTACATGTTTTTTAAATAAAAAAGAAGAAAATGGATGGTGCCATTGAGTACCTAAAGTATATAAAGCCTCCGGTACATTTTTCCTATCACTGTCTAATACATACGATAATCCCCAGTCTATTACAACAAGTGTGTTATTATCAGACATGTTAAACATAAGATTATCAGGCTTAATATCACCATGAACTACTCCATTTTTATATAAAGTTGGTATTACAATTGTCAAGTACTCAATAATATTATTATTAAGGTTAACCAAATCGACAGGTGTAAGCTGTTTGTTTTTTATATAATTACTTAATGATATACTCAACTCAGGCATATTTATTATTTTAAACTTATCTAAATTATCATTTATATTTTGCGAATTTATCGGTTCTTGTGTCGTCTTATCTTTATTGTCTGTCAAAATATAGTCACATACTTCTTCTATTTTTACTTTATCTTGTTCTGTTAGTGGTTTCGGTTCACACATATTAACATTATCTAGCAAAAAATATTTTTTTATATTTGCAGGCAAATGTTCTAACTTTTTTTTGATATTATATATGTACATATATTCCCTTTTACCATGTTTAGCTTCAATAAGTTTACTCACATAATTTAGAGGTGTGTTTAATTCTGAATCTTTACAATTTAACGCAGGCTTAAATACGCATCCAAAACCACCTTTTACAAAAGCTGCACCTCCATCATATATACTATTTACTTTTTTCTTATTCGTTCTTATTTTTATTTTTTTTGTTCTTGTTCTTCTTGTTCTTCTTGTTCTTCTTATTGTTTTACCGTTTATTTTTTTATTTATATTTTTATTATATTTCATTGTTATAATATTAACATATTTTATTTTATTTATTTTATTTATTTTATTTATTTTATTTATTTTATTTATTTTATTTATTTTATTTATTTTATTTCTTGTACAAATAATATATACCTACAACACCCCCAACTAAAATTAAAAAGAATACTAATTTTTGCCTATATTTAAGCTCTTCTTGTATCTTTATTGCTTTAGGTTTGTAGTTATAGTAATATTCCTTTAATGCTTGAGTAAGAGATATTTCGGCTTTACCAGTCATTTTATTCACACGGTTATGTATAAAATGAACCCACTTAATAAAAGAGTCACGACTATCCAAATAAGGGGTTATTGGATACTTATCAATTAAATCACTAAATTTATTACCTATCCTTGAATCAGGCATAAATAATGGAAAATTATGAATTAGTTCATAATACTTTTTCTTTGTCACGTCATTAGGATGAATCGGATAGCAAATAGCTATCGACAAAAGAACGAACCAATAATGTGGACCCCAAACATTTGAATCTAATACCATTTCTAATTAGAAACAATATAAAAAGATAACAAAGAATACATATAACTATGAATTCAAAATCATTAAAATTAACATATAATAATTTTTGCAATAACTGTGGAAAAACAGGACATTTATTAGCCGACTGCAAAAACCCTATAACAAGTATTGGAATTATTTCATTTAGATATAGTACAACCAATAACTGCCTCGAATATCTTTTAATACAAAGGAATGATAGTTTCGGATTTGTAGAATTTATACGTGGTAAGTATCCTTTATATAACTTACAATACATACAAACACTGATTAATGAAATGACACTTGAAGAAAAAAACAAACTGTTAAATATGAAATTTGAAGATATGTGGAAACTACTATGGGGAGAATATTCGGGTCTTCAATATAGAGGTGAAGAAACATCTTCTAAAGATAAATTTGAATCTTTGAAAAAGGGAATTAAAATTAAAGATATTGAATATAATTTAAAATCATTAATCGATTCTTCCACTACAAACTGGAATGAACCCGAATGGGGATTTCCTAAAGGTCGAAGAAATTATCAAGAAAAGGATATTGATTGTGGGCTTCGAGAGTTTACAGAAGAAACAGGATATGCTTTATGCGATTTTAAACTTATTGAAAATATTATACCATATGAGGAAATGTTTATCGGGTCAAATATTAAAAGTTATAAACACAAATACTACCTAGCTTACATGACAAATAATACTAAAGAAATCCAAGAATATCAGAAATCAGAAGTTCGAAATATAAAATGGATTAGTTTTGAAGAATGTATAAATTGTATTCGCCCTTATAATTTAGAAAAAATTAATATAATTGAAAAAATAAATAGAGTTTTACAAGAATATAGATTATATTAACATTATATAAGAATTACTTATTCATTTATAGTATATATTAAATGGAACAAGGCCCAAATAAAAAAAAAGACCAAAACCCCAAAAAACCATCAATCAAAGTTAAACAAATTAATATTCCAGAAAATCTTCGAACGCTACTTAATCCAGGACAAGGACAAGGACAAGGACAAGGTGCAGGTGTACGCGCTGGTCCCGCTGCAGCTGCTGCTTCTGCATTATCTTCACTCGACCCCTTTATAAAAGTTGTAGCTGATTCAAACAAGGGTATTATTTTAATGCCTGTTCTTTCAGATGTTAAGTTTTCTATGCCCCCAGGTTCTGTTGGTTCTTTTTTAGGTAGTTCATCGTCGTCATCACCCGACTCTTCTTCTGGTCAAGGGCAAGGTCCAGGTCTAGGTCAAGGTAACCAGCGCGATATTTATGAAAATACTAGTTATAGTCAGGGTAAAAGAAGTAACATACAATCACTATCAACTGCATCACGTCAGTCTCTAAGTTTTCCCAATTTTTCTAGTCTTTCTAAAGCATCATCAGGAACACGCGGTGCAGACAGAAATATGACACCATCAACAACTAGAAGCAATATACAAGATTTTAATATTTCTTTCCCGAGCGACGGCAAGAATTCGGGTATTAATATATCTGTTCGTCCTAGGGAACAGATTTCATCTTCTAAAAGTGAAAGTAAAGATGATAGAGCAAGGGGTAGAGATATTAGCACACCAAGTCAAGAAGGGTTAGTTATGTCCAGTACACCTTCACGAGAAAGTATCCATGGTAGTCCTGGATATGATATTAGAAGTGATGATTTATCAAGGGCGCCGTCTTTAGAAGTAGAAGCTGCTGCAGCAGAAAGTTTACAACATCTTAGACAACAGAAAGCACAAGAAGAGGCAGAGGCACAAGCACCACCACCACCATCATCATCGCCATCATCATCGCCATCATCATCGTCATCAACTTTAACAGCCAAATCCAAATCAAAATCATCATCTACAACGCTAACAGAGCCATCTAAGTCATCAAAAACATTGACACCATTATCGCCATCGCCATCTACGTCATCCACAAAAGCTACACAAAAAAGTACACCATCTATACCATCATTATCATCTTCGTCAGAACAAGAAGTACCTTACATACCTGCAAAATCTTCTGAAGAAATACAAACAAGTGACTCAGAAGGTAGAGACTCAGAAGGTAGAGACTCAGAAGGTAAAAAAGAAGGAAGTGAGTCTAAATTTCAAGAAGAGTTGCAAGAACGTCTTCTTTCAAATATGTCCCCCAAACAACAAAAGCTACAAAAAGAATTTATTTTTAACCCCGACATGTCTAGAAAATCTAAAAGACAACAGAATAAATTTTTAAAAGAAAAAGGCGAAGCAGAAAGAGAATCGATTCAACACTTTAATGAAGAGTTTTCAAAACTTAGCGACGAGTCACCTCCATCACCTTCCGAAGAATTAGAAACACAAACTGATGAAAACTCGTATAATTTTCTATATCCAACTCTAGATGACCCAGAATTTAATATTAAAATTGCATCTAAAAAGGAATTTGCAGATACTAGATATGACGGAACTGTACAAGATAGTTTAGAAGCAATAAAAAAACATTCTAATAAAATGTGCAACGCCGACTTCGAATTATCTCCACATCAGTTGTTTGTTCGCAATTTTCTTTCTTTTCAAACACCATATAATAGTCTTCTCCTATATCACGGTTTAGGAACCGGCAAAACATGTTCTGCAATAACAATATGTGAAGAAATGCGTGACTACCTTGTTCAAATCGGCATGTCAACATCTCAAAAAATTATTATTGTTGCTAGTCCGAATGTCCAGCAAAATTTTAAACTACAACTGTTTGATAAAAATAAACTTAAATTAATTGACGGTATTTGGAATATCCGCTCATGTACTGGTAACAAATATTTGAGGGAAATAAATCCAATGAATATGAAAGGAATGGAAGAAGAAAAAGTTGTTTCCGAAATTAAAAAAATTATTCGCCGGTCATACCGCTTTCTAGGTTATGACCAGTTTGCGAATCTTATTGAAAAAACATCGACCGTAAGTGATGAAATTGTTGACAAGTCTCATCGAACGAAAATCATGATGCAGAAATTAAAACTGGTATTCGGTAATTCTCTTATTGTAATTGACGAGTTTCATAATATAAAAAGCACAGATGAGAAAAGCGGCACACGTGCTGTTGCTGAACAGTTAGAAAAATTAGTAAAATTCGGACCGTTTCTCATGACACGTCTACTTCTTTTAACTGGTACACCAATGTATAATAGTTACCGCGAAATTATATGGTTACTCAATATTATGCGTTTAAATGATGGGAGGGCTGAGATTGATATTCGTGATGTTTTTAATTCTAACCCCGATGAAGGAATATTTGTAGAAACAAGTGAAGGTCCGGGACAAATTATAGAAACAGGCCGTGAAAATTTGCGACGTTTTTCAACTGGTTATGTATCCTATATACGTGGTGAAAATCCTTATACATTTCCCTTTCGCATATACCCTGATGAATTTTCTCCTGAACATACATTTTCTGGTGCGGTTACTGGTTCCAAGTCGCCGAGGTCAAGTGGCGAAAAAGGTGGTTACCAAATTCCAAGCATACAAATAAATGGTTTACGAATTCCTGAACACCGCAAACTGTCTAGAATGCAAGATAAAATATATTTAACAGGAGCGTCCGAATATCAGCAAAGCGTTTATTTATATATTATTCGACAATTTCTTGCCTTGAAAAAAGATGAAATGCGCAATATTGAAGAATCCGTTTCTGTAGGTATTAACATCTTGCGAAGCCCAGTTGAAGCACTCAATATTTCATACCCATCCGATGACTTTAATCCTGCTTCCGAAAACCCCAACTATGATATTCGTCTTCTTGTAGGTAAATATGGTCTTAGAAATATTATGAATTATGATGAAGAGACAAAAACCGGCTTCGAATATAAGGAAGATAAACCGCATATATTTTCCCGAGATTTAATAGGCGATTATAGCTCAAAAATAAAGAATATTTGCGACAATATATACAAATCGGAAGGTATTATATTAATTTACAGTTTTTATATCGAGGGTGGTGTAATACCTATGGCTCTCGCACTAGAAAGTATGGGACTTACGCGATATGGAACTAAAGCCAGGTCCTTATTTAATAACCCTCCAGATGGAGTAAGACAGATAGATGGAATTACGTCTCGTCAAAGAAGTGAAATGCGAGCGAATGAGACATTTTTCCAGGCAAAATATGTTGTAATTTCTGGTGAAGCTGCGCTTTCGCCCGATAATATAGGAGATGTTAAAGCAGCTAGCAATGAGGCAAACTTTGATGGGCGATTTGTTAAAGTCATTATTATTTCAAAGTCGGGAACCGAAGGACTTGATTTTAAAAATATTCGACAAGTTCATATACTTGAACCATGGTATAATATTAATTTAGTAGAGCAAACTATTGGGCGTGCAGTGAGAAACTGTAGTCACAAAGACTTAGAATTCGAAAAAAGAAATGTTCAGATATTTTTACATGGTTCTATTTTGACAAATACACCCGCTGAAGAAGCTGCCGATATTTATATGTATCGTTTGTCTGAAAGAAAAGCACGCTATATTGGCGAAGTAAGTCGCGTATTAAAAGAAAATGCTGTAGACTGTCTTCTTAATATTGAACAAACAAATTTTACTGACGAAAAATTTGACGAAAAATTAAACGACGAACCTGTAATGCAAATACTTTCTTCGTATGACCCTACAACTAAATCTAGTATAGATATTAAATATAAAATAGGCGATAAAAATTATTCATCTGTTTGCGACTATATGGAGTGCGTTTTTAGTTGTAAACCAGGAATGGCTGAAAATCATATTGGAACAAGAAAAGATATTTTTACAGATGCAATTATAACCATGAATACTGACAAAATTATACAGAGGATACGCGATATTTTTCAAGAAAGATACTTTTACAAAAGAACGTCGCCGGGTGAAAAAATACAGGATATATCAAGCGACTTAATTTCTACAATTAACTATAATAAAAAATATCCCATAGAAGCAATCGATATTGCTCTTACACAGTTAATAGAAGACAAGAATGAATATATTCGTGATAAATATGGTAGATACGGGAGACTTGTAAATATTGGTTCGTACTATTTATTTCAACCACTTGAGTTAGATAATCCCATAATACCTATTCGCGATAGACAAAAACCTGTGGATTTTAAACGTGAAAAAATTGTTTTCAAACCAAATAAAGAAAAAAATTATTTCGAGGAGGTTAAAAAGTCGTATATTTCAAGTATACAACAATCGCGTGCATCATCAAAGGCTAAGCCTGGAAAAAAATTATCAACTCTTGAAGAAGCATTAGAAGAAGATGTAGAAGAAGGGGACGTTGAAGGAGAAATTGAAAGGGAAGACGAACTCTTCAAATATTTTTCGACAGTTAAGAAGGAACCGAAAGCATTAATAAAAGCTAAAAAACTATTTAATGAAGCTAATAAACGAAATATTTATAAGAGGGGTAATAATGATTGGTATTATAACTGTGGTAATATTTTAGAAACAAAGTTATCTTTTATTCCATCTGAGTTAATACAAAAATTAGTTGTATCGCATATTTTAGAAGAATTGAATATAGATGAAACACTTTCAATTCTTAATTATATAATTTCTCCAAAAGGACGCGAAACACTTGCAGAAAGACGCGAAAATCCAGAAAAGTACGTATTTGATGAACTAATGGAAGAATACTATGAAAATAATATTTTACATAGCAGAAACGGCATCGAAGGAGTGTTACTGATTAACCTTGATGGAACATATCAGTTATTTATAAAAGATACAAAACTTAATATATGGAAACCCGCAGGTCCTGCAGATATTGAATATTTTAAAATCGATATTTCTAACAAAAATGCAATAACAGCTGAGACCCCTTTAAATAACTATATTGGATTTATAACGTCAATAAAGCGAAAAGATTTTTCGTCGCTAATTTTTAAAACAAAGAAAATAACTCTAGGTAAAGGTAAGGCTAAGTCTAAATTATTCGCGAGTAGTATAGCATCAAGATGTGACCAAGCCGGTAGAGCAAAAACTGAGAAAAATATAAAAGAGATTTTAGAACCACCAAAAATAAATGAAATAGTAGATGCTTTACCGAAGTCAAAAAGAGATGAATACTTAAACTATGGTATTGAAAGTCGCACAGATGAGAATGGGGAAGTAGTTCCTATACCAGATGAAATATTAATTCAGTTGTTTATCAACCGGATTTCTTTAGATAGTAGTAAACCATTGTCTGTTTCAAATAAAAGAGATACAAATGAAATAGAGTTGTGTATTTTACAGGAATTCATTCTACGCTATTTTGACACGATAAGACAAGACGAAAAAAGATGGTTTTTAACCCCAGTACAAGTTTTACTCAATAAAATCGAAACATTAAGATGATTTAATTGAATTCATTGAATTTTTGAATTTTTGAATTCATTAATATATGTAAATTAATATATGTAAATTAATATATATAACATTTATTTACATATATTATATATAAAATCAAAACATATTTAAATCATGAGTAGTAGAATAGCATCATCAAGCCAATCTAGAAAAAATGCCGTAGCAGGCAAAATGTCACTATATATTAAAAATATAATTTCTAAAAAATTATCTGTACCCATAAAATATGTGGGAACAAATATTGCCGAAATTCTCGAACAAATTTTAAGTAATAATTTTGAAGGGAAGTGTTGTATTGAGGGTTATGTAAAACGTGGTTCAGTTAAAATTGTTACATTTTCAAGCGGAACTGTAGTAGGTAATTGTATTATTTTCACAGTTGTATTTGAATATTTGGTATGTAATCCTCCTCAAGGTATGCGAATATCATGTGCTGTTAAAAATATAACAAATGCTGGTATTTTAGCACATACGGACGAAGGTGAATATTCACCTTTAAATATTTTTATTGCTAGAGACCATCATTACAATGTTGCTTATTTTTCCGAATTAAAGGAAGGAGATATTATAATGGTTCGTGTAATAGGACAAAGATTTGAATTAAACGATCCATTTGTATCTATAATCGGCGAACTAGAATTAAAACAGGAAAGAGAGTCGGGGCCCAGTGTAATGCGTGAAATAGAAAATGCAAAGAAAAAAGGTAATCCTTTATCGGTAGTTTTAGAAGAAAATAGCGACATGTTGGGAGAATTTCAATTATCAAATCAGGCTGATGCAGCTGCTGCCGTTGCTAGTGACGAAGAACCTGAAGAATTAGAAGAACCAGAAGAACAAGCAAAAGAAAGTTCAGAAAGTGAAGGTGAAGGTGAAGGTGAAGGTCAGGGTCAAGGTGAGGGTCAAGGTGAGGGTCAAGGTGAAGGTCAGGGTCAAGAAGATAAGGGTAAAGTTGAAGGTGAAGGTGAAGAAGATAAGGGTAAAGTTGAAGGTGAAGGTGAAGAAGATAAGGGTAAAGTTGAAAATGAATAGTAATACATTCGATAATCTTGATAATTTTACTATATTATTTTAAATTGTATTTCTATTTATTTATTTTATATTTAATTGGTAATATAAAATAAAATTGAAACTATTATAAAGATAAATTAATATAGTAAAGTAACATCCTTTCTTATCAAAAAAATCTTCAATAATGTCTACGTCTACAATAGCATCTACATCTGAACATCCTCCTATTACATTCACTACTACGTCTACTGTTGTTGAACCTAAAAAAAGAGGTCGTTCTAAAAAGAATGGTACCGCTTCTACAACAACTACTACAAATACTACAACGATTACAATTACGCCAAAGTTTATAGAGGTTGACAGTTCAGGCGAAGGGGCAGAAGACTGTATAGGAACAATTGACTATAATTTTAAAAACGAAATCGTATCTCCATCTGACTCACATGACTCAGAAGTATCAAATAGCAATATTCATAATGAAAATTTAGAGGCAAGTTCAAGTGCAAACAAGACTCATGAGGAGGATGAAGAAGACGACGATGGTTTATACAAGTTGACACAATTTAACTATGATATTTTAATACCATTTATACTGATTAACATGCATGCATCTAGTAGAAGCAATATTCTTGCGCTTCTACATACTACCCTTGTAAGTTGTATCGAGGGTAGATGTATTTCAGAAGGATTTATTAAACCAGAAACTGTACGAATTGTCGACTTTAAGTGCGGAAAAATAGTTGCTAAAAATGTACAATTCAATCTCGTAATAGAATGTTGTGTTTGTAACCCCGCTCAAAATGCTATAATTAACTGTATCGCTAATAATATTACACAAGCAGGGATTCGTGCAATTTCACACGACAAGCATTTACCCGTCATTGTATATATCTCACGAGACTATAGTATGCTTACACAAAATACTTACTACAATACAGTCAAAGAAGGCGAAAAAATAGCAGTAAGGGTCATCGGCAAACGCTTCGAAATGAATGATAAATTTATTCAAATCATCGGAGAATTAGTTCCCCCGAAAAAGGAGCGCATTTCTTTGAAAACGCCTAAAAAATCAGTTACAACCGCATCTACTACCAATTTTGGTTCTTTGGGTGAAATTATTACTACATCATCCTCATCCTCATCCTCATCCTCATCATCATCATCCTCATCATCATCATCCTCATCATCATCATCCTCATCATCATCATCTACATCTGCACCGGCTCCACAAAAGGCTCACAAAGAACCGAAGGCTCCCAAAGAACCGAAGGCTCCCAAAGAACCGAAGGCTCTCAAAGAACCGAAGGCTCCCAAAGAACCGAAAAAAACAATTAAAAGCAATGTGGAAGCTTAAGTAAATATATTATACTAAGTGTAGATTCATATAAATAAAATATAATTTTGAAATAAAAATATATAGAAAGATTTTTTTATTTAACTATAAATGGAACCAGGAGAAAATATATCCTCTTTATATCATACTAAAAAATATGTATCAGATAATAAGTACTTTGTAGACTCTTTAAAATTTTTAAAAGAACGAATTGAATCTACTAACTCATTTCACCAAATAGAAATATTAAGAATATTTAATGACAATGGTGTACTAATTAATGAAAATAAAAATGGCGTTTTCATTAACCTAACATATGTAGATTCTCCTATTCTTGATAAAGTTTATAAATATTTAAGCTATGTAAATAAACAAGAAGACCAACTAAACGAGATTGAAAAGGAAAAAGAAAAAATTGTGACTTCTTTTTTTAAATAATTTATGTATCTTATTTATATTTTATATTGAATTAAGTATCTACGTATACCATGACATCATATCAATATATAATATTTTTAAACTATAATAAAGATATGTTTAAGTATAAGTATAACATAAACATCTAGACAATTCAACCAGTTATAATCTTAATAAATGCCAACAAAGTCATATCATGAACTAAAAAAAACAAAAAACATAAACGGTGAAGAATCTGTAGCATCATCTTTGAATTCAGTTGTAAAAAAACAATTTACAAATATGACCGACCAGTATAATTTATATGCATCAACCATAAACAAAATGGAAGAAAAAATAAAAGAATTAAAAAATATAATGCTATCTGAATGTTTTTTAAAAAATTGTCAGAATTTTACAATGGAAATTCCAAAGTCGACTAAAACTACAAGTACAAATAAAGACAAAAATATCAGCAATACCGTTGTATGTGACAAAAATATTGTTACCGTAGTAAGCAATGAACAAGATAATATTGATGATGCTCAATACGATACTGAGCATGCACATGAACATGAACACGAAAAAGTAAGTACAGAATTACAATATTTTACTCCATCTCAGTCTAACTCACTCTTCTGGTGTTTTTATATTATTTATAACGGGTTTGCTTCTTACGAATACGAATCTAATTATTTTACCGCCGAACAACAGTTCAAAATTCAAACCATTGAGAAAGTAAAAAAGGGTGAAGGTAAAACCAGTTTAAAGGAGCATAAAATATCAAAGACATGTTTCGAATCTGGTCTCCTTGGTTCAACAAATATTAATGCTAAAACTTTGTATGCTCTTTGTCTATGTTATAATTTGAATATTTTTTATATATATAAAAATACCTATTATGAAATGATTTCGAGTATAGAAAAACCTATACACATTATCAAATACAACGCAGAAACAAATAACTACTCAATTTGTCTACCCGTCGATATAAAAGCGACCGAAACATTGAGCAAACATTCCGAGTATATAGAAAAAACCAAAGAAAAATATTGGAAACTTGATAGTATTGATAAACCTCTTCGCCCTGTTACTGTATACTCTGTACAGGATCTTGTTAATATATGTTCTAAACTTGATATCGCGGTTATTTGTGAAACAACAAACAAAAAGAAAACAAAAGCGGAATTATATTCATCTATCCTACAAAAATTATGAGTGCAATAAATATGAGTTTATGTTTAATACTTTTTTTATTTGAAAATTTTCATCTATGGTTATGACTATTTTATTTTTATTTTTATTTTTATTTTTATTTTTATTTTTATTTTTAAATTGTAATATAAAATTGATTACAATTTAAAATAATAGTAGGATTATATATACAACACAGATAGAGAGATATGTCTCGATCGAATCCAAATCCCAACCCTAAGGAAATGTTCAATATCATGACACAAAAATATTTAGACAACATTTTTAAAAAAGAAGACGGTGTATCAGAGCTTGAAGTAAAATTCGGAACAAGAGGCATCAAAGAAATTACAAAAGATGACTTCGATAATGTCGTTAAAAAATTACTATCAACCGGTTTCAAAATTGTAAAATCACAAGAATACTGTCTCAAAATTCAATCAGAGTTCACAGATATCGGCACAGGCAAAACAAAATTGTCAAATATTAGAACAGAAATCTACGGTTTAAGTAACATACAAAAATACTGCAGAAATGACCGCCTCGAGGATATCAACTACCGCTTTGTTCAAAAAACACAAGCAAAAGAAGGCTCCGAAATTATACGACCCGTCAATTTTGACGACTTCAATTTTCGCCTCAGTTATCAAAAGGAAAAGATGATAAATATAACCTCCAGTCTCGGTCAATCTATATTATCTACATGGGTCAAAGAGAAAAAAATATTTCGCCATATTAACCGCACAACTTTGATTCACGATAACTACCCCTTTCATGTAGATATGTCCGTTGTTAAAGAGTCTCACCGCCGCGATGGACATCTTATACCCGAATATTCTTTCCAAGCATCCAAAACAACCGATTGCGAACCCAAATACGAGATTGAAATTGAAATGGATAACTCTTTAGTCGGTATCGGCAAAAAAATGAATAATGCTATTGTCGTCGCCGATACACTGCGCACCGGTATTAAAATAATATTAGCAGGAATTCAGGGTACAAATTTTCCTGTATCTTATGATGAACTAAATATAACAAAAAAGGACTACTATTATCTGTTGCACCCCGAAGAAAAAAGAGAAAAACTAAAATCAAAGTCAGAGAAAGGTGGAAAAGGTTCTGAACAAGATTTGGAACACTATGACCCCGAGCAGATTACCTTAACGCCAAATCATTTTATCGGTCCATCATCGTACACGCTTCAAGTATTAAATATTGCACCCATAAATGATGACTGCTCTATACCTAATATTAGAAATAATTATACAGTAACCGATAAAGCAGATGGTATGAGAAAAATGTTATATATTTGCCCAACAGGTCGCATATATTTAGTAAATACAAATATGAATTTTGAATTTACTGGTGCCGTATCACGCGAAGAACGTATATACAATACACTTATTGACGGCGAACATATTATACACAATAAAAATGGTGAATTTATTAACTTGTTCGCAGCATTTGATATATACTTTATAAATGGTAGAGATGTTCGACGCAGTGCATTTGTTATTATATCTGATTCCGATAAAAAAGCAAGCGCCGAGGTTGATGAAATATTGGGCGAAGGACAAGAAGAATTTGAATCCGAAGCAGATATTCGCGAAGGTGCACGTGCGCGGTCATCGCAGAAAAAAAACATGGAACTTCGCGAAGAAGAGTTGCCTCGTGGAGCCAGAAAGGGTAACGAAGAGTCGCGACTTTTATTACTTAAACAGGTCGTGCTTCAAATGAATATACACCCTGTCATCACCGGCGAGAATATTCCTATCAAAATCAATGTAAAGAGTTTTCAAATCGCATCTACAGACAAAAGCATATTTGCATGCGCCAACTCTATTATATCAGGTCAAAAAGCAGGCACCTTTGAATATGAAACTGACGGTCTTATATTTACACCTTGCAATACTGGCGTCGCCAGTAACAAAGTAGGTGTTGCTGGACCACTACACAAGGTAACATGGGATATGTCATTTAAATGGAAACCGCTCAATCAAAACACAATTGACTTCTTAATTACAACTAAAAAAAATAAAAACGGCACTGATATGGTGGGCAACATATTTGAAAATGGTATCGATAATATGAAAAGCGAACAGCTCCAACAGTATAAAACAATCATTTTGCGCGTTGGGTACGACGAACGCAAACACGGCTATATTAATCCTTGCGCCGCCGTTATCGATGATAAACTACCTCACGCCGGCGAGGTTGATACCAGCGAAGGCTATAAACCCGTACCATTTTATCCAACCAACCCTTATGACCCAGAGGCATGTATATGTAACATCCCGCTCCGCGAAGACCAAAATGGCGTTTTACAAATGTTTACTAGCCAAGATGAAATATTCGATGATGAAACAATCGTAGAGTTTAGTTATGACGCCAGTCGCCCCAAACACTGGAGATGGGTTGCCGAACGTGTTCGCTATGATAAAACTGCCGAATATAAACGCGGTATTAAAAATTACGGGAACGCATATCATGTTGCTAATAGTAATTGGTACTCTATCCATAATCCTATTACCTTGGAGATGATAACTACTGGTCAAAATATCCCCGATGAACTCGCCGACGATGATGTGTATTATAATAAGTCTAGTGGCGACAACAAGACGCGTTCGATGCGCGACTTTCATAACCTATTTGTTAAAAAAATGCTTATTACCAAAACGGCAGCGAAAGGAAATACGCTTATTGATTATGCTGTGGGTAAAGCCGGCGACTTTCCTAAATGGATTGAGGCAAAATTAGCATTCGTATTTGGTATAGATTTGTCGAAAGATAATATTGAGAACCGCCTGGATGGAGCATGTGCGCGGTTCTTGAACTATAGGAAGAAGTTTTACTCAATGCCCTATGCACTATTCGTAAACGGAAACAGCGGTGTAAATATTAAATCTGGCGACGCAATGTTTACTGAGAAAGGAAAGGAAATTGTTCGCGCGTTATTTAATGACGGCCCCAAAGACGAGTCTATTTTAGGGAAGGGTGTTTACCGCCAATATGGAAAAGCGACAGATGGTTTCAATATATCGTCGTGTCAATTCGCCTTGCACTATTTCTTCGAAAATATAGAAAAATTAAACCAGTTTCTTAAAAATGTAAGTCAGTGCACCAAAGTGGGTGGATATTTTATCGGAAGCTGTTATGATGGTGCGTCGATGTTTCATGCTCTTCGTTCTTTAGAAAGGGGAAAATCTATTGGTTTAAATATCGATGGTGACAAAATTTGGGAGGTTACAAAAGAATATAGCCAAACAACATATGACCCTGATATTAGCTGTGTAGGATACGCAATCGATGTTTATCAAGACTCAATTAACAAAACAATCAAGGAATATTTGGTAAACTTTACGTATTTTACGGAACTTATGAAAAGCTACGGTTTTGAACTGTTGAAGCGTGATGAGGCAGTTAAATTAGGAATCCCAAATAGTTCCGGCATGTTCTCCGAATTATTTACAGTCATGGAGAGCGAAATACAGCAAGACCCTAAGCAAAAGACTAGATACGGTTCCGCACCCTTTATGACCCCTAAGGAGAAACAGATTTCGTTTTATAACCGGTATTTCGTATTTAAAAAAATCGCAAGTGTCGATGTTGAGGATGTTTTCCAGAGTGTTACAGGGGTTCATGTATTTCAGGAGAAATTAAATCGCAAGGATACTTTGGCTGCTCAAATGGTTGCGTCGCAGTTGATGCTTGAGGAGGGTGAGAGCGCTGGAGTAGGTAAGGGTAAAATGTCATATAGGCCTACAAAAGAATCAGATTTAAAATTATTGGGAGAAAAGGGTGCAAGTTTAGGATTGTCGGCTGCCGAGTTGGAGGGTGCTGATACACAACTGTCAAAACTATTTGGTTCGAAGGCGAAGGATAAAATGAGCAAGAGCAAGAGTAAAGGTAAAGGTGAAAGTATGGGTGCTGAAGCTGTGGTTGCTAGTGTAAAGGGTTATAGTGAGAAAGATTTAGAAAAGTTGGATAAATCTGAAGGTATTACATTAAAGAAGAAGTCGGCACTTTCGGCTGTTAAACTACCAAGCACAGGTGCTGTTGCTGCTGAACCGGGCGCAGCTGCGGCAATAATAGAAAAGTCGAAATTAGGAATGAAAGAATCGTCTTCGAAACTTTCGGCGGAAAAGGCAAAATCAACTAAGGAAGAAAAAGCGGCGACTGCGGCGACTGCGGCTGCAAGTGAAGCTGAAGGTCAGGGAGACAAATCCAAAGAGAAAAAACCATCATCGTCTAAATTTGGGTCGATTAAGTTGAATCCGTCTGCACTTGCAGCTTTATCTGGTAAACTACCTTCAGGTGATAAATAATTAAGTAAATAAGTAAATAAGTAAACTATTGAAACATAGTTTACTGTACTGTACTCTAATGTAATGTATTGAATAAAATATAGTACCTATGAACCCATCCAATAGGTGTGTAACCGAAACCAAATTTAAAACCGATTTTTATTTACTTGCTGTAAATAATGATTAATAATTAAACAATCTAAATATTATTTTTTAGATACATATAACTATCTTTATGTCATATTATAATTTAATATCAATCAAAAATCTTGAAATACATAATTCGGTATCTTTTTCTATTGATACACCAACTCCCCCGCTACCATCATGTTATATATCATACTCATTGTGTGACTATTTATCAAAATTTAAGAAACAAATCGAGGTTTCATCTGATGCGTGGGATAATATTAAAAAGTATACAAATCCTTATGAATTTATTCATACTCTTATACCCGGTAATAAAATTTCAGTAAGTAAATTAAAGCCGCTATCTAGGTCCTTCTATAAAATGATAGAGTTATGGAAAATGTTTAAACTAGGAGAAATAAAAAATGTATACCCTTATTCACCCCCTCAGTTATCCCCACCATCATCTATCAAAACATTTCATCTTGCAGAAGGTCCAGGAGGATTTATCGAAGCGACTTCATATATGCGTAAAAATGCAAATGACATATACTATGGTATGACACTTTTAAATGAAGACCCAGGCTGTCCAGGGTGGAAAAAGAGCAACACATTTTTAGAAAATAACCCAAATGTTAAAATTGTAAATGGTGAAGATGGAACAGGCGATATTTTGAAACTGGAAAATTATAAATACTGTAAAGACCGTTTCATGAATTCTATGGATATTATTACAGCAGACGGAGGAATCGATGTTTCAAATGATTTTAATAAACAGGAAAAACTAGTTAGTAAATTGCTAGTTGCCGAAATTATATATGCAGTAACTATGCAGAAAAAAGGTGGACATTTTATTTTAAAAATATTTGATATATTCTCGAAACTTACAGTAGACATGCTATACTTACTATCGTCATTATATGGCGAAGTTTATATAACAAAACCACATACAAGTAGGTTAGCAAATTCGGAGAAATATATTGTTTGTAAGAATTTTTTATTAGACGATTCGTCGGGGCTATATGAAGTTTTTTGTAATGAATTTTCAAAAGTAGATACAAACGAAGAGATTCAAAGTATATTAAATCATGAACATGATTACTACTTTTTAAATAAAATCGAGGAAATAAATGTAGTACTTGGACAGAGACAATTAGAGAATATAATTACTACACTAAATATGATAACAAATCGGAACAACTATGATAAAATAGATTCTATGAAAAAACTACATATACAAAAATCTATAACTTGGTGTGAAAAACATGATATTTCGTGCGTTAAATTATACTCTTCTAATAATATTTTTTTATCGAATATATACGAAGATGGAACACCTATTTCTTTTTTTAAAACAAATAACAATGCATTTTTGAAGGGTAAAAGTTCTAATTTTACAAATAATGTGTATATTGGTGGCGGAGTAGGTGGTGCATATAGTAAAAATAAATCAAATCCGTCTTTACCCGAGTCATCAACACAACCAGAGAATATTGTGAATGAAACAACTGAGACTACTACACAGGTCGATAATACTAATACAACTAATTTAACTAATTCTGAATAAAATTGTAACTAGTTTACGTACATTTAATTATACAAATTTTAGTTTTTAAATTGTATAATTAAATTTTACTTATATTTTACTTATATTTATTTGTGTGTTTAGCAATAGTATTTTCGTGTGGAGTATCATAAAAAAACTGTCCATCGGTGTATTCTATATTATTACAATACAATATAAATGATACACCACAGTCTTCGATTGTATATGGATAACTTCTAGTAAATGCGTCGTAACTAAGTATGTTAAAATTTATTCTTTCCATATGGCGAATAATAATATCGCACGCTTTATTTGATAAATAAAAAATAACACCAGCTGCACCATAAATATTTGGACGTGTCGTATATTTTGAAAGAGATGTGAGATTCATATTTGTTATACCATGTTGAGGATTCAAAAAATCTTCTTTATGTTTATTATAATAAAGCATCATAAACGGGTCGGGTCTTGTTTTTTTTAAATTATTTTTATCAATACATTTATAACTTTTTTTAAAGCAAGATTGCCCCCAGTAATCAAATTTTTTAGACTTAATAAATTTAATTAAATTATTTTCATTAAAAATCAAGTCATCGCCACATCTTAAAATGCCTTCTTTAATATTAAATAACTCTTTAACAGATTTCATCGCTACTGCTAACTTTTTCAGTAAATGTAAGTATGAATCTTCGCATCTTACATGTAAAATATTCCCATCTAAAATATAGTTTTTGTTTAAAAATAAGTCACCTATTACATATATTACTTCCCAGTTATTGTAACTAGTTTTACTCAAAGAAAATTCCTTTAGTCGTGTATTTCTATGTTTTTGACAAGATAATACTAATATAATACCGTCTACATTTTTTTTAATAATAGAAGGCACTTGACTATCAATGGGGGGTTCTACTATATCCATTTTATATTCTATTGTATTTTATTTATAAATATGTATTTGTAATATATTAATATTTACGAATACTTATATTTAAATATATGTAGTATTTACTATATAGTATTTATATTTCGAATAAAAGAATATAAAATAAAAGTATGCAGTCAACGATAAATTTTATTTACAGTACAATAAGAACAAAAAGAAAGAAAGAACGGTTTGAGACTATACTAGAGCCACTTCAGGCAATATTACAAATCGGTTACCTATCTTTTGCGCCGATTGGTACAAAACTTACCATACATAATAACATTTTACAAATACAAATTCCTAATTATTCACAGCCAGTAATACGGTGGTATAATAATGACACACAGGAAGATTTATTCTATTTATTTAATATTTTTTACAGATTCAAAAAGTTCTATCATTTTATGAATGACTCAAAATCTAACACGGATAACAAAAAATTATACGACCTTCTTATAGAGTTGGCTAAAACGGGAATAGGAAATTTAATTCGAACATATAGTCAAACTGACAAAATTCACATATTACATACACTTCAGATGTATAAAACTATTTTAGAAAGTGATGGGAAAGGCCAAAAAAACAACGAAATATTGTACCAAAAACGATTTGAGAATTATGAATTACAGAATTTACCTAATTCTCACGCATCTGTTGCGTCTCATGTACAATCATCCTCACAAGGTGGCGGAGCATCAGTATCTTTTATGGCTTCAAAGCGTGAAAAGGAGAAAGATAAGAAGACAAAAATTATGCAAAAAATATTGCGTGATGAATCTCCGGAACAAGAACATGTACCTGTAACTGAAATGGATAGTGTTGCAAATAATGATAACACATCTTCAGATGTTTCTTCCCCCGAAGTAAAGAATATAGATGATGTATTTGTTCGTATAACAGATATATACACCCAAGAAATATATAATATTATATACAACACCTTAAATATCATGATTAAAAGTGATTCAGATGCGAATATTTACATTAACGGATTAAATAAACTACTTGAACCAACAAATAGTAGAATAAAAAAATGGATAGATGAGCATATAGTCTTCTAGAATTTTTAGACTATTGGTTAGTACCCCCTCTAATTGTATTTATGATTTGAAAACAGTACTGTTTTATTGTATAAAAATTTTTTATACAGTATGCTATAAGGAAAGGTAAGTATATTAAAAATATCAGACCGATATAAAATATAAATTTGGAATAAAAATATAAAATGGAGCATCCTGGTTCGGGATTTTTATCCATACCTAATATTCTAAAAACAACATTATAATTAAAATACGTAAATAAGTCAGATAGGAAAGCCAAATATTTATTTTGGAATTTGGATTCTTTAGAATTGTCAGTATTTTCAAATATTTGGTAGCATAGTGGTGTATAATAAATAAATCTACTTGTTAAATTAATATGATAGTTAACATCCCAATCAGTTACCAACATTTTTCTATTAAAATTTTCTAAAAAGTCGTCGCGGTGTGATTTACTATAAATGATACTATGTGTTCCTGTTGAAAATATACACCTATAGTTATAAGAATCGTATGGTATTAACACCCATGGAACAGTGCCTAAAAAATAAATAAAATTATCACCAGATTTTTTTTCAAGGAAGTTATTAACATTTGTAATATGTTCTTTTTCTTTTATTTTTTCACTAAAAATGAAGTCATCTTCAAGAATTAGAATATTGCCGAAGTTTTGTTTTTGAGCATGTTTAAATATTTGTAAATAAGAATCTGTTAAATCAGCATACGTAGTTTTAATTCCTACTTTATTACATTTATTATAACCCTTGTTAAGTAATATATAAACTGTTTTTGTAGGCTTGATTTTTTCAAGCTGTTTAATGATATTATCATAACGTCTGCTATTCTCTAAATGAATAATATATGTAACGTCTACATTTGTATCTAACAATCCAGATTCATAATTTAGTTTTTCGAAAGTGTAACATGCTTCTGTTTGTTTTAATCTTTTATCTAAATCAGCATTTATTTTACTCATATTTATATTTTTATCTTATATTATATATTAATTAGATTAATTATAAAAATAAGAATAATTCTTTATTTTTATAATTTTATATTTCAGGTTCAATGGGTGTATCCTTTTCGACACACGTGGGTGTATCCTTTTCGACACACGCAGCGCCTCCTTCTCCACATAATCTATTTTCTATCTTATTGTTATACTTTTTACACTCTAAATACCATAGAATAATAGATGAAAAAAACAGTAATATAACACCCGACGATAATAATGTTATTATACCCACAAGTAAACTATCTTTTACCCATTCTGTTTTACATACATACTTCAGTATAAGGACAATACCTGTAATAATTATTATATTTGGAATATAATGATTTGTATTTTCTACATAATCTTCGCTACTATGTTTTGTACCAAACATTACATCACATACATCTGGTCCAAAATTTAAATTCACCTCCGTATGATGCAATCTATGTACACCATTTACTTTAAATATTGAATAGTTAATATTATGAACCGAGCAATAAAACAACATAAAATAAATAATTATCCAAGGGTCAAATATGTTTATTCCAAAAAAATATGATAACATTACAAACGGATATGGTATAGATAACTCCAACATTACCTGAATAAAATGCGAGAAAAAATTGTCATTCTCGTGATGATAATGATGCACTATTGAAAAAATATTCTTATGAACATGAGCAACCACGTGATAAAAATAAGCAATAAATATAAATACTATAAATGTAAATACCCCTAAGAAAATATTTGGATAAGAAATAATAGAAATGGTAGACAATATTAGTAACCACGATGGTGCATTTTCTTTTAAATTATTTATTACTTTTATATTTTCTGATAAATTCGGCCTGTAAAATATATTCATAAATTTATATAAATCATCTAATGACCTATTTATAACAACACTAGCTTTATCTAAAATAAAATCCATTACTATCTAATATTTTAATATTTATTATTTTAATACTTAATATGTAATATTTTAATATTATTAAATATATTTATTTTTTAATTATATTTGTATTTGTGTTCATATTTTATTCAATCATTAGAGTATATATTATTGTAGTTAAAAAGTTTTATGTTAAACATCTTCATTATTATAACACACATACACTTTGCAGCAACAAGTAACCAAACATTGACAAGCAATTCAACCTGTTTTTCATACTCATGATTACAATTATATGATATACCAAGAGCACCTAATAACTCATCACGATCATCACATGATGAACGCTTAATATACTTTCGTTCTAATGCAGTTAAAGGACATGCATGCATAACTACAATCGCAAAAGCGTCACATGTAACGATTATAAAAAGAACAGCTAGGTGTGATAATTTCATACTAAACAATGCTATAAAAGAAACTAAAAAAATAAATGTGTCATGTACATGACGATAAAATGTGCTTTCTTGTAACTCCTGTAAATTAAACTTTTTATATAAATATATACAAAATTTTCGAATAACACTGTCCTCTATCATTTTAAGCTTTTTGCTTTTCTTATAACCTTTTTTATTGTCCTTGTCCTTGTCCTTTTCCTTTTCCTTTTCCTTTTCATTTTTACATTTTTCTAAAGTTGGAGTCTGAGTCTGAGTCTGAGTCATCCTATTTATACTAGTATATATGCTACTTTATTGTAACTGTTTTTTTTAACATTTATAACGTATTATAATGTATTATTACTATAATATATTTTTGGTGAAATGGAGCACAATAGTTTGTTCCCAAAAGATGTCACGAATTTGGGAAAGTAGTTTTTCATAATCATGATGTCGACTTTTTGGGACATGTTTTGAATATATTCTTAAAAATACCTGAATATATTATGTTTTCTATTTCACACCATTATGGTCGCCACGTGACCACGTTATAAATACATTATCAAAGCATAAAGGTAACCCCGCGGAAAAGGGATGGCGGACGCCGAAAGAGTGATGATGTATGAAAATTTCAACTCTCGGAGGCCCTTTTTGAAAAATGGACATTTATAAATGTCCAATTTTGAAAACCGGGGGTAGACTTTTGAAAAAAACATCGATTTCATCACTCAGAGCATAATGCTCTAAATCCCATTTTTAAGTTGATTTTTTTGTTACCATAATTTTTTCAATATTTTTATATATTATATGAAAAGGGTTTAGGAGTTTTTTATGTTACTCTATATATATGAAAATGGATAACCCAAAAAACTCCAAAAAAACTCCATTTTTTTTGTGCGAAAATTGTCACTTCAAATGCTCTAAGCAAAATGAATACAAACGACACCTCGAGACCAACAAGCATAAAAGAGTAACCGAGAGTAACAAAAAAACTCCAAATAAAGAATATAAACCATTTAGCTGCGTATGTGGTAACAGTTATAAGTATAGACCTGGTCTAGCAAAGCATAAGCATACGTGTGTTGTTATAAATACACCCGTTACAAATTCTGTACTCAAAGAGTCTACACACGATACCACGAATCATGTAAATATGTCTAGTGAAAATAATGATAATGATGACGGTAATATTGAACTTACGTGTATACCAAAATACAGTAACTTTACGAAGGATGACCTATTACTTAAGCTTATTAAAGATAACGATGAGATGATGAAAATTATTAAAGGACAACAAGAACAGATAAATAGTATAATACCAAAAATCGGTAACACTACCAATAATAACACAACTAATAACTTTAATTTGAATGTATTTTTAAATGAACACTGCAAAGATGCTTTAAATATATCCGACTTTATTGATTCATTGAAGATAACATTGGAGGATTTACTATTTTCGAAAACTAACGGTATTTCACGTGGTATTACAGATGTCATGATAAAAGGACTCAAAGAGTTGGACATTCATAAACGTCCAATTCATTGTACAGATATAAAACGTGATATAATGTATATAAAAGATGAAGACAAATGGTTGAAAGATGATAACCACGACATGATGAAAAACACAATCGTAAAAATCGCAGACAAAGAACGCACTGCATTACAGCAATGGGCAATAGATAACCCCGATTGGATGGAGACAGAAAGAAAGCAAATGGAATACCTCACAATGATGCGTTCAATATGCGAACCTATTGAAAACTATAACAACTATGAGAAGAAAATAATAAAAAATCTTGGTAAAGAAATATTGATAGATAAAAAGAATTAGGATGGCGCGAGAGGGATGCCGGAGTATTTATTCATCCGCCTCTAGTTTTACCCAAGTTTCTTTGCGTGTATCTCCCGACAAGAATCCCTTAATTCGTCGTTTCACTTCTGGAAATGGAATGTTAATCTTTCGTGATTCACCATCTTTAATATGTAGTGCAATTTCTACATACAAACGCTTTATTGCTGGATAAGAAATATTTAATTCTAATTCGCTTAATTTCTGTATAATCGGCTTTATATCAGCCATCATTTCATTTTTTGATTTATAAAATGGTATTTGCATCTTTTTTAATTCTAATTCTGCTTCTGCTTCTTTATCTTTATTCATTTTTGTATATAGTATTTATAATATTATTAATAGTAACATAACGCAAATGTTTTATATTATTATTTTTAATTTATCCATTTCTGGGCTAGTCATGCGTGGAATTCAAACATAATAATAATTTGCGCCCATCTTGATTTATGCTTATTGTACTTCCATGAATGTTACCATAAACCCTCTACACTCGAAGTTTATGTAAATGTTAAAGGTTTAATAATATCTCTACTTTTTATTCATACAGTTGATAATAGTTAGTAAACGGTAACGGAACACTCATCTGTGGCATTCCAACATAATAATAATATGTTGTACCATTTATTGTTTGACTTATTGTAGGTGGATACGTATTGGTTGTTGAATCATAATCCCAAACACCCCATGCTTGTGTAACATAAGAATAATATGGTAAGTTTTGTGTCCCGATGTAACTTACAATTCCGCCTGTAATAGAGCTTGTATTATAGCCAGCCCATGGAGCAATATAATACCCCGTAATACCACCACTATTTAATGTAGAAATCGTTACACCAGTACCATTGGGCACGGACAGTACGAAAGAAAAGGCCTTAGGATTAAGATTATAATAAGCACCATATACGAGCCCGGGTGTAATGTTAAGACTTCCAGGATTCCAGTTAATTATTAAAGGATCGGGTCCTGCCGCTGCTCCCACTGCTACTGACGTGCTAGTATTACCCGAAAAAGTAAAAACTAGCTGTTGTCCTGATGCTATACCGTTAGCAATTGAATTTATACCAACATATTCTATATATCCTGTTGCTTGTGATGGTGTTAATGCTTGCGAAAAAGAGCCTGCTGTTGCTGGTTGGAAAAATACTATATACTTATTCATTACATTATTTACATTACCGAGTGTAGGAACATTGAATGTAGGAGTAGTTTGTGCATTTAAAGTAAAACTAGCACCATTATTACTATTTGTAATAGTTAAAGCAGAATAATTTTGAAATCCGAATGGATAGGTGTAATTAGGTATATTTATTGCCATTCCAACTTCTCCACCAAGGTACGGGCTCGGAGGAAATGTTTGTGGATTATTAAATATAATAACTTCAGGCACTATACTTACATAAATCGTAGATGTTGAAACAGTCGTTTGAGAAAAATTAGTAGTTGCTGCTGCTGTAATATTTATAGTAAAACCACCCGGAGAAACACATGTTATATTGTAATTACTATCTATTGTAGCAACATTACCATAAGCAAAATAACTTGGATAATAATTACCACCAATTGTTGAAGTCATAACCACAGTATAAGAATAAGAAGGACTTGGATTATTACTTTGAGATGGTAATACAAGATTGGAACATCCAAATTGTGAACCTATTATACTATACATATTACTAGATATCCAAGCTGAATTTAAAACAATAGTCTGTGTTGCTTGTGCTATATTAACATATACAGGTATATTAGCAGCATTAAAATTTTGTGTTCCTGTTATATTAACATATATATAAGCACCTCCTGCAGCTGTTATAGTAAGTAAATTACCACTTATAGTTCCATTTCCGGTTGATCCACTCTGAGGAACTATCGTATAAGTTATAATCGGTGGTGGATTTGTATCGGTATTATTTGTAATAACCTGTAAAGGGTATTGTCCGCCACCATATACAAAATTTGAAAAATTATTAGACAATATGGAAACATTTGAATCAATGATTGTTATAGTATTTGATATAACTGGTACTGCAGCTGTAAATTTTTGTGTTGCTGCCAAACTGGCCTGTATTTGAAAAGAACCTACATCCTTAATTGTAATTTGCGAACCCGTTGTAGATATAGTAGCAATATTACTAATACTTGCATTTATAATACTATATGTTACTGAGTTAGTAATGGGATATCCAGGACCAGCATTTGTGGTTACGGTGCTAGTTAAATTATATATTCCATTTATAAGCCATGTACTTCCAAAATTAGAAGGAAATGTAATTGTCGGAGTTGCATGTATAGAATTATAGTATGTTGTTGGCGAAGGATATGTATAGGTTGCTTGATTATAATTTGTAGTATTTCCTATAGTAACAATAATTTGGAAACTACCTACACCTACAATGGTAATCGACGTTCCGTTTATACTAGATATTGCTGAGTTACTTATACTTGAATAATTAACACTTCCCGATATTGTAGCAACAGCTGTATTACTCGATGAATACGTAATTGTAGGGCCAGGTATATATGTATTACTGGTTGTTATAGTATAAGGAGGTGTATTAGTATAGGGAATCGGATATGTATTGCCGTAAATAAGTTGCGAAGGTAATGTAGGAAATTTGGTTATTGTCGGCGTTGCCGGTATTATTGTAATAGTTTCAGATGGTGCACTATTTGGCCCATAGTCACCATTTGCGGTAGCAGTTGCGGTTGCAAGTATTTTAAAACTACCTGTACGATTTGTAGTAAGAGATCTTCCGTTAGCATTAGAAGAAATACTAGCTATATTGGAAATTGTATCCCCGTCGGGTTCTACAATGGAATAAGTTAATGACTGTGACTGTACTTTATTATTTGTAATAGAAGCTATCGGGTTTGTCAATGGATACGGTGTAGGTTGAAAGGTGTAAATACTTTTAAAATTAGAGGTATTAAATACAATATTAGGTATTTCTTTTGATATTGTGATAGGGTCTGATGTAGCAATTTGAGGACTATAAAACGCATTAGCAGATGCTAAACATGATGCCTGAATTTTAAATGTTCCGACAGAATTTATAACAACTGATGGGTTTGTTACTCCTGATTTATATACAAGTGTAGCAACACTTGTACCGGACGCTACACCAGGACCAGGAACAGAATTAACAATACTATATGTTAATGTCTGAGAAGAAGGATCATAATTTGAAAAATTAGGAGCTACAAAATTATACGTAGAACCATACATAGAAGAAGTTACAAATGCCTTCTTAGAAAATGTGATATCAGGTGTAGCCCATATAGTTTGATAATATTCAGTAAGAGATGGGTAAGTATATGTCATTTCAGAAAAATTATTTGTAGCATGGATTGTAACTAAAATTTGATAGTTACCTGTTCCTATTCCATTTACTAGTCCTGTAACTCCTGTAACTGTAATAGTATTTCCAGATATAGTAGTAACCGCCGGCTTGTTTGACTCATACGTAATTAGAGGTCCAGGGATATCAGTATTACTAGTTGTGATAGTAGAGGGAATAACATAGCTGCTTCCATAACCTAATATTTTAGGTATTGTTGGAAAACTAGTAATAGTAGGTACAGCTTGTATTGTCTCATATATTGTTAGTGACGGTGATTGAAAAATTTGGTTATAATTTATTGTAGAACTTACGCTAATCGCTATTTGAAATTGTCCAATGCCTACTATTTGAACCGTTGTTCCGGTTATTGTTGCAACGGGATTATTAGTACCAATAATACTATAAATTATAGTAGGAGAAGGATTCGTATCTGTATTTGATGTTATTATACTAATTTGAGATGGATCGGGAATAATTGTATATGTTTGTCCATATACCAATGCAGATGCCGTTACTCCTGCGGGTAGAGTTATTTGCGGATACTGAAGAATTGTAGGTGTTGCTTTTACAATAGTTAATATATCAGAAAGCGCAACATTTGGACCAAAATTACCTGAAATATCCACTGTTGCACATATCCTGAAAGTACTAGTACCAGTAGCGCCACATAAGACGGTAGTTAAAAAATACCCTGTGGAATCAATTGTAGCTACTATAGAAGGTTTAAGTGAATTTGTAGTGCTATCGGCAGTTACAATAGAATAATTTAATTTCTGTCCAGTGTTATTTGTAATTGATGCTGCTGATTCTGTATATTTATACGATTTTTTTTCATATGTATATGGAGATTTATCAGTAACAATAGGTGAAAACTGAATATCAGGTATATCAGGCCATACTCTAATTGGTAATGAAGTTAATGTAGTTCCTATATAATTTTGACTAGAAGACACGGTTGCTACTATATTGAAAGTTCCTAATGAATTTAATACAATAGTTGGATTAGATGTATTTGCTCCTGATGTAATAGTAGCAACTATTTTTGGTGGTGCTAAGTCAGTGTCACCCATTATTATTACTTTTATTATATAATATAATAACTATAAAAATATATTTATTATTTTATTTACCTAATATATTTATTTACTTTCATATTTACTTTCATATTTACTTTCATATTTACTAATTTATTGTATACTATATGTAACTGTTTGTTTTGATGAGTTACCTACTACAAATTCGACAGGTACAAAATCATATTGAGTATCATATGTTGCAGTTTGTTTAAAAGTATCCGGAAACTTAATCACGGTAGTTGCCGGTGATGCTGTATAATTTGTATAATTATTACCAGGTATATATAACAAACCAGACGGGTATGTATATTTCGCTGCATTATAATTGTTGGTACTTGCTATATTAACATAAATTTGGAACTGTCCTACACCTATTATATTAATACTTGTTCCTGATATTGAAATAATATCCGGACTATCTGTTGAATATGAAATTACAGGTCCTGGTGTAGTATCAGTATTGGAAGTTGTAGGATATGGTATAATATATGTACCGCCATATATCCATAATAGTGGTATACCCAAAGACGATGTAATAGTAGGCGTAGCAGGAGTAATATTAATACTATAGTATGCTTCATTGGAACTAAAGTCATGATTAGTCGAGTTGCTTACTTTTGCATATATTCTAAAACTGCCTACGCTATTTATAGTAAGAGATGCTTTTTGAGATGCATTATTTGAAGAAACAGAAGCAACAGTAGAAGGATCATCATTGTTCATGTTTACTGTCGAATAGGTGAAGAATGATTGTGTTTGAACGTTGTTGTTAACATATGCTATAGGATAAGGTAATGGATAATTCAAATTGTATGCATATGTAATTCTATTTACTAAACTACTCGAAAATGTAATAGTTGGCGTTTCATTTCCTACACTTATAAGATTAGAAATACATTGGATACTGGGGGCTGTATAATTACCATTTGTTGAAGGAAGACATGTAGCATTAACCTGAAATGTTCCTACAGAATTAATTGTAATAGATGATATTGTATTATTCTTTGTGAAAAAGCCAATAGGAGGAGGATTTGGGGAAGAAACAGTAGTAATACTGTATGTTATTATTTGTGATGGATAACTATTTGTTATGGTAGCAGGAGTAAAAGTATATGGGTTATTACCATATACCCATGAGGGAGGCAGTTTTTTTAATGTAATAGTGGGTGTTATTTGGGGAATAATTATAAGTATAGGAGGGTCGACACTCCAGGGAATAAAATTTTGAGTTTCTGGTGACTGAATTTGTAGTATAAAAGAACCTGCATTATATATTTGAATCTGAGTCACTTGCATTAATGGCGGTGTCGGTGTTATTAACTGAGCAATATTTATAGAAGATTTACCAACTGTATTTTTTTGACTAAGTATAGTATACTGAATACTACTATTGCTATCGGTATTACTAGATGTTATTCCTGTCAAGCTATATGGCGTAGGACTAGTAAAAGTCCAATTTTTAGCAAAGTCAGATGGAATAGTAAAAATCGGTGTAGCTTTTTTAATAGTTATTGGAGGTGATTTAAAAGATGTAACTCCATTAAAATTATTAGTTGGAGGACATGATACGTATATATAAAAATTACCAGTTTTTATTGTAGTAAAAGTATTATCCGAAATAGTCGCTACCGTTGTATCACTACTAGAATACGATAATATAGGGGCAGGAATATCAGTATTTGTTGTAGATACGCCAACTATTTGATATTTGTAATTTTTAAGATATGGTACTGTTGTTTGAAAAGTAGTAGAGTTGAATGTAATACTTGGTGTAGCTTTGGTAATTGTTATTATTTTTGATAAAGCTGATGCATGTGAAAAATCTAAATTAGTAGTTTCTATAACAGACGCTTTTATTCTAAAAGTTCCAACACTATTTATTAAAAGTTGTGTTCCTTCTTGGTTTATAGTTGCTACGGTTGTTTTAGATTCATCGTCATCAGCGCTAACAAGTGAGTAAGATATATTTTGAATATTATTATTAACTGTTGCTAAAGGTATAGGCAATACAAATTCTACATTATATACACATGTTAGGTTCAAATTTTGCGAAAATGTAATACTGGGAACTTCTCCTGCAATTACTACTTTATTAGATATTTTACTGTTAGCATAGTAGTTTGACGGTGAATTACATGAGGCGTTTATGTTAAATTTTCCGACACTGTTAAAGTAAAGTGGTGTTGCAATATTAGCTATTGTTGTTATAGGAACACCCTGTTTTATAGTTCCGTAAATATATGGCGTAGAGCCATTTGTAGCACATATTGTCCCATTTCCAGAATATATTTCATATCCTGAAACATTTTTCGTAATATTGCCGAGTAACCATAGCGATATAGTATATGAATGTGCAGGATGCATTAAAACAGCGAAGTCTGTTAAATCGAAATTTTGAGGAGTTGTTACATTTGATGGTATACTTACAATACTACATTTACTAGTTAATATAGATATATAGTTTATTTCTATATACATATTACCATTAGTGCTGGGATAATATGCTGCGTTTGAACCACTTTTAATAACAAGGGTAGCATTTGCTAACTGTGATTCGGTTAATATAACATTACATGGAAAATTATACATATATAGTGCACCTCCTGATACACCGTTAGGAAGTTGAATAGAAGATAGTGGATTATTTGTTAAATTTACCGGAGGAAGCCCAGTAATTGTATCTGTTACAACTAAGTCGCAAGCAAAATAGCTTGTAACTCCAGTACCTGGATAACTCAATGCTATAGAAATATTACTAATATATATATCATCAACAATAGTTGACAATATTGCTTGTGAAAAATTTGGGAATTCTAGATAAGAACTAATAGAATTACTATAATTGTTTGACATACCTCCTGGAGAGCTATATGTAGAGTAAGTAGAATTTATATATACTTTATGTGTATTGGATTGAACAGAAACAATATAGTAATTTGTAAGAATATTTGCATTTAATTGTTGAAAAGAAATACTGTTTAAAAATCCTTCATAAGTGGGGGTTATAATTCCGTAACTTATTTTTTGGAGGTTATTAGATTGTGGCGGTAAATATTGAATAGTCCCAGAGTTAGAACCACCAATAGTATTCGTATTATTGTATAGTATGGAAATATTAACTACGTTATTCGCTGGTACCGAATCAATAACATTATACGAAAGTGTTTGAACATTATTGTTGATTGTTGCTGGAACTAAGTTATATGAAACATCATATGTAGCAGCTGTAACAAATGTGGATGGAAAAGAAATTATAGGTGTTTGTTTGTCTATCGTTATAGTAGGCAATGGTAATGACAAAGATGCAGCATTATAAACACTTGTGCTATTACAATAAGCATTTATATTGAATGTTCCGGCACCAGTTATAGTTACTTTTCCTGATGCATCAATACTAGCAATTCCAGCTGGGGAAGAATTTATAATTGAGTAAATAAGTGGTTGAGGTACGCTACCAGGTGGTTGTATTACAGGATTATAATTAATACTTGGGGGATAAAATGTATATGGACTACCATATGTTCCCGATGTAACTAAATTTGTAGACTGTATTATAGATGGTGTAGATTTATTAACAGTAAATGTGTCACTCTTAACTGGTGTCGCCGGATTATAATTTTGACTTAACGATTGGTTAAGTATAGTAGAAATTATTATATAAAATGGTGCTACTCCTATAATATACACTGATTGACTAATCGTGTTACCATTAACATTGGTTTGTATAGAAGCTATAGAATTATTGTTAGGTTGATAACTCAATACTATATTTTTACCATCATTTTTATTTTTATTTGTATTTTCTATAATAGCGCTTGGTAACTGATATGTCATACCGTATGTTAGTGGTTTAGTAAAATTACCTTCAAATTTAATTGTAGGTGTAGATTTTGATATTACGATGGGCACAGACAACAAACTTGAAAAACCGTACACTCCAAACCTAGACTGAAACGCATATACTTTAAAAAATCCTGCATTTTGTAACAAAATCTTAAATGTATTTTGAATATTATTGTTACTATATATACTAGCCACATTTCTATATATAGCGTTTGTATCATAAGCAATAGAAGTTTTTATTATATTATTAGAGTTTATAGATTGTGTATCACTACTTGCCATTCCAGATAATACATTGGGTAAATCATTATATTCATAAGAATAAGGAGGTTGTATATTTATTGCTAGATTTGGATCAAGAGGAGTGTCTGTTATAATATTATTACTAGTTTCTCCTATACCATTTCCATTAGTTCCATTTATATATGCAATATAAGTTGTATTTTTGGTTAATCCAGTAAGTTTATATATAAGTTGTATACCTAAACTATGAGGCATTACATTAGTTGTGTTTATTTGCGATACTATTTTATATTTTATATTATTATTTAAGTTAGTATATATTGCATCATCAAATATAGTAATGATATTAGTATTAGTATTAGTATTAGTATATGGTACATCTTTTCTTGAACTAATAAATTGTTTATTATTATTATCATAGTTATTATTGTTATCATAGTTATTATTGTTATCATAGTTATTATCGTAAGTAAGATCACGTACAGTTCCTAAAATCTCTACTGCATAGTAAGTTAATATATAATATGTTACTTTACACAATATACTACCAGTATCTTCCCATGAAAAAGTAATGCTATTTGAATCATTATCTATTACAGTTAATATAGGTTTACCAGGAACAGTTCCCATACAACTATTAGTAACTTCTTTAATTTTTACATAGTAATTTCCCGCAACATTTGTTCCCTGGTATTTCCCGATATTTGCTTCTTCTGCTCCTTTTGCGCTATAAAATGAGCTACCATTCAATGTCACAGTATCTGATACTAATTTTTTAAGGCGTGTCGAACCAGATACAGCACCCTGTCTTCCGAATCCGATATTGTTTGGTTTGTAAATTGTTTGTGATATGCATGGTTTATTATATAAACGTAGTTGTTCGTAATTAACCGGCGCGACAACCTGTGGTCCATTTGGTTCGTTGTTTGGCCATAGTGGAATACCTTGTGCGTCGAAATATACACACCCTGCTGCCTTATTTGTTGATAAATTTTGCTCATATGTTTGACACCTTGTTTCTAATTTGTCGTTACTATATGAATAAAATGCTTGACTTTGAAATGCAATTCCGCTCTTAATTAGATTTCCTTGTGGGGAACAGTTTATACAGTTTGTATTATACACACCCGTCAATACTTTATAAGCCGGGTTTGTTGGGTCGATTATTTGTGCTTCTGTTGCATCATAAGGTACTACTGTAAATCCATTATTTTGTATTTTTATATCGCTTCCCGCTTTTGAGTAATTATCATCCTTGGTTTCATAACCGAATTTATTGTTTGAAATTATGTATGAATTTCCACCTTCTCCTGTAACACATGAGCAATCGGGTTTAAAATGGTACACTGTTAAACCAGGTCGTTCGAGTTGAGAAATGGATGCTGTTCTTGAATTGTTAGCGCCACCTTTGTAGTTATATACACGCAACTGTCTTCGCCAATGTTTTAAGGGTCGGGGTTTAAAATTGGGCCCATTATAATCTTTATCATTTATATTTGCGTTTTGTCCATTCGCATTGGGGCGATTCCAGTCGGGAATAATACTCACACCGGTTGTTAGCTTTGTGGGATAGTGAGGTACTTTTGTTGTAATAAGCGTATCTGTATGTCTAAAATTGAGTGGAACATTTATTCTTGTGAGATGTTGACTTGGCGGTGTAGCCATGTATATATATGTATATATCTATTATATATAAATATATATTGTGTTAATTGTATTTTTATTGTTATATTATTATTATTCATCTATAGTTTTTAATGTAGGTTTAAATCGTGGTTTACAGTAAAGAGGAATTGCAGATGTTGAAACAGGATGACAATCACCATTTCCACATCGAAATAACTGGGAGGAAATCTTTTCATATAATTCTTTATAGCATTCAAAATGATTTTTGTTAAGTTGTTTTCTAATTACTTCCAAATCTGAATACCGTACCCCTGGCGCTGCCGCATATTGGTCCAATAAACTAATAATATTTTTTATTTTTTCTTTTTCTTCATAACTTCCTGTATTATATTTATGTATTAAATAACTTATAAGTTGTAATCCTTTTATGTTTAGGTATGCTCCTTGCGGTTGTATAGTTATTGTACTAAGGTATGTTTGTGTCATATTTGGTATATTTTTTCGAGATTCAATTTCTGATTGAGTAAGTAAACTATTATAAAAATCATTGAAAGTATGTGGAAAATTCCTTATACTTTCTATTATTCTTTCTCCGTCACTAATTGATTTCGGATCACAACATTTAGGTTTTGAAATCCCTGCTCTACTATTAGGTCTAATACTAGCTCTACTACTAGCTCTACTACTAGGTTTAATACTACTAGGTCTAATACTACTATTTCTACTACTACTAACAATAACACCACGAGAAGGAACACCACCCTTTAATATTCTTTTCCTACTTTTATTTTTTCTTTTAATACTTTTAATACTTTTAATACTTTTATTATTTTTACTATTACGTTTATTTTTGTATTTTTTTGTTAAACGTCTAGTTTTCATATTATATACTATATACTATATACTACATAGATATAATTTGCAAGTGTAGTGTATTTTTAATTTAATATGAATATATATGAATATATGAATATACAAATATGTTAATATGTTAATATTAAATGAAATGAAATGTTATTTAAAATCCTGTTAATAGTATGTCAACCCAGTATTATAATGTTTTTCCAAATCAGAAGACTGTGATTGAAAACAAACAGTACGATTCTGTCTGTAAATAGCGCCTAAATTTTTCTGCGAACATATAGGCGGTTGATATTTGCTCTTAAGAAAATAAGGAGTATCAGATATACCGCGATAAGCGCATGCACTCGCGCCTTCAGAACCAAACGCGGCTTTTAATGATGCTGCATTTTTGTTAACCGTTATTTGTTTAAGACGGTCAAGGCGTGTGCTACTATCAACAGCGCCTTGACAAGCATACTGGCGATTATTTGGTTTAAATATAGTGGTTCCTGCTTTGCGACCGTTACAGGTTCGCGTGCTTTGTGGGTTATATTGGTCAGTCGTTGCATACACTTGGGGTCCAGTAGGCGAGTCGGTTGGCCATTTAAGTTGGCCGTCAGCGTAGTAATAGTCCGCATTCGTTCCTTGAACAGGAACAGTCAACAGTTTCTGCTCATACGTATTTGTGCGCGATTTCATATATGCCCAATGAGTTGTATAATATGCTTTGCTTAAGAGCGTTGTTGCCGATTTTATAATATTTGCCTGTGGATTACAAGTAATACATTTTGTATTGTACAAACCGGTTAAAATCTGATAATTTTGGTCAGTTCCAGCAGGAGCATCAGCGTTACCTACTTGTACATAACCATTATTTTCAATCTTTATCCCACCATTAAGCTCTTGTGGTCCAAGAGTATTTTCCCCTTGTTTTGTAAATTTATCGGAAATTGTATACGCGTTTCCACCATTTGTCAAGTCGGCACATGAACAATTGTTGCTATTGACACGGTATATTTCACCACCAGGTGTTGTAGCGAGACTAATAGTAGCAACACGACTTCCAGCAGTTGTTAATCCTCCAAATGTAGATGGTCGCAACTGACGCCGCCAGTGTTTTATAGGACGAGCTTTAAATTCGGGACCATTTGATTTATTTGGTTCGGCAACATTCGCATCAACCCCATTAGCTAAAGGGCGACTTAACCCTGGAACAATACTAATCGCGGTTCCATCTTTAGTAGTATAGTGAGGAACTTTTGTAGTAATTAATGAGTTTGATGTCCTAAAATTAAGAGGAAGATTTGATTTAGGATTAATATTTACCATTTATTATTTTGTATTTATATTTATAATAGAATATAATATTATAATTATAAAAATAAAAACTGTATTATTATTATATATAACTTGACTTAACTTAACACGATTAAATGGAAAATATACTTGTAATAATATTTATAGTACTTTTTAGTTTTATGTTATTAAATTCTATTTATGTAAAGGCTACATGTAACAGGTTAATTGAAGGAATGGAACAAGATGATACTGAGTTAGATATGAAAGAAAGATTTAAAAAATTAGAAGATAAAGTAAATAAAATACAAGAGCAGCTAGCAGGAGCTGAAAAATCAAATGAAGAAAATTCACAAAATTTAAAACAATTAAAGAGCGGTTAAATAAAAAAACCAAAAAATATCTGTATTATAATACAAATATAATACAGATATAATACAAATATAATACAAATATATTTCAAATGAATACAATGAAATTTAAATATAAAAATGAAATATTACTTTTTTTTATAGTAGTTTTTGGTTTTATTATATTATATTATGGTTTAGGAAAAATATGTAATAAAAGACCAATTATAGAAGGAATTACAAGTGGTGATAATAATAAATCTGCAAATAAACCTTCTGACAAGGATACAAAAAATACTACAAGTAAAGGTGATAGTCTTGAAGTAAAAGAAATGAAACAAAAGCTAAAAATAATGGACAATGATATTACTAATAAGTTACAACCTAAAGTAAATAAAATTTTAGAAAAAATACAAAATGTAAGCAAAGAAATTTATGCTGGAATAAAAAAGGAAACAGGTGAAAAACTAAATTCATTTGCAGAAAAAAACGATGAATCTACAGCAATTTTACCCCAAAAGAAGGTTCCTCCATTTTCTGCTTCAGAAATAAATAATTCAATTTAATAATTAATATAGTTTTCATATATAAAAAATAATTATATATGTAAATAATTATATACATTAATAATAGATATAGACATGCCCGAAGAAGTGGACAATAATTATAATTATTCTAAATATATTAAAACCCCAAAAGAGATGGGTATAAAAGTAGGAGATAGTTTAGATAATGTATCAGATGGTGTAGGTGCTATTTTTAGTTATGTTAAACTTTTAGTTGAGGGAACGTCGAATGCATCAAAAACAGGTAAACCATTGGGTAATAAATATTTTTTAGAGACATCAGAAAATTGTATTAACCAATATACGAATGAAAAGGTAAAAAGAAGTTTATATTTTGATAATGTTCCTACCGGGACACTTGGTATTTTACAAGATACAGGTAATGAATTTTCAGAATTTAAAGGTCTTGTTCCTGGTGCAATCGAAAATGTAATGGCGATAGGTAAAATCGACTTTTTTTCAGCATTTACTGATGTAGGGATACCTAAATGTTTACCTGTTAAGCTTAAAACTATAAATGTAAATAATAAACAAGGCATTGATACGCATTATATTACGATAAGCGATATTGAAGCCATATCTCCTTGTAATTTTATTACTAAAACAAATCCTGTAACTAACGCCGTGTGTACCCGTGACGGATTTACTATGGCTGACGACAATACGAATGAGGATATAAATAATGCAGAGTTATATAAAAATTATTATAACCTGGACGATGATGGTGATAGTGGTATGGATAGTAAAAATATGAAATTAATGATGCCCGATGATGTATTTTTGAAAGTATTATTTTATTCTTTGGGTGCATTGTCTGTATATGTTGCTCTCAAACTAATGGGGAATATGTATAAAAAACGTCACTAAAAATGGTCTGTAATATTTAAATTTATTATTATTAGTAATAAATAAATTTAAATTATGATTATGTTTATGTTTATGATTATGATTTGATTTACTTACGGTGGTGGCGATGACGACGATGGCGTGTTTTTCTTGATTTTTTTCTACCACCACCACTCAACGAATCATTATTAATATTAGCAGCAGCAGCAGGAGCAACAGTAGCAGGATTAGCAACAGTAGCAGGATTAGCAACAGTAGCAGGATTAGCAACAGCGCCAGGAGCAACAGGAGCAACAGCAGAGTCTGTTTTTTTAAACCAGTTAAATGGATTTAACAAATGTAAAAATCCTCCTGCTTGTTTTCTAGTTCCGGCTCTTGCTTTACGTCTACCTCTACGAGTAACTCTAGATTTATGTCTCGACATGATAATTGTGAATAAATAATTATATATTAAACGAAGATATTAATATATAATTTATTTTAAAAATAAAATAATGTTACATTATTTGTCACACATAAGTTACCGATTGTTTACCGGCGACCAGAGCGGCGGTGACGTCTGCGGTGGGTTTTGCGGCGAGAGCTGCGAGCGCGTCTGCGACGACCACCCTGCTGGCCTTGACCTTGACCTTGACCTTGGGACTGAGATGCGCGACGACCGCGGCGAGTGCCCTTTCTACCCTTTCTACCCTTTCTACCGGTACGACGTCTACGACGACCACCTTCTTGTTGTTCTGACTGTGTTAGTTGCTGTCCCATTGCTAGTCCTTGTTGTTGTTCATCTGCTGCTACCATTTTATATATTAAACAAAGAAATAATTTTTTTTAAATAAATAATTACAGTTAATAAATAATAAGTAATGATAAATTATTATTATTACTAAAGTTTTATTTTATGTTATAAAAAATTACAAATTATAAATTATAAATTACAAATTACAAATTAAATCTTTTATATAATTCAAAAGCAGCCAAACCTCCTAAAATTTGTGCTAAAATATATCCTATTAATTCTTCTTTTGGTTGTTTACCGGCGACAACCATCATTACAGAAACTGCAGGATTGAAATCACCTCCTGATATTTTTCCGCCTAAATAAATAACTAACGCAAGAGCGGCACCAATAGCAAATGCATTACCTGTTGCGATAATTACATATAAAAAGAACATTGTTCCTAAAAATTCTACTAAATACTTATTCATCATGTTGATACTTTGATACTTATTATATATTTTTAAAATAAAAAAATATAATTCTAAAATGAAAATAATTGATAAAGAATTGCTAAAGAATTGCTAAAGAATTGCTAAAGAATTGCTAAAGATTACGAATAAATTTGTCTATTTCCTAAAGATGTTAAAATAGATGAACCACCAGATTGAAACGTATTTTCAATTGCTCCTTTCTTTTTTGGCGCAGTGCATCCTCCATTGCGACACCTCTGACGACGAATATTACGAATGGTGTTATCATTATTTTTTGTTTGATATGCTGCATCTGCAGGAAGACCTACTTTATACGCCGACCTACCAATTGCATTATATTTGAGCATATTGATGTACTGGTCACCACATATGGGAACCGGAATTGGTTTTCCCGCTAAAACACGTCGTTGGTAGTGGCTATGAAACATACTTGTAGTATAGTTATTTGGCGATGCAACCTTGCTAGTAGATGGTGCGAGAGGATTAGTAGAGTATATTGTTTTTTCGGCATTCATAAATGAAGCTCGTGCATTTGCTACATTACCTGTTTGGTCTGTTGGATACTGCTGATTAGGTGCCGGAGCAACGCAGCTTTGGATACCATTATTACCAAGCTGTTTTACAAGAACGGTTGGTGATGGTGGTCCGTTAAAATAGTATTGAAGTGTTCTAATCGGAACAGATGTCATGGTAATATATATATATAATATTTATAATATTATTATTATATATATACGATTGGTATACTAGATAATTAAAAGTAAATGTGAGTATACTATTTATTTAAAATCTATGAACTCTTCTCCAGGCAGACTGTGAACCGGAAAAGTCATCTCCACCGAAAGTGTAATCATTGTAGTTTCTATTCACAGCTTGTAATCTTTTAAACTGAATATAATCCGAACCGTCATACACGAAACGTGGGTTACACGTAGATGATGGGATACCAGTATTGTCTTTACTAGGCTGAATAGCACCACCAAGTACTCTATAACCGGTTAATCCACCGCGTATATTATTTACCTGGTTTGAGCCACCGGATGTATAATATTGACGAGAAAGAAAATCTCCCGCATTATTTACAGCCCTAAATGGCCCTATTTGGCGCTTATATCCATTTATGACACCGGTTGCAGCAGGACCATTCCATGCTTGTACCAAAGAAAATCTATCTTGAGCCCTTTCACTGCTACCTATCATTCCACCATTACCATATTTGCCTGAACCACCTCCAATCATTGTTGGTGCAATACCTTGAAATCCACCTCCTAAGTTTGACATTATTTATTATGTATTATATATAATATATATTATAAAATATATATTATAAAATATATATTATAAAATATAATTCATTTTATCTAAACTTGTCTTAATCTTGTTTCACATTAAATGAAAATAAAAATAATAAATAGTAACTATCTAATTATCTAACTATCTAATTATCTAATTATCTAACTATCTAACTATCTAATTATCTAACTATCTAATTATCTACTAAATAGTTTAATATAAGTCTATGTCATAATTCTTGGCGCAATGTTCATAGTTTGTAATTCTTGAAATAGTAGTTTGCATGCGTATGGTATTTCTACATATGCAAAGCTCGTCCTGTTATCACATGTTCGGCAACAGTGAATTCCCATTTTATCATTATAAGCAGCAATCATACCACAGTCACGGCACACATGAACTTGATACTTGTCTGATGCGTCGTATAAGCGTCCGCGTGTAAATCTTGCCGCTCCATGTGAAACCATGCAATTATGAGCTACTATTCCATTCGCCAGAAACGAGTGTGTATCTTCTACGCTAATGTCATATACTTGTTTGGGACCAACCGGGATTCTCGAGACGACAGTTAGATTCATTGTCGGGATAGAGCCGCAGTCGCGTGTTACACCATAGTTTCCTGCGTCGAGGTCGCTACCGCTATCGGCATCATCTTCCGAAGTATCCACGGCGTCATCATCATTCGCGCTAGGGAGACATTTCACGCTTTCGCTCTTGAACCAATCTAGTGCACCTATTTTTTCGAGGAATTGTTCGGCGGTAGGGAATCCTTTTGCTGTGAATTTGCCGAATTCTGTTCCTTTGATGAGGTGGTCAGTAATATCATGCGTGCTTGGAATAGCATATTCGTGTAGAAGTCCTTCTGTTTTCTTCAATTCGTTTACAGCGTCAATGATAGCTTTCTTAGTTGGTACTGTTTTTTCGGGAGTTTTTTCCTTAATCTCCTTGAATTTGGTAATTTCATTGACACGGTTTACAATCCAGTTGTGTTGGCGTGTCACTTCTTCGCGAAGACGACGATAGGATACTCCAGCTTCCAATCGTTGAGATTTATGACAGCAATATCGAAACCCTACTTTTTCAGAGAATGGGATTAATTGTTCAATAGGAAGATGGAGCGTTAACTGAAAACTGCGCTCTGAGTTGTCTGCTTTATCTTTTTCTTCGAATTTTTTCTTTGAACATGATGTCTCCTTGGCTTGTTGAATAGTTGTATTATGAATTCCGCATTTAGCAAATAGTTTCTGGATATCTTCAAACATTTTTTGTAATGAGGCACGATGTTCATATGTTTTTGTCTTTGAAAATGAAACCGATGAAAGGATGTCGCGTTTTCCTCTATGCATTCCAAGAACACAAGTGTGTCCATCCCCGCCGAACATCCCGGCAAGAAATTCACGCACAATGGGGCGAGGACAATTTTCATCCAATATGAACTTGGGTAGAGTTCCGGGTTGGTTTACTTTTTTGCCGCGCAATAAACCTTTTATTTCAAGAATATCATTCATAAGAATATATGGGATACCAACTCTATAATGGTTTCCAGATTCAAATTTTTTCTGACTGATATTGCAAAATAATTCCAAATCATCAATTACTTGTTTAACATCTAACATATGACCTAGAGACAGCTTTCCATACCCATCAACACTAATACTTCCATCTGTAATAAGTAATCCAAGAATACGAGCGAATGCTAAAGATTTCATGAATTCTTCATGTGTATTTGTTTGAAGTATTCTTGCTCCAAATTCAAATTTCCATCCAGCACATTCTTCCATTTCATCTTTAATTTTCATAACAGGATAGCTTACACTTGTCTTGATTTTAGTAGAATTCAAATCAATATCTTTTACTTTAATCCATGTATTATCCGATGTCAAAATCGGATGGTCTTCAGTGCACGTAATCTTTCTACCATCCTGGAATGTCAACATAACGCATTCGCGCACTCCTTTATCCATAAATGCTACTTGCTTAGAGGGAACCATTCCATTTTTTTCTTCGCTCCAGCCAAGAACTTTGTCATTTAAATTTTCCATTTCTTCGATATTAATTGATAACCCATAATTCAGAGAGATGGGTGTGCCTACGGTAAGGCAATCCCTCTCCATTTCGCCAAATCGTAACCCTCCATCTCGCGAACGGCCTTCAGCGGGTTGTCGTGTAAGATTTACCATCGGTCCAATTGAACGACTATGTTGCTTATCATTTACCATATGTTTGAGACGCTGATAGAAGGCTGGTCCTATGAAAATATTCGACTCAATCTGTTCCCCAGTCATGCCGTTATATAGTAGCTCATTTCCTTGTGCTTCGTATCCAACCTTGATAAGCTCCTTTCGAATATCGTCTACCGCGAGCTCGCCGAATGATGTACCATCGCCAAATAAGCCGAGTTGTACGAGCACCTTTCCGAGTAGTGTTTCCTTGAGTTGCCCAATCGTCATACGAGACGGAATAGCATGCGGGTTGATGATGATGTCGGGGCGCATTCCGTTGACTGTGAACGGCATATCACTTTCGGGAATAATATTGCCTACGGTACCCTTTTGCCCGTGACGTGATGAAAGTTTGTCACCGATAACGGGTTTGCGCGAAGTGCGAATGCGGACTTTTGCGATACAGTATCCGTCACCATTGCGGTCGATGAAATTCTTGTCGATATATGACTCCTCTGTGGTGCGGTGAATCTTGCTGTGGTCTTCGTATTTGATGAGCTTCGTGTGGTCATTTCGATTTTCCTTGATAGGGACGACTTTAGCGATAATGATGTCGCGGTTTTCGATAAATGTATTTTCGGGAACGAGACCCTTATTGTTGACTTTATCGTAATTGCCGAATTTCATACCCTTCGTCTTTGAGGGGTCAGGCTTGCAGCGGATTTCCTCATCACCGTTAATCTTCTTGTCCTCGTCTTTTTCAGTGTGGTAAATAGTTGCATTAAATAAACCGCGGTCAATTGAGCCCTTATTTACGAGAATACTATCCTCCTGATTATAACCAGAATATGTCATAATTGCGACGATGACAGCCGAACCAGAAGGAATTTGGTCGAGTTTAATCATACCCATGACTCGTGTATCAACGAGGGGACGACTTGGGTAAGTAAGAACATAGGCGGTCTTGTCCATGCGATTCTGGTAGTTTGTAACATACATTCCCATAGCCTGCTTACCCATCGCACATTGATATGTATTCCTAGGTGACTGATTATGCTCTGGAAACGGGATACACGAAGCGAGAATTCCGAAAATGGTACTTGGGTGAATTTCACAGTGAGTAAATTTGTAAATGAAATTAGTGTCTTCTTTCTTGACAAGGTCAGCGGGTTTCATAGCAATCATGCTAAAATTTTGTTCCTCGGGGTCGATATATTCTAGAATAGCTTTATCGATTTTTGTGTCGGTTAGCAGGTCATCCCATGTAAGATTTTCGGCATTAAGTTCCTTAATAATTTTATCGGTTATGAATACTTTATTGTCTTTTACGCGCAATACTGGTCGCGTAAGTCGTCCCGCATCATTACAAATACGGATTTCCTTATTTTTAATGTCAAATACAACAGATGTGTAAATATTAATAATACCTTTCGATTTTTTGTCCTTGAATGTATTGTATAATTCGATAGGTGTTGCCGTATTACCAAGCCATGCTCCATTTACGAATACTTTAATATTAACAAACATATCTTTAGGACTTAAATTATCCATGCGTGAAATAAATGGCTCAACATGTTGATGCAATGATTCAGAGTTACTAGGAATGGTCAAATGTGTCATATAACTGATATTTTTTACAACACCCACACTTCCACCTTCTGGTGTTTCGGCGACACACAAAAACCCCCACGTTGTATTATGAAGCTTGCGTGGAGCAATCAGTTTCCCGCTCTTGTCCACAGGTGTATTGATTCGACGAAGATGGCTAAGACTTGATACATATGTGAGACGATTCAATACTTGGGCAACTCCGACTTTGTTGCTGTTTACATTTTTAATACCGAAGTCTCCTGTTGAGAGTGCACGTTTTATTCCATTTTCAATGGTAGTCGACTTGATAATTTTATATATATTTGTTTTATTTACAATATTCATGTGGTCATCCGTGGAGCGCCAAGACCCAGTATTAATTTCTTTAATGATTTGCTTTGACATATCTTTAACAAGCTTATTGAAATAGTTGCGGAATAAATTGTTTAGAAGAGCACCAGTCAAGTCAACACGCTTATTTACGTACGAATCGCGGTCATCTTGTTTCGCCATATCTAGACTGCACTTTAGAACACGATTTACCATGTATCCCAGAAAGTATATTTTTTGTATAGCAGTGTGGCAGTGCGGGAATAAATCATTGCCAAGAACATCTTGCGTAAATATTCTTTTTTTCGCAGCGCCGGCTTCTTTATCCATATTCATTGGTGTGTACATAACATTTGAAGTAATTATTTTCAGTGCATCTTCCTGCGACATAACTGTATTTGCGTCAATAATTGATGCTTGTAGAGAATCCAGAATTGGTTTTGCGCTTTCATCATCAATATCTAATACAATATGTTTGCAAATATCTTTGTCTGATATAATTCCAAGAGCGCGAAATAAAACAAATAGAGCAATAGGTTGCTTGATACGAGGAATTTGAACATATATCGGGCATCCAAAACCATTATTTTTATTTGCGACCATGACATTGATTTGTTTTGGCGAGATACATTTAAAGTCAGGAACAGACTTTATTTCGGCAGTCCATGACCATTTGTTGTTATTTTTCGATGTATTGAAACAGTATACACGATTTTCGGCTGCTCTTTCCTGACCCAAAACTGTTTTTTCGCTCCCATTAATAATAAAGTAACCCCCGGCGTCATGTTTGCATTCTCCAGATACATTATTATTAATATGAGTATATTGATTAAGTACACATATAGATGATTTTAACATAATCGGCAATTTCCCAATGTGTACTTTTGGAATAGATTTGTAAAATGTTTGTGCATTTTCTAAATTTTCTCCTGTCCTTACGACATAACGAATATTTATATCAACTGTCATAGTTGACGCATATGTGAAATTTCTTGACCGCGCGTCATATGGAAACATGATTTTTGTAGCTCCATTATTTTCATGAATTTGCGGACGATATAAGTTAAATTTATCGAATGTTACATGTAACTCCAGTTTATTCTTTTTTGTTCTGCGACACATATCCTGTTCTGATGCGATTAATACAGGATTGAACATATCAATTGTTCGCTGAATTTGATTGTTTACAAAATCATTATACGACTCTATTTGGTGACGAACAAGACGCTTCAAGTGTTGATTTCTAAAATATGCACCAATAATAGACCATGGTGTCTCAATATACGGGATTGTTGATGGCTTAAGCGCAACCGCCAACGAATTGTCTATTTTTATTTCCGGTTCATGAACGACGCACGTTTCTACAACTGGAGTATCTTCTGATTTTTTTTCAATGGTTTTCATATTAGTTACTGTAATTTTTTCACGTTTACTCTTTCTTACCTTTCCACCTTCTATTTCATTACTGCTATTATTTATAGAATTTACAATAATGTCTGTAATATTTAACTCTATATTTCCTGTAGATTTTGTATTGTCTTTTCCTTTTCCATGCATCTTACCACTTGATGTAAAAGCTTTCGACATTTCTTTTTCTTTGAGGATGAATTCTTATTATCGAATTATTGCTTATTTATTATTTCAATTTATTTTTAAGCGTATTTACTAGAATATATAATAATTGTAAATTGATTATTGAAAATTGATTATTGAAAATTTATTACTGTAAAACTATAATAAAAACTACTTATATATCTAAAATTTGTTATATAAGTAACATATTGTCTTATGTTGTGTAGTAGCATGTTCATGTACTATAACATAATATAACATAATATAACATAATATAACATAATATAATATAACATAATATAACATAATATAACATAATACGTATTGGTTATATTTATTAATGATAACTAATATATATTTTTTTTAGTTTTGGGTTGTAGTTTATATTTTTCGGTAAAGATATTAACGGTACGGAAATACTAGATGTCTCTACTTCCTTTATAATACTGCGTGATATTTTTACTGAAGCAGGAGTGATAGGCTTTTGCACAACACCACAGTATTGACATTTTTGTATCTCTCCTGTAGATACTTGATTCGCTGTTACAAATACAGTTTCTTCAAGATTTAATGGATTACCAGATGTTAATGCTGTTTTCTGAGTAAATCGGTTAACTTTTTCACCACAGCATATATCTTTTAGTAGGTGTTTCCACTTGTAGGTTGATTCCGAGTTATTGTTAAGACAGTTTAATAATAAATATGTAACTACGCCTGAAGCTTGTCCACCTAAAAACGCATCAGCGCTGGTTTGTTCATCTTGACAACCGCTAATACAGAATACTTCTCCTGCAGTTTTACTGTAACGTTTAAACTCGTAATTTGTTTGTTGCAAAGACCAGTCATTCGGTACGTATTTTTCGGGTAATGGTTCGATACGATTTGTAGGGTAACTATAATCATCATATTTATATCTTAAGTCGCAACCCGTTCCGCTGTGACATGCATCTAAAACCATATATAGGCGCACACCTTTGGGAACTAATGCTGCCAAGTTACTTCGAATAATATCGTCGCTTATAAATCCTGCACGCATGAAATCTATTGGACATATACATGAGTCAGTACCGCTTTCTTCATCGCGGTTGGTGTCACGTGTTAAAACACCATGTCCCGAATAATGAAACCATAGTTCATCTCCTGTTTTTGTTCCTTGTAACAATTCCTTGAAACCAGCAATTATATTTGCGCGAGTTGGTTTTTGTGCGGTGTTATCCGACATAATAATAAATGAGTTATATTTTCTAACTTTTTGCAAATATGAACCCATATTGTTTATATCATTTATACAGCCGTATAATTGATTAGGTGTTCCTGTGTAGTTAATACCTACTAGTAAAGCTCTTCGCATTTATGTTATAATATAATGCTATATAATATAGTGCTATATAATAATATTATATAAAGTAATAAAATATATATAAAATTAAGTTATTAATAATACTAATATCGTAGATTATTTTACGTGAAATAAAATAACATGAATGGTAATAAACATAATAAAAAAATTATTAAAAAATATTTTAAAGAACTTGTAAACATACTTGATACTAAAAGCGATTATTATATTTTGAATTATTATGTTAATGAAGAGAAAAAGGAACATAAAAACGAACAAAATAAAGATGTGGATGAAGTGATTACAAAGGATGAATCATCAAATATAGTAGATAAAGGTGATAAAAAATCAGAGTCTATATTTATTGCAAAAAATGCAGACCATATCCCATTGCCTCTGCCTCGAGAGAATCCGGATAGTATTTATAAAGCTGGAGGAGAGAGTGATAATACAGGAGATGCAACAGATGAGAGAGATAATAGGAAAATCGATATAATAAATATTGACATAGATGATAAAAATACATGTTACGTTAAAAATTGTAAAAACTGTAAAAATAGAATATCATACAAGATGAATAAAATTAACATAGATGCTGAAATAAACAGTATTGGTGATTTAATTAATTTATGCAATGAATATAAACTAGCTGAAAATGTGGAATATAATATTGATATGAAGTCACTCCATAAAATAAATGATGACTTGGTAGAGCTTAACAATATGATAGGTATGAAAACCTTGAAAGAGAATATTGTAGACCAGTTATTATTTTATTTGCAGAACTTACATATATATAAAGATATAACCAATGGAAATAAACGAACAACTATAGAAACGGGTGATTTTTTACATACTGTTATATATGGTTCTCCAGGTACAGGCAAAACAGAAGTTGCTAAAATAATAGGAAGAATCTATGCTAATCTTGGTGTTATAAAAAGTAAACCAGCATTATTATCTGATAAAAAGAAACTAGCATCATCCGCATCATCGTCACGTTCAAGGTTTAAGAAAGTTACTCGTTCTGATTTAATAGCTGGATATCTTGGTCAGACGGCATTAAAAACAAAGGATGTTATAAAGGATAGTTTAGGAGGGGTGTTATTTATTGACGAGGCGTATGCTCTTGGTAATACTGAAAAGCGTGATAGTTTTGCGAAGGAATGTATCGACACATTATGTGAAGCATTAAGTGACAATAAAGATAGTTTAATGGTAATTATAGCGGGATATGAGAAGGAATTGAATGAGTGTTTTTTTAGTTATAATGAAGGTCTTAATTCGAGATTTATATGGAGATTTAAGGTTGATGATTATGTAGCGGAGGATTTGCGTGATATATTTGTTAAAAAAGCGCGTGATTTTGGATGGTCGGTTGACGAAGAGTTAAAGGTGGAGTGGTTTGAAAAGAATATGAAATATTTTAAATACTATGGTAGGGACATGGAGACGCTTTTTACAAAAACGAAAATAGCGCATAGTCGACGTGTTTTTTGTAAACCGGATGAAATGAAGAAAAAAATAATAATGAAAGATTTAGAAAACGGGTTTGAATTATTTATTAAAAATGAGGAAGTGAAGAACCGCGTCAATGACAGTGATTTAAAAGTTATTCAAAATATGTATTTATAATTTTGTTTATGTATTTATAATTTTGTATACTATTAGTATTACTATTATTATTAGTATTATTAGTATTATTAGTATTATAACATGTTTTACTATGTTGTATTGTATTCGGTTTTATTCATAATAATATTTTATTTTTAAAATTATATTATGAGCGACCCTACTAAAAAAAGTATAGTAATAAATAAGTCATTTTTATCTGGAAGTGATAATTCATCAAATGTACAAAATAAAAAGTCAAAAAAAAATACACGTAACTTGTCTGAAGAAATAATCAAACCCAATAAGTTGAAGAAAATGTTATTAGATAAAATAAATGCGAAACGAAAAGCAGACCAAACTTCTTCTACTAGTTTAATTAGTGGAGGAAAGGCGGATACTTTAGATATATCAAAAGAGACAAAGTTATTTAGTAGTGAATTTAAAAAGTCTCTTGATTTTTTAGATAGTTATATTGGTCAAAAACGTAACGATAAATATAAAACTAAAACATTAAAAAAACAAAATTCTTCTATTTCTACTAGTTTAAATAATGATATTTTAAAATATCTACATAGTAATAGTAATAATGTTACAAATCCGCATGCTTTATATCCCCCAAATAATATCAATCAGTCTATACAGACACAGGCATTTATTCCGCAATATATTCAATCATCGCCAACACCAACACCAACACCAACACCAACACCAACATCTGTACAAGCCCCAGCAACAGTAATGCAACCTGTTGCAAATATTGCTCATCAACAGCGACACCAACCTGCACCTTTTTTTCAAAAAATACAACTGCAAATCCCTACTAAATCTCCGCAAAGTATAGCACCAGGTATAGTATCGAATACGGCACCTAAGATAAATCTTGCTATAGGTAAAACGGCTAACCAGTCACTAGTATATACTGAACTTCCACCTGAGTTACAGAATTTTACACCTCCTATGTATAGTATTTCGTCTCCGTCAGTATCACCGATGCCGATGGAACAGCTTCCTCCTCTTGAGTCGTATACAAATTTAGCAGTTGATACACATAGAGGTGGTATAGGTTCGAGAGAATTGGATAAATTTGAAAATAATAATTCAGAATTGATAGATGCAGATATTTACACGACTGCAGATATGAGTGATGATGTAGAAACAAGTAAAACATCTTTGCTTCCATCATCAACAACATTTTCTCCTATAAAACTATCTGATGATGCTCCATATGGTTGTTTAAAAGGTGGTAAAAAACCTACATTTAGAACATACAATAAAACTATAAAAAATAATATTAGATTTTCAGATAATGAAAGTAATTCAGATAATATTTATTCTGATAGACAAACAAAATTAAAAGAATTACAGAATAAACATAGTAAAAAGACTTCGACATCGACATCGACATCGACATCTTCGCAAGATAATAAACAAATAAATTCGGATAATAATAAAAGTGACAATTACGACAATGATGATAATGATGATAATGATGATAATGATGATAATGACGACAACGATGATACCGACGAACATAAAAATAAGCACAGTTTGAGAAAAACCAAAGTAAGAAGACATTTACGAAAAACTATAACTAAAAAATTTAAATTAGGTAAACAGCAAGGTAATATTGTTGGTGTTTTAATAAAAAATAATGATACTCGTAAAAATATACAAAAGGAGCACGGGTTATTGAAAAGTAAGCAACTAGCTGATGTAAAAAAATATCTTGTTGAAAAGAATCTTATAAAGATAGGTTCTACTGCTCCACCTGGTGTGATACGTAACATATATGAAGCATCTATGTTAGCTGGAGAAGTAGAAAATGTTGGAAAGGGTATTGGTCTTCATAACTTTTTAGAAGATAAAAAATCATGGTAGGTCGTATGTCATATTGTATGTATCGAAAACGACACATCCTGATACACACAATATTACATTCAATAAATTGGAATATTTGCTAATAGTTTACCTGTTTCTACTCCTTTATAGCTATTGCCATATTTATTTAGAGGTGGTGAAACAATCCCAATTCCCATAACTCCTGGTATAACAATCATGATAACACCACCAACACCGCTTTTTGCAGGGAAGTATGTCTGTTTCCACCATTTAGGTGACTCATTATATAAACCATGAGCAGCCATATGTTCTATAATATATTCTGTTTTTTCTTCATTGATTAATTTTTTATGCGTGATAGGATTTGTACCATTATTTGCTAGTGTTGCTGCCATTACTGATATGTCTTTACTAGTAACCATTACTGAACATTGCCTTGTATATGTTTTTAGTACTGTTTTTGGATCGCCATAAAATCGGCCATACGAAACAAGTTTATCAATAAGTTCTTTATTATGTTCGCTTGTTTCGTATTCTGATAAATAAAGATGCTCATTCACTTTAAGTTTTCTGCCTGCAAAGTCTTCCATATTTTGTAAAATAAGTTTATTTATTTCGTTTTCATTATATGCTTTAGACTTTGTTTCATTGTATAATAAACTTGTTGTCGCCATTGCTCCAGCATTAACAAATGAATTAATTGTATGACCATTTATATGTATTACATCTTTCATAGAATTAAATTCATGTTTTTCGTTTATGTTACCAATATTATGAATAAGTTTTTGTATACTGTGTATATTTAACGCTTGAGCAAGTGTGAAGACTTTTGATGCCGACTCTATGCCTACTTCATATTCATAATCCCCAAAATTCATTATTTCTCCTTTTATATTACATACTGAAATTGCGTATATTTTTGAGTTGCCTTTTTTGAGGTCAGGTATGTAGTTTGCATTTTGCCCTTTCTGTTTCATTTTTTTGATTTTATTATATATGTTTTCAACATCTTCATAATTAAAAGACATTATACCTTACAATATACAATATACTATATAATATACTATATAATACACTATATTATAATATTACAAAATAGTATTTTACATTTTTTATTAATATTTTTGTAAATTTATCAATATTGAATATTTAATTATAGGCATTGAATTTACTCAAATCTCACGCATCTATAACAAGGTACCTTTTCCCGAGTTCATTAACAGTCCAGTCCATAGGATAGAAGAAGCTCAAGAGATTAGAAAACGCGTTACATTATAGATGTGTGAGATTTGAGTAAATTATAATAAATAATTCAAAATAGAATATTTTTTAAAAAAGTAGATGTAAAACTGTAGATGTAAAACTGTAGATGTAAAACTGTAGTATAGCTCTAAATTTGTTTACCAGAATGCGTAAAAAGTATAAAACAATCAAACAATCAAACAAGTAAACAACTATAACATATAAGTTTATAATATCTATGTGAAATACATGAGTTACATGAGAAAATGAGATATATATAATATATCAAACATAGTTAAAGACTTCTAGAATACAGTATATATCAAAAAAGTATACTGTTCAAAAGAGCAATACAACTGTTATTATATATAAACACATATAATGTCTCTCATAACCACATATTTGAAACTAACAAAAGAGTATTCTGACAAATATGGATATAAAACCGTCGTTTTAATGATGGTAGGTTCTTTTTATGAAATTTATGGAGAAAAAAACAGTAACAGTGATGGTTCATTTTATATTACAGGTAGTAAAATAGAAGATATATCTAAACTATGTGACCTATCAGTTGCACAAAAAACTGGTCAGTATGTTATGGCCGGATTTACATATACTAAAATAGATAAGTATCTAAAAAAGTTGCAAGATGCGGGATATACCGCTGTTGTAATAACACAAGACCCGAATAATCCAAGCAATAGAAATGTAGAGGGAATATATTCTCCGGGAACATTTTTCAACCCAGAATCAGTAGAAATATCGAATAATTCTATGTGCATATGGGTCGAACAAGTGTCGTATATGAAAAATAAGTCAATTGTTGTAGGAATAGCAAATGTTGATATATATACAGGTCGTGTTACTATGTTTGAATATAAAACAGAAGACAAACATAACCCAACTACGTATGATGAGCTTGAAAGATATATTTCTACGTACAAACCTAGTGAAATTATTATGATTACTAATTTCACCGAAAAAATCCTAGACGATATTATAAATTATACAGGCATTTTGTGTAAGAATATACACAAAGTTATATTAACTGAAGATGATACACAAAATCAACATTCCTCTACACCTAGAACTATATCGTCGTCATCGAGTTACTTGATATGTAACGCACGAAAATGCGAAAAACAAACATACCAAAATGAAATACTTAATAAGTTCTACAAGTTTAATATCGTTGCTTCATTTATAGAATTCACAACTATGTACGAGTATGCAACACAAGCTTTTATTTTTTTATTACAGTTTCTTTACGAACATAACCCGAATCTCGTAAGTAAAATACGCGAACCTGTTTTCGATAATAAGAGTGACCGTGTTATTTTAGCCAATCATTCTTTAAAACAATTAAATATTATCGATGATGATAGTTACACAGGGAAGTATTCATCTGTTTCAAAATTTCTAAATAACTGTATTACGCCCATGGGGTCTAGAAAATTCAAATATAAAATTCTTAATCCTATTTTCGACTGTGAGAAATTAAATAAAGAATATGATATTACAGAATATATTATAAACAAAAGAGGTGAAACTCTTATCGCAGAATGGCGAACTAATATGGGAGAACTAAAAGATATTGAAAAACTACACAGACAAATTATTCATAACAAGGTTACGCCTAGAAACTTATTCCACTTGTTCAACAACTTGACTACTATTTCTTCGATGTATGAAAAAATGAAAAGTGATAATACAATAATGGCGCATGTATTATCCGAACTTGAAAATAAAAAAGACAGCTACGATTTAGAAGGAAGACCTCTTCCAGATATATCCGAATTATGTAATAAACTTCAATCATATATTGAAACACATCTGGTATTAGAAAAATGCTTTAATATTGACAACCTCAACTATGAAGAAAATTTCATTCGCCCATCTGTTAGTGAAATGTTAGATAATATTGTATATGATTACGAAAATTCATATATAGAGTTGAAAAATATCCAGAGTTATTTTTGTGATATAATATCATCATGTGAAAAAGCATCCAAAAGTGAAAAAAAATATGAATATGTTAAAATACATGACACAGAAAAAATGGGCTATAGTTTACAAACTACAAAACGTAGAGCAAAATTACTAGAAGAACAACTAAAAAAACAAGTAAAGTCAAACCTTAATTCAGTAAAAACAGAAGTACCCTTAGAATATGAAACATATACAAAAACAACAAGCGTATTAGTAATAGAGTTATCGGGAATAACATATCCGGTTGCAACAGGAAGTAACTCATCTATTCAATCTACTCAAATCGATAAAATATGTAATACAATTATAAAATCTAAGCAAAAAATGAGAGTTGAAATAGAAAACATTTTTACAGGATTTATTAAAAATATACAAAATATTTTTGAAAGGGATATTCAAATTATAGTTGATATGGTAACTATGATTGATGTTTTACAAAATCAAGTATATGTTGCTCTGAAAAATAAATACTGTAAACCTGTTATAAAAAAACAAACCGCCGGCATATGTGACTCATTTGTAAAGGCGGGCGACTTGCGTCATTGTCTCATTGAACATATTAATACGAATGAATTGTATGTTACAAATGATATAGAGTTAGGTAATAACACTGACCAAAACGGAATATTATTATATGGTACAAATGCAGTAGGAAAGACGAGTCTGATAAGAGCACTTGGGATAGCAGTTATAATGGCTCAGGCCGGGTTATATGTACCATGTTCATCATTTGAGTATATACCATACAAAAGTATATTTACAAGAATTTTAGGGAATGATAATTTATTTAAAGGGCTTTCAACATTTATGGTTGAGATGTCAGAGTTGCGTGTTATTTTAAAATCGGCAAATAATTTTGGACTTATTTTAGGCGATGAACTATGTTCGGGAACAGAAATGGATTCAGCAATTAGTATATTTGTAGCCGGTCTTAAAAAACTACATGATGCAAAATGCTCTTTTATTTTCGCAACACATATGCATGAGATTAATAAATATGAAGAAATCGAAGAATTGGACAGGTTGTCTATGAAACATTTAGAAGTTACGTATAATAAAGAAAAAGATATTTTAGTATACGATAGAAAATTAAAAGATGGACCGGGGTTTAGTATGTACGGATTGGAGGTATGTAGGTCTCTTCATTTACCTGAAGATTTTTTAAAGTATGCAAATGAAATAAGACTCAAATATAGAAATAATGAACAGAGCATCATTTCGACAAAACCGAGTAAATATAATGCCAAAAAAATAAGAAACATATGCGAAATGTGTAACAATGAAATGGGTACAGAAATACATCATCTTCAACATCAAAAAAATGCGGATAAACTTAACTTTATAGGACACTTTCACAAAAATCACGTAGCAAATTTAATATCTATTTGTGAAAAATGTCACGATACAATTCATTCAAATGGAGAACAGCATCGCAAAGTAATGACATCGAGTGGGCCTATTATTATTAAAATGTAAACTATTAAAATTTAAACATTTATTATATTAAATGAATATTTACAGTATTTTATATATAATTACTATAATTATATATATAATTACTATAATAATACAATAATATAAATGAGTAGTCCAGCAAAGATGCAAACAGTCGGGGAAGCGACTAGTTCAATAAAAGGGGTTTTTCAATCTACATTTAGTAGTTTAGCAAATACTTTAAATTTACCACAATTAAGAGACTCGTTTTTACAAAATATTATTTATATTTTAATTGTTATTATTATTTTAGTAGGTATATTGGTTTATATCCAAATGGTAGGAATGAATAGTGTAAATCCACTCAACCTTCCGCCAACCAAAGAAGTTCGAAGAATAGAAATACAAAAAGTAGTAGAAGGTTTTGATATGGAGCAATATGGTGGATTAGAAGATGTTTCTACAAATGTAGACTTAGTGGGTGGAGTAGATGGATTTTTTAACATAGGAAGCGGAAAAGATGGAGATTTATATGAAAACAACTATGATGGTTTGTATCATGGACAGTATGATAATCTATATAGCGCTAATAGCAGTTTATTAAACGACCTAACTGATTTAACTAGTGATGTATTTCATAATGACCCACCTAAAAAAAATAAGAGAAACAATGATTAAATTTACGCATTTACCTTATATTATATATTTTTATATTTTACATAAAGTTGTTAATATAATATAATATAATATAAATAAGACATAAAATTGATTTATAAAAATCTATATAATAAATATATAAAAACAATCTAGATAATCAAAACAATATAACAAAATGATTATTCCTATAAAATGCTTCACATGTGGAAAGTTAATCGCCGACAAATATCGTTACTATTTGTCTGAAGTAAAGAAAAAGAAGATTGAGAAAGATATGAAGAATGATAAGGTAATATATTTAACACAAGAATTTGTAGACAAAACTCCTGAGGGGTTTGTTTTAGATGAACTGGGATTTAACAAAATGTGTTGCCGTAGACACTTTCTTACTCACGTCGACATTGAGTAATTAAATATTAAATATTAAATGGTTAAATATTAAATATTAAATGGTTAAATATTAAATGGTTAAATATTAAGTAAAAATGAATATGCGTATTTTTTATATAGTATATAATTTTTATTCGTATATATAATAATATATTATCGTATTATTATATAATATAATATAATATTATAACATGGGTTCTTATTCTTATAAAAAACATAAAAAATCAAAAAATAGTAAAAAAACTAAACACCATATGCGAAGAAAAACGCGAAAAATGGGCGGAGGTGGTATGGGTGTTGCTGTTCAAAGTGGTTCTGCAAATATGTATATAAATCCAGCAAGCACATCTCAGGTCGCCGGGTGTCGTTCTGATAATACAACTGCAACAGGAGCATACTACTTAAATACGCCACTTGCTGTAGGAGGACAAAAAGGCGGTGGACAAGTTTGCACACAACCGCCATATCAGTTTTTGCAAAGAGGTGGAGGTAAAAGATTAAGAAAAAATATGAGACATAAGAAAGGTTCGAGACATATGAAAGGTGGTAATGGAAATTTCTGGAATTTTGCAAAATTTTGGAACCCAGATAATCCAGGACAAGGCGGTAATGTATTATCATTGTCTCCAAGAGGAATTTCACCGTCTGGTATAGGTTCTCCTATATCAACGGCTGGAAATCCACCAATACCACCCATTCAACCATGGCCAGCAGAGAAGTTAATATTGCCCCACGATTACACAAAAGGAGGCTTCCAATCTGGTGGTGGTAAACGCACAAGAAAAGGTAAAGGTAAAGGAAGAGGATTAAAAGGTGGCGGTATAATAGATGATTTACAGACTTTTGGTCGCGATATTGTTTATAGAATGGGTTCAGCAGTAAACGGCCTTAGTGGGTTCGATAATAAAATATACAATGTCAATCCAAGCCCTACATTCCAGTTTCCGCGCGGTTTAGGAAGTGTAGCATCTGGAGCTTCTTCTTACAATTCTTTAAATTTGAAGAATATATATGACAAATCATATAGTGACGCATCATTAAAGTAAACTTTATAAATACAAAGGAATATTAATAGGAAATATTAAAAGTAAATATTAAAAGTAAATATTAACAGGAAAATTATTATTATATTTTGTTTATAATAATAAAAAATAACATATCATAACATAATATATATAAATGTTTCCAAACTTTATTTATAATTTATGTACACCAGCAAAATTGTATTTTTTTATTAGTTTGATATTACTAGCAGTCTCTTTATATTATGACATAACGCGAAATGAAAAAGATAAAATATGTTTAGGAAATTTAAGTTGTAAAATACAAAGTAAGCCTGTATTCTATGTGTTAAATATATTTTTTATTTTATTATGGGCATTTATTCTTAACTTACTATGTAGATATGGGTGGTCAAAACTGTCGTGGTTTTTATTTTTATTTCCATATATAATTTTAGGTATTGCTTTTTTGACAATTGCAGGACTTGTAATTGTTATAGCGAGAAGTAGTAAAAAATAAAACATATAATAGTTAATGGTTAATAGTTAATAGTTAATAGTTAATAGTTAATAGATAATAGATAATATATAATATATAGATGTCAAAAATATAGAGTTATATTCAAATTTTATAGTAAAAATATGAATATAAATGTAAAAAGTATAAAAAATACTAATGATATAATATAATAATATAATAGTATAATCTAAGTAAAATGAATTCTGAGTTAGCATGGCAGATAATAGATAAATACTTTTATGACAATCCAAATATTTTAGTTCAGCATCATTTAGAATCTTATAACGATTTCATAACAACTGGAATAAAAAGAATCTTCAAAGAAAAAAATCCAATCGTTCTTCAAAAAGAAGAAGATGTATCCAAAAATATTTTTAAACTACGATGCGAATTATTTATTGGAGGAAAGAGCGGCAATAGACTATACTATGGGAAACCAGTTATATATGATGACGAAAACAATAGTTTAGTAAAAAGGTCACATTTTATGTATCCTAATGAGGCAAGGTTGAGAAACATGACGTATGGAACTACTATTCATTATGATGTAGAGGTTGATTTTATAATGCGAGATGCAGAAGATAATATAAGAGTAGAAACCGCTGTATTGGAAAAAATATTTCTAGGTAGGTTTCCTATTATGCTTCAATCAGAGTTATGTATTTTAAATGGGCTAAACCCTTCGGTAAGATTTAATATGGGTGAGTGTCGGAACGACTATGGTGGATATTTTATTATCGACGGAAAAGAAAAGTTTATTATTTCACAAGAAAAATTTGCCGATAACATGCTCTATATAAGGGAATATGATGATGAAGGCGAGCTTTATAGTCACTCCGCTGATATACGCACAGTGTCAGAAGATGCATCAAAACCAGAGCGAACAATGTCTGTGAGAGTCGTTGCTCCAGGTGCTCGATACTCGAACGGACAAATCGTAGTTCTAATTCCGAATGTTCGTAAACCCATGCCTCTTTTTATAGTGATGAGAGCATTGGGTGTTTTATCTGATAAAGATATTATAGAATATTGTTTACTAGACTTGGATAAAAATGAGGATATGATAGACTTATTTATCCCGTCTATTCATGATTCAAGTAGAATTTTTACACAAGAAGTAGCTCTTAAGTTTATATCCACTTTTACAAAATCAAAAACCGTTTCACACGTACACGACATTTTAATGAACTATTTTTTGCCTCAACTAGGAGAACTAAACTACATAAATAAAGCGTATTATCTTGGATACATTGTTTATAAGTTATTACTTGTATATACTAAAGTTGAAAAACCAACTGACCGCGATAATTTTAAATTTAAACGCGTCGACTCACCTGGTCGTCTTTTATATGACTTATTTAAAGAGTATTATTCGCTACAACAAGCAAGTATTCGTCTAGCAATTGACCGCGAATACTATGGTAATACGTCTAGATATAATAGCGCGGAATCATTTCCTTCACTTATTCTACTAAATAAAAATGAGATGTTTCAAGACCGCGTCGTAGAGTCGGGGTTTAAAAAAGCATTTAAAGGAAACTGGGGTTCAGTAGAACATACCAAAAAAATTGGTGTAGTTCAAGACGTAAATCGGCTTTCATACAATTCATTTATTGCTGGGTTTCGTAAAATAAATTTGCCGATGGACTCGTCGTCAAAGTCGATTAAACCTCGTTTACTGCATAGTTCGCAGTGGGGTATTATTGACCCTGTAGATACACCGGATGGTGCAAATTGCGGGTTACATAAAAACATGACACTAATGTGTCATATTACTACCGGATTTTCCGGACAACCTATGATAAAATGGATGCGAGATATAATAGGTATGAAATTATTAGAAGAATGCCCTAGAAAATATTTATTTAGCTCTACAAAGGTATTTATAAATGGGGCATGGGTGGGTGTATTATCAAATCCGGACCAGGTAAATATACAAATAAAAACGTATAGAAGATTTGGACTAATTTCACCCTTTATAAGCGCACATTGGGAAATACAAAACAACGAGATGTATATTTTCACAGACGGTGGTAGGTTATGTCGTCCTTTACTATATTATGATACTATTGATATGCGATATGCATTTGAGAGAAAAGAAATATTATCAGCATTACAGTCAGATAATTTCACTTGGAAAAGTTTGGTTGTTGGTATGAACTCAAAAATAGCTGTTGAATATAAATTAGATTCTCCGATTATATACACACCTATGATGCTATATGGTGTAGAAACAATTTTGGATATTCAACGCGGGAAGATTCCATCTATTATAGAATATGTAGATACAGCTGAAGAAGAGTCACTATTAATTACTCTCTCATATAATGCGCGCGACAAACCGTATACACATATCGAAATTCACCCATCTATATTATATGGGTTTATGGGGAATCAAATCGTTTATCCTGAAAATAACCCTTTACCGCGAAATGCATTTGCATGTGGCCAAGCAAAACAAGCTATTTCTTTATATAGTACCAACTTCTTTTCGCGTATTGATAAGATGGGAGTAATGTTAAACTATGGACAAATTCCCTTGGTTAAGAGTCGCTACTTAAAACATATAAACAATGAAGAGCATCCATGCGGCGAAAATGTCATTGTAGCAATTATGTGCTACTCGGGGTATAATGTAGAGGACTCTATTTTATTCAATGAAGGGTCGGTAAAACGTGGAATGTTTCGAACAACTTATTTTAATAGTTATGAGACACGCGAAGAATCTAGTAAAGATAAAGGTGTAGTGGTCGATTCGCATATTGCAAATATTGAAACTGAGACAAATGTGATTGGATTAAAGCCAGGATATGAGTATAATCACCTGGACATGTATGGTATGATAAAAGAAAACACTGAGTTAAATGACAAGATTGTATTAATCGGTAAAGTTAAAACGAATCTTGATAATCCTGACAGACCAATCGATGATTCTGTTTTTCCTAAAAAGGGGCAACTTGGATTTGTGGATAAAACATTTATAACAGAGAGTGAAGAGGGAGCACGACTAGCGAAGGTTCGTATTCGCGAAGAGAGAATGCCTAGTATTGGTGACAAATTTGCTTCCAGAGCCGGACAAAAAGGAACCGTGGGTGTATTAATACGCGAGCAAGATATGCCCTTTACAAGTGATGGAATAAGACCAGATATTATTATAAATCCGCATGCGATTCCATCTCGTATGACCATTGGACAGTTGGTTGAGACATTAGTAGGGAAAGCATGTTCTTTATATGGCGCTTTTGGAGATTGTACTGCATTTTTAAATACGGGACCAAAGGAAAAACAGTATGGTAAACTATTAGTAAATGAAGGGTTTCATTCAAGTGGTACGCAAATATTATATAATGGAATGACGGGCGAACAGATACAGTCAGATATATATATCGGACCAACGTATTATATGCGTTTAAAACATATGGTAAAAGATAAAATCAACTATCGTGCTAGGGGACCTAGAACTCTTCTTACACGTCAAACTGTGCAAGGTCGTGCAAACGATGGTGGCTTGCGTGTAGGTGAAATGGAACGTGACGGAATAATAGCGCACGGAGTTAGTCATTTTCTACAGGAGTCTATGATGATTCGTGGCGATGAGTATTTTATGGCGATATGTAACAAGACAGGAACGATTGCGATTTATAATAGTATGCGCGATTTATTTATGAGTCCTATGGCGGATGGTCCTATAAAGTTCACTGGAAATTTATTGAGCGATATGAATATTGATAAGATAACTAGATTTGGTAGGTCATTTAGTATTATCCGTATTCCTTATTCATTTAAACTATTAATGCAAGAGTTGATGACGATGAATGTGTCTATGCGAATTATAACAGAAGACAATATAGACCAACTTGACAGCATGTCGTATTCTAAGACGATTAATAAACTTATGTTTGATGACACACCGCAAACAACTGATATTATTTCTAGTGTAATTGAGTCAAACAAAGAAAGAAGTTCCGTGGGATATGTAGGAACTAAGGCATCGCGAAAAGCTGAGTTAGATAAAAAACAAGAGAATACAAATGCTATTTTGTTGGATAACCAAAAGGCACAAGAAAAGATGCTTAAAGATATAGAGAATCTTGGATGGAGATTAGAAAGTCGTGAATTAGTAGAAGGTTCGGACGGAGAAGGAACACCGAAGAGATATAGATATGTTTTTGCATCTTTGATTTTGGATGATCGTGGTTCTCCTACTGAGATATGGGATGGTCCAGCAGGTGGATATGGACAGTTTCCGAATACTCATCCTGTTGGATGGTCAGAGAAAGATCTGTTGTATCCATCAGGAGAAAAAATACCGGATGAAATTATGGCGAATGAGTTGGCTAGAAATCAGACACCAAATAACTGGTTAAGCTCATATATAAATATAGTACAAGAGTATGAGAAGGTAATGTATAGAAAACGAATAATGGAAGAAGCAAAACAACGCGCAGAACAAGGTATAGAAGAGGGTTCGCCGCAATATCAGTCATTAGGATTTGGAGCAGCGGCAGCGGCATCAGTGGCTGGGTTATCTGCATCGCCATTGGGATCACCACAATACACAGCTTCATCACCACAATACACAGCTTCATCACCCCAATATGCACCATCATCGCCACAATACGCACCATCATCACCCCAATACGCACCATCATCGCCACAGTATTCATCTGCGATTAGTCCTGTCGGTTCTCCAGTAGCATTAGCCGGACAGGCGACAAATGTTGTGTTCCCTACAAATCCTCTACAACCTGTAATGCCTGCAGGAATAGCACCACAAGTACCACAAATACCACAAACACAAGGATTGCTATCTGTTGATACACAAAAACCAAAAGAAGAAGGTAAAGAAGAAGAACAGGGTAAAAAAACAGTAATGGTTAATCTTGGTAATTAGTAAAAGTATAATTAAAGTAAATAATGAATTATAAATAGCGAATAATGAATAGCGAATTACGAATTTAATAAAACAATAATAAAATTGAATTAAAATTATTGTTTTGTAATATAAATATAAGAAAGTAGTAATAAAGAAAAAGAACAAATAACCAATCAAATGTCTTCAGCACAACAACAAAAAACATCGAGTGGATTAATTACCATGATTCACAAGTCAAGGCGAACAGTTCTTGAATTATTAAGAGAACAAAAATATGATACATCTGAATATGATAAATTTGGAGTGAATGAAGTTCATGCAATGTATACAAATAAAGATGTCCCAAAACAGTTAGACATGATTTTGACTACTAAGGAGGGACCATTTAAACAAAAAAGTGTATATGTCAAGTTTCATTTAGGGAAAACATTGCGAGTCGAAAATATACAAGATTATGTAGATGATTTGTTCAATATAGAACAAATTTTGAATAAAAAAACAGATACATTAATAATAATAATAAAACAAGACATGAATCAAACCTTAATGAATATATTAAATGAATTTTGGGATAGAAATAAAATATTTATTATACTATTTAGTTTAGAAAGATTACAATTCAATATTCTAGAACATCAATATGTACCCAAACATATCATTTTAACCGACGACGAAAGGAAAGAGATGATTAAACGGTATAATATTTTAGATGTAAAGAATTTGCCAGATATTTCTCGATTTGACCCTGTTGCACAAGCAATTGGTATGCGACCAGGAGACATTTGTCGTATCGAACGACCAAGCAAAACTTCGGTCATTTCAAATTATTACAGGTATTGTACACAAACAATGTTATAATAAGTGATTATATTGGACTATACTGGACTATACTGGACTATATTCGATTATAAATATTTTTAATGTATATAACTTTATGATTATGTGTTTGGGATTTTTAAGATTTGTTTTTATAAAATAATATTTTATTATGATATTATAGATATCATATATTATAGATATGTCAGAAATAATAAAATATTATTCAAATTCTCTTAATAATTTAAATAAGCAATATGACGAATACACAAAAAATTATGTAGAGGAGTTTGTAGAGTTTAAAATACCAGTATTTAGTTGTAGTTTAACAAGAAATGATTTGAATTCTGTTGATTGTATTAACAACTATTCAAGAAACAGCGCATTTGTTGGTACAAAAGATAAAATAGACTCATTGAATACTGAATATTTAAATATAACAAAGCAGTTAAAAGCATTATTTATAGAACAGTCAAAATATGTAGACAGTTTTCAAAAAAAAATAGATGAATTAAATGATGATAATAAAGAATTATTAAGTAAGGCAACGAATATAAAAGACACCAGTGCTACATCAAAACCATTTTTTTACAATGAAAGGTTATTATATTACCGTTCTTTGATTTACATAGTATCGATTGTTATTGGTATTATTTTTATTCTATATATGTTACAATCTACGCCATTTATGGAAGTTGCATCAAGTGTCGCTACAAATACTAAGAATCTTGCAGAAAATGCAGCAAAGGGAGCAAAAGGATTAGTAGAAAATGTGAATGCCCCAAACCCTGATGGAACAACATCAAATAATATGCTTAGAAATATTATTATATTTGTATTAATAAGCGCTGTTATAATTTCGGTATTTTATTTTATAGTTTATGTATTACGAAAAGTAAACCCACCAATAGAAAAAACAAATACCGAAAAAGAAATAAAGAGGATTGCTGATTCATGCTTAAAAGATAAGAGCAATTCGTGGTTTAATGCGCAACTAGAAAAACTTAAAACATTCTTAACAAATAAAAAACAAATAAACTAATATCTTGGTGAACTCTGTAAACAATATTAGTAATATCTGGTAATATTATTAATATTAGTAATATTAGTGATATTAGTAATATTAGTGATATCGATAATATAGACATTATAAAAATACATTTTCTATTTATATGTTATAAATAATTATTTTACTATGGACCTATCAAACATGTTTAGCGATTTAGCACATATTTCTAATAGTGGATACAGAGAACAGTTATATACAGATCCTGGTATTTTACAAGGTATAGAATTTCTACAAAATGAAAATAAAGTAAAGAAACAAGTAGAGAAAAATTTGAATTTAAACTTAATATCAGATTCGCATGGAACAGCAAGTACAACTGTTCATTCAGCGGGACTATTAAGTAATAATGGAACAATAGAAGAGACAGGAGAAGAACAAGTAGAAGTAGAAGGGTTTACAGAAAATATGGAAGGACCAACTACAAAATATTATAATGACCTCAAAGCACAGTATAAAATTGTTTTGGATCAGTTTAACTTCGTTGTTAATGCTGCTAAAACAACACCAGGAAAAGGTATAATACCACTACCTCCTCCTGCTCCTCCTGCTGTTGAAACCTCCGAACAGCTAGCTAAAAGAATAGCTGCAGATAAACAAGCAAGACAAGATTTGAAAAATAACTTAGATACGCTTTCATCACAAATGGCGAATATATCTGCACAGTTAATGTCAAATGTAAAAGATAACACTAGGTCGGATTTCTCATCATACAATAAAATGCAGAAAGATATAGATAATGTTCAAAAGCGAATCATTGAGATAGATGGAATAATGCAAAAGAATAAATTGAAAACCATATATGATGTAGATACATCTCTTGCTAAAGAAGAAGAGACTGCATTACTTGCAAAACAGAGATATTATGTTTATATGATATGGTTTATTGTACTGGCTATTATTTTATATATAACAATATCTAACATATTTAACCCCGAGTCATCATTTAGTATTTTATTAATAAGTCTTGTTTTACTGATATGCATATTTCTATTTTTCATGTATAGTAACTGGAGTACTGAATGGTATGACTTGAAAATTAAACTTAAAAACTTAGACTTTGGTCTTCCTGATATTCCAACAATAGATTTTAACCCATTAGTGTCTATCAAGTATACATCATAAATTTTTACTGATATAATAGTATATAATAATTTAAATCATATATATTAATTTAAATCATATATATTAATTTAAATCATATATTTTATTAGATGTATTATTATATGTATTAAAAATATTTATTATATCTACTTGTTATAATAAATATTTTTATCTGAGTATAATTATATTTAAGAAAATAAAATTATAATTATAAATAAAAATAAATGTATAATAGCAAAAGTATAAACGATGGGCTACAGTTTATAAATCAATCAAATACAAGAACCACTAAAACGTGTAATAAATTAAAAAATAATAAATACAAAAATAAAAATAATAAAAATTTTGTATTAGATAACGATGCTGAACTTATTGAAAATTTTGTAGTAGATGACACTGCGTTAACTGTAAAAAACACAAATGAAACAAATAAAATGAATACTAATATTGTTGGGTATAATAGTTCTATGAACGAGTTAAATAATATTCAAAATAGTATTACTAAACAGTCCAAAATATTTTTAGATATTAACAAAAAAAGTGACGATAGTTCATTAAGAAACAAAGATGTACAAATTACAGACGGTAAGTTTGGTCGAGTAAATAATGCGGGGTTATTTAAATTATATCCATCAGGTGCTACCAAGTGTGGTATTCCGGTTGTCCCCAAGTCGGTTGGTTTTGATTTATCTGGTAAGTCCGCTGCAGAGTATTCAGTATTAGAAGATGCTGCAGGGAATCTCGCACTATACGGTACCGATATGGTACAAGGACCTAACGGAACATATCCATGCAGTGACTATTCCGGAACAAATATATATGTATCAAAGCCCATAAGTTTTAATTATGATACGAATATGGTATATGTGGGTGTGTATAATCAAGATGCGGCTAATGCTGCGACAGTTGCTGGTCAACTAGTAGCACAAAATGATTTGAGTAACTCTACGGTTAAACAATGTGTTACTAGAGCAATGGATAAAGGAATGTCTTTTGCGTCTCTTTCAAATTATAATTCTAATAGCAAAACAGGGCAATGTTATGTTGGAAACTATTTGCTTAACGGGGGGTCGTCTAATGCGTATAGAACTATTCAACGGGCAACTATTTTTACATTTACAGATGCTACACATAACGCGTTTACTTTTGCTGCCGATGGTGGAATGTATTCAGGAACATCAGGAGCAGGTGGTAATCCTTTTGTTAGTCCATTAGTAAGAGCCGAAGGTACAACGAAAGTTCCTGTAGGTATATTAAGTCCACAATATGGAGGAACGATTAATGACCTTACGGCTAGTTATGCTTATGAAACAGGGTGGGGATATTGGGATGATATAGTGAGATTTAATCCTTCTCCTGTTGGAACGCCAGGCGCAAATTTAGATACTGCTAGACAATATAGTTACTGGTATCCTGTTTTGAGAACTTATAGTTATCAATATAATGGTAGAACATATTCATATCAACAATATGATTGGGAACTGCGTACTTATACAGCAACAGTTTCATGGCAGGGTAGCGGGGAAGTATATATTAGATATAAGTGTGGTAAAAAAGATATGACACCTACAGCAAGGCGAGTAAATTTAGGACAAGGATTTACTATAGGATGTTGGGAGTTATATGAACAGTATCCATCATTTTCTTTGAACTTATCTGATGATGGTACTATTACAATTGTAAATAATAAAACACCAAATGACATATTGTATACAAATACGAATCAAATATCAAATCAACCGGAAACACAAATGATATCAATAGCTGGTGCAAACAAGACAATGATGCCCTGGGCTGATAGACCTGATTGGGTATCAGGCAGTATTAATGGTGGTGGTTTACTAACTTCGTTTTCGATGGGTGCAAAAACACTAACAAATGGTCAATATATTTCGTCGCCATCTGGTAAATGTCGGTTAATTTTTAATAAGTCCGGGGGTAGTGCTGGAACATTAGTATTGGAATATTCAGTTTATAATGTTTCGCAAACACAAGGAGCAGCTTCATCACAAGGTCTAGATAAAGATAATAACTTAATTGGAAACTCTAATAATTATTCTCAGTATTATTTAACCAAAGTAGATGACCCAAATATAAAAGGTAAGATTGCTTATATTGATATAAATAATGGTTTACATGAATACTCTCGCGACATGATAGAATTCGATAATGACTATATTCAAGCGAAGGGTTTCACGCCTTATTCTATAACTGGAACTACTCTTCCAAATACAACAGAAGCGTTGTGTAAAACTTCGTGTAACAATGACCCTTTATGTGCTGGGTATACTTATAACGACTCAGTGTGTAAAAGGTATAGAGATACAGAGATATATCCAAAAGGAGATAGAATTTTAGATGATAGTAAAACTACTTACATTAGAAAGAAAAAGATAAGTGCTACAAACACTACTGATTTTTCTTGTAATAAGTTTGTAAATGATGTAGATAGTAGTGTGTATTCTTCTTATCCGAAAACAGACCCAAATCCGATGACATCGACTCAAAAATGTGCACTTGGTTTAATATTAGAGCCGCGAATGGGTGTATTACAAACAAAAAATAGTGCTGCAGTTACGAAAGGAAATGAAATAAAGGGATATATAAATGGTATTTATACAAACCAAAATAATTTAAAAGATACAATTAATACAAAATCGAAGGATATAGAGAAAGGAATAGCTGGTCAAGAAGCGGTTAAAAAACAAATAGATAAATACGAAGAGTCAAATATTACGAATACCGCAACTGTTTCTGATACAGAGTTGCTTCTTGTTAGCGACAACTATAAGTATGTATTATGGAGTATAGTAACAGTTATAGCTGGTATTGCGGCAATCAAAACATTTAGAACTGCATCAGAGTAAATGTAAATATATTGCAGTATTTTATAAATAAATATTTACTGATTTTTAGTATTAAATATTTATAATATTTATAATATTTTAAAAATAAATATTTATAATATTTATAATATTTATAATATTTATAATATGGCTTCGTCTACTCCGTCAGTTTCTCAAATTGTTACAGCTTTTACATTAAATGTTACATCAGCCAGTACACCACCAACCGTTTCACAAACATTTAATGACCCTGCTACTTTAGCTTCTTTAAAAGTAGGTCATAATAGTCTACCAATTACGAATTCAGAGATTCTTAGTCGGTATGCTACAGCTGGTTTACAATGTTCGAATGTGTTATCCGTTACTTATGGTGGGTTAATTAGTGTTTCTACTCCCACTTCAACGCCCATCTTTGTTGCTACGCCTATAACATTAAGCAACTTTGGACCGTTTACTTATAATTTAGTTTCTGGAGGCACTTTTACATTATCACCACCAACATCGAATAGCAACAGCCCAGGTGCGTTTACATACTCTGTTCCTGCTAATAATGGTGTAGTATCTATATCAGGTAATGTCGTAACAATGCTTGCTGCAGGCTCTACTACTATAACAGCAATACAAGCCGCTGCTGGAGGTTATGCTAGTAGCACACCGATTACCGCTACTTTAGTTGTTGTTTTTGTTCCTCAAGCACCAAGTCTAAGTAACTTTACTGTTCCTGCTAAAAAAATTGGTGATGCGCCATTTAATATAACAGCGCCTACATCTAATAGCAATGGTTCATTTAGTTATACTAGTAGTAATAACAATGTTGCTACTATAGGATTACCTGGTATTACTTGGACTAGTAGAACTAGTGCGGCTGATAATGCTTGGCGCTCAGTTGTCTACGGTAATGGATTATGGGTTGCTGTTGCTAATTCTGGTTCAGGAAATAGAGTAATGACAAGTCCAGATGGTATTAATTGGACGATTAGAACTAGTGCTGCTAATAATGGTTGGAGCTCAGTTGCTTATGGTAATGGATTATGGGTTGCTGTTTCTTATAATGGTTCCAATAGAGTAATGACAAGTCCCAATGGTATTGATTGGACGATTAGAACGAGTGCTGCTGCTAATGATTGGTACTCAGTTGCTTATGGTAATGGATTATGGGTTGCTGTTGCTATTTCTGGTACAGGAAATAGAGTAATGACAAGTCCCGATGGTATTACTTGGACTAGTAGAACTAGTGCGGCTGATAATGATTGGTTATCTGTCGCCTATGGTAATGGATTATGGGTTGCTGTTGCGATTAATGGTGCCAATAGAGTTATGACAAGTCCCGATGGTATTACTTGGACAAGTAGAACAATCAGTGGTTTATCTGCCTATAATGCTTGGTACTCAGTTGCTTATGGTAATGGATTATGGGTCGCTGTTGCGATTAATGGTTCAGGAGATAGAGTTATGACAAGTCCCGATGGTATTACTTGGACTACTAGAACGAGTGCTGCTGATAATGCTTGGCACTCAGTTGCATATGGTAATGGATTATGGGTTGCTGTTGCAGAAACTGGTACAGGAAATCGAGTTATGACAAGTCCCGATGGTATTACTTGGACTAGTAGAACTAGTGCTGCTGATAATGCTTGGCGCTCAGTTGCTTATGGTAATGGATTATGGGTTTCTGTTGCGCAATCTGGTACAGGAAATAGAGTTATGACTTCAGGTGACAGTATAAATGTTGTTGGAGTAGGCTCATCAATTATTACAGCAACACAAGCCGCAACAAATAATTATTCATCAGGAATGATATCAGCAACATTTACAGTTACTTAGTAGTGGTAGTGTTGTAGCAGGTGGCCATGATAAAAATGATTGTGCTAGTCTAGTCATTATTAAATACTATAATTAAAGTTATTACTATATAACTAATTATTATATAACTAATTATTATATAACTAATTTTATTATACTATTTTATTTAATTATTTATTGTAATAATATATTATATATATTATTATTATATACATGTCAGTTCCACCAGTAGATCCATTGGTTACATATCAAGATGATTTTACACGAAATTTAAATGAACAGTTTGATAATATTGCTAACTTACAAAATATACAAAAAAAGTTATTCGCCGATTTAGAAAAATTGGCTGGTTCGCCAGATATAGCATTACCTTCAATTCAAAGTCAAATTACTGATAAATTCGACCAAATCGATAACTTAACAAAATTGCGAACTAATATTTTTGAAACAATTAAGGCAAACTATGGTATTACGCAATCTGATTATAATATTCAGAGAAAATCGTATGCTCAGCAACTTGTTGCGCTAAATATTATTGAAAATGACTTGAACAATACATCTAGCCAGTTAAGGAAATCAATATCAATTCGTGATAATGCCGAAAGAATGGTTGGTGTTAACAATTATTACACCCGAAGGTATGAGGCACATGCCGATATTATGAAAAATATTATCTTTTACTGCGGTATTATAATTCTTGCAATATTTTTAATGAGAATTGGGATAATAACCGATGAAATAACAAGTTTGATTATTATAGTTGCTCTTTGCATTGGTATTATAGTTGTAGGCAGAAAGGTATATGATTTATCGAGACGCAATAATATTGACTATGATAAGTATAATTTTCCTTTTGATATATCAAATGTGCCAGATAACACTAGAAATATTATAAGTAAAGGAACCGATAGAACTTTTGGACAGTCTGCACTATTGGATGTATGTAAGGATATTAAAAAGGAAACATTTGTAGCGTTTCAACTTAAAAATCCTAACTGTAAGATAAAAAACAGTGATGATGGAATGTCGCCTATTCCATCAACTGATACAGTATATGACTGTAACTCGTCATATAATACATTGTAATATAAATAAATTACAATAAATTACAATAAATTAAGTCAAAAATAGTATTTTAATTTGTAAATAAGTAAAATACTATTTATATAATAATATAACAATAATATAACTGTAATATAAAAATACAATAATGCCGGATGGTCCTTCTAGTGAAGAAGCTAAAAAAATACAGAGTGATGTTAATAAAACAACTAACGAACATGCAGCCGACTTGACAGGAGCAATGGGTGGTGGATGTTCCCCTGAACTAACAAAACAGGCAACAGGAACATTGGCTGCTGTTACAAATGTAGTTGAGAAAGTTAATAAAGCGTTATCATCATCTGGTATTGGTGGATTATTTAGTGATGATAGTTTAAAAAAAATATACGAAAATACTAAAAAAACAAATGATAATGCTTTACTAAATGAATATATCGCTGAAAAAAACTATATGATAAATAAATATGGAAGTGGTCCTGATAATTTATCAAAAGGGTCCACAGAATATAACGATTTATTATCTAAACGATATCATGCACAAGGGGAGAAAGATTTAGAAGATTTAAACAGCAAGTATATTGAAGTAAATAATTTAATAATGGACTTAATAAAAGTAACACAGCAACAGAACATTGCTGTTGAAAATATGAAAAAAGTAATGGAAGATTTAGACGAAAATAACAAAGAGTTATTGAATATAATAAATGGAGGTAAAAGTGATTTATATACCTACAATCGTAAGTCGATGTATCAAAGTAAATTAAAGGATAGTGTTGAAAACTGGACGTTAATTCCTGTAGTAGTATATTGGACCTTGGTTATTCTGTGGGTATGTATTGTGATGTTATATTTAAAAAATGTAACAATTATATCAGTAGTTATTCTTATAGGGTTAATATTGTATCCATATTTTTCGACTCCAGTATTTTTATGGATATTGGAAAAGATTCAGTCATTATGGAATTTTATATTTATAGCAGTTCATAATAGGATTAGCGTGTAGATGGGTTATGGGTTATGCAGTAAAAAATATTTATATGATTTTCTACATATAAATATTTATATTTATTTATATTTATTTATATTTATTCATCTATGTGGTTGTGGATGTGGGGTGTGGCTGTAGTTGTGTTTATTGTTATTTATTGAAGTACTAATTTTCTTCTTCTACTTCATCGTGACTATAAATAATAGAGATATTTTTCCAACCTTTAGTTGCATATTTTCCATATTTCTTATCGAATACTTCGTAAATTTCATTACCGCGAGGCACGTTTCTATCGTAGTGCTCAATATACCAAATCTTAAATGACTCATACATTTCGGTTTTCTTAACATAGTGTCCCTCTACTTTGCGTATTTTGTCACGAACGAACTCATTGATATAGTCCTGGCTGTTACGATAACTTTCACTGCTAGCCAGAACACCTGGTGTGTCTTTCACCATACCACCGGTTTGAAATGCTTTCTCGACAAGCATAGCCAAGAATACAGGTGCCCATATTTTAAATTTCTCATCAAGGCGTTTATCAATCAGGTATTGGTAAGGTTTGTCGGGGTCATCGTCGCGCGGGGTTTCACAAAAGATTGCCTTGTGGTCAACTTTACGAATACGTCTCCATGTACCTTCATCGTTTGCTTTGATATCGAACAAAGTATTTGTGCAAACAACTAGTTTAAATTGAGGACGAAATGTAATCATATTCTTAAATAAAGCACGACCTTGAATCTCATCACCACCGGTAATTTCTTTCATAGGACCTTCCTCAAGACGCATTCCTTTAGATGGTTCTTGCATAACAGCGTATCTAATACCGACCAACTGAGCAATTTCAGAGGATGTACCACCGATTGACGCACGTTTGCTTGTAATAAGCGAGATAGGAACGACTGCTTTATATTCGCCCAAAGTCACAGACATTAACTCGACAAGTTTCGATTTTCCGTTGCTTCCACAACCGGTATAAATGTTGAATGTTTGTGGATAGTTGACACCAATCAGACATGATGCAAGATGTTCCCACATGTAGTTTCGAATATCTTCTTCGGGATATAACTTATTAATAAAGTCATTAATCTCGGCAATTATTTTTCCATGTTTTTTCTGGTCGAGAGCAAAGTAGTCAATATTCGTGCTTTTTGTGATATAGTCATCAGGTTGACCTTGTCTTGCACGTTTTTCTTTGAAGTCGATTACACAATTATTGCAGCATAGAAGGTGTGTTTTTGTATCAATGCTTTGCGAGAATTTCTTATCATAAAACAACTCTTGAGCTTCCTTCATGATATTGGACTTGATTCCAGTTTGTTTTAATTTAATACAAATATCAGATATTCTGTGTTGGAACTGGTTTGGTTTTCCGGATTCATCAGTGGAAGCTGTACCAGGTGGTGCAGAGGCTGCGGCTGCGGCGGCAAGAATTTGTTTATTTGCTTTTTTGGAATTTCCTGTTCCTGATGCGCCACCTGTAGAACCGATGCGACTGATATAAACGTTGTACATTTCATTCGAAATCATTTGCTTAAGAGCAATACCGGAGTCGCATTCAACCCAACGATTATTTTCAAATTCGTACCATGTGTTGTCGCCGAAATTAGCACATACGAACTGATTTTTAAACATATTATATAGAACGACGGCCAAGTCCACCATAGTTGTTTCGGGTTTTCCGTTGATATTGACCAAATCATTTGACAGGGTGATGTCGACATAATAGTCGATTGTTTTCTTATATACTTCATTATACCTATCTTTTGCGTCATGTTGTGCCCAATATATAATCGAACGACGAGTAAGACCGTCTTCATTTTCCATAGAGAATGTCAACCACTTGTCGTAAAACTCGCGAATTTTGTCATAGCTGAATTTTTCGGATTGAGAGCTGAATAGAATCCATGACAGGAATAATTTATCACTGGTATTTCGCAAAGCCCAGCCGACGCGAATCCACAAGTTATATTGGTTATAGTATTTCTCAGGAAGACACATAGCGTAGTCACTAGTTTCCTTGATGAAGTGTTCGCGTGGTTCGAGGCTACTAAATAGTCTATCAATTTCGTCTGTAAGTTGTTCACGATTTGTGATTTCAAATATATCACTGTTATTCATGTTAGTTGCTCTGCGACGCACACCTCCAGCTTTGTTCAAGGTTGGTTTTCTTACTTTGTTACTTTTAATTGCATCATATTCGCGTTGAATTGACTCGCGGTTTTCGAAACGCGGGTGTCCATCAAACTGTGCTGATAGAAGATTAAAGTTCTTTGCATAGTCAAAGAATGATACATTTTTCGGTTGATATTCCCAAATATAATCGGATTTTTTGCTTGTTCCATTCTCATCGTCGCCGTCGTCCCTATCGCTTTCGCCGTCACCACCACCCTGTTCATCATCATCATCGTTACCATATTCTTCGGTGTTTTCATTTTTTACATATACAAAATTAAATTGCGATTTAAGTTCGTAAGCTTCGTGGCCGGGTTTTCTGGAGCCGTACAACTGCCATCCAACAGGATTTTGAATACGGGATATATTATCGTCAAGGATGTCATCCCATGAATTTTTCAGAGGCAGGTGTTTTAAGACATCGGGAATTTTTGCAAGAACCGAGTTTCGAAGCATGTGTTGAATAATCCTATCAGCGTGTATACCTATAATCAAATGAATTCCGTCTTTGGTATACTTATCGTCATCGGTATTTACATTTGGTTTTTCAAATACGAAAACGCTAATTTCCTTTTTCTCTCCATCTTCAATATTCAACATCTTAGAAATTTCATCCATGTAGATTCCAATAATGTTTTCAACATCATCTTTTGTATGTTGACGCGCATCAATATGAGGTCCATACCTAAAATCCAAATCAACCAAAATTGGACCACCATTTTGTAACTGTTTTTCGGTTAAATATTCATGACGCCTATTTGTAATGACATGTTTCGAGTATTTTGCCCAAAATTCGGGTAATTTTTCAGGTGGAATACAGAATGTTCCACCTGTTACGCCGTGTTCGGGGCTTGGGATTCGTGTATGTGTAAATGATACTCCGGCAGACGAAGGGTCACCTTTTTTTATATAATATTGTTTCATATATTGTTCATAGTCGTTTGCACTTGATGCTGCTGACATTTTTGATGATTGTGTTTTATTTCGTGTTGAATTGTTTGTCTGTTCCATCTGTATATTATAGATAGAGATATTTTTATATCAATTTTTTATGTTTCAAAATATCCCTAAAAATAGATAACTATGTTTCAATGAAAAGTAATATATGTATAAAAACGACATAAAAATGAAACGCGTATATTATATATTGTTGAAGTATCGGCAGAGTATCATTGGATAATTCTAGAATGGAAAAAAATACAAATGTAAATAAAAGTAAAAAGACAGAATTCGATATATCTGATGATGAAATAGAAGAAGAAGAAGCGGTAAACAAAGTTATAAAAAAAAGTCCTTCTACATCTTCATCTAATGATGTTTCTAATGTACATATTCCTAAAGAGACAATAGAGAGACTATTAAAAGATATAAAGGACATATTTATGTCATCGCTCGAAAAAGATGGTATTTATTATAAACATTCGGATACAAATATCTTGAAAGCGTATGTAATGATAGTTGGACAACCGGATACTTTATACTTTGGAGGATATTATTTTTTCCAAATTAATATTCCAGCTGATTATCCACATTCTCCTCCTGTTCTTGAATATTTAACAAACGATGGAGTTACAAGGTTTCATCCTAACTTTTATAAGTCAAAAAAAGTATGTTTATCTATGTTGAATACATGGAGGGGTGAACAATGGACGAGTTGTCTAACTATAAAGTCAGTTTTACTGACGCTTTTATCTATAATGGATAGTCATCCGATGTTGCATGAGCCGGGTATTACAGAAAAACACCAAGACTATCATACCTATCATAGTATGATTTTGTATAAAAATATCGACTTTGCGTGTATTCGATTAATGGATGAGTTTATAGATACATCTATTATTCCTTTTGAAATGGAGTACAAGGAATATTTTTATAAATTTATGTTGGAGGTATTTAAAAAAAATGCGAATGCATTAAAAAAGGTTATTATTAATTCTATGAAGACAAAGAATTGTAACAAACATTATACAATAACTGGATTATATAATATGTCATTTTATGTCAACTATGATGAGTTACTAGATAAACTAACAAAAGCTGCAAAAAAGTATGATATTATGTTAGAGTAGTAAATATTATTATTATTACTATTACTATTATTACTATTATTACTATTATTACTATTTACAAAATGTCGATTTTGCTCTTATATATTTTATACAATTTAAGTAATTGCATAAAATTGAAATAAACAAATAATACTATAATATAATATACAGACATTCTATCAAACAACTATGCACTTTTGTATAAATTGTAGCAACATGTATTATATTCGACTATCCGAAGAAGACCCCAATTTGATTGTATATTATTGTCGAAACTGTGGTCATGAAAACAAAAATATTTCGCTAGATAGTGTTACGATTTCAAAAACAAATTTCAAGCATAACAAGCAAAAATATAACTCGATTATCAACAAGTATACAAAAATGGATCCAACATTGCCGCGTATTAATACAATAAAGTGTCCAAATCAGTCTTGTAATAGTAATGAATCGGACAAGGAAAAGCAACAAGAAAGAGAAGTTATCTATCTTCGCTATGATGATGTAAATATGAATTTTGTTTATATGTGTTCAACATGTGACACTGTTTGGAATACAGAACAGTCAATGTCATAACTTATATTGCTGTTATGTTTATAATATTGTATACTATTGTATAATATTTAGAAATGATATTATACTATAATAAATATTTTTTATGTATTTGGGTTATATTTTGGTTATAATTGGGTTATAATTGTGTTATAATTGGGTTATATCTGCTTTAATATTATTAATATAAAATTGAAATAAAATCAACGCATTATATTATATATAAGAGACATATAAACAACGCAATGCAAGCATCAGATAAATTGAAGAATGATTCAGCCTCTGAGATTGTTTCCGACGATGAAGGAGAAACAAGCGATGACCAGAGCGAAGGAAGCCCTACAAATCTTAAAAGTAAAGTAAAATCAATACTAGGATTCGGTGAAGAAGATTCCGATAACCCTAGTCCAAAAGCATCTGATTCAGAAACCGAAACCGAAACTGAAGGAGATGACAGTGAAGGTGAAGACGAAGAAAAACCAAATCTCAAAAGTGGATTCTCGAAATTATTAGGAAGTTTAAAAGATGCTGTTAGTGGTATAGCAGGCGATACTAGTTCCGCGGCGGTTGAAGCAGAACAAGCGAATGTTGACAAAAAAGGTATAGGCAAAGGGAAGTCTGTTTCTTCAGCAGCAGCAGCGTCATCAAAACCTTCCTCTAGGAAAAAAAAATCACGCGGAGTTCAACCTACGGAAGAGGAATTAGCATATAATAGTGATGAAGGTGGAGACAGTGATGACGAAAATATAGGCGACGACGACGATGACAATGAGTCAAAATTGAAAAAATTTGATAAAGAACTAAGAGAAGATTATTTAGTGAATTTTCATCCCGAAAGTCTTATACAAAACTACGATGAGATTTATAATTTGGCTCGTGTTGTTCGAGATGCAAATGGTGTAATCGTAGATAGCTTGCACAAAACATTACCCATGTTGACAAAATATGAGAAAACAAGAATTTTGGGACAGCGAGCAAAACAAATCAATGATGGTGCTACTCCGTTCGTAAAAGTACCAGAAGGTGTTATTGATGGTTATCTTATTGCTATAAGAGAACTAGAAGAGAAAAAAATACCATTTATAATCAGACGACCCTTACCTAACCGTGGTTCTGAATATTGGATGGTTGAGGATTTAGAAATTGTTATTTAACACTTCCAACGTTTTCCGCAGTCGAGGCATGAAACAAATGTAGTCATGGGTTCATCAGCAGACCTGGTTTGTAGTTGATAGTAAGTACATTTTTTTGAGTAACATTTGCGACATGTGAATTTGTCAGTAGATGCTTCTAACTTTGGTTCATACTTATTCTGGTCACGAATTTTCTTATCTTCAATTAATTTTTCCCACTTTTCTGGACTCATCTCTTGGTGAGTCATAAATGCTAGTTTGTGAGCCTGAAATTCATGATTTTGTAGCATATTTAGTATTCTTTCATTTTTCAAATTTACATATATTGTGCGAAGAAGGTCTAAGTAAATTGCGACAAAATATATATTATCCCATTTTCTGACAATACATTTTTCTTTTGCTTTTCCTAAAGAACTATTGAAAATACCTTTTTCAAGATTTGTTGCAACTTCTAAATCTTTAACAATACTAGTTAACTTCGCACAAATATTTTCACGAAATTGAACAGGGTTTGTTATTTGACGCATTTTTTATTGTAATTGGATGTGATTGTTATTAACTAAGATAGTTTGTATATTAATAACAATCGAATTGTCTTTATTCAATTTTCCTATATATATAAAATATATAAGTGTTGGAAATATCAAAATATCAAAATATTGAAATATGGAAACACTAATTTAAGGAAGGTTCAATGCAGATGATACTGCACCGGTTGTGTTAAAAAATATTCTCTTAATAGTTTCAAGTATATATACAAAGAAAGCAAGAAACATAAGAACCCAAGGAAGAAGAATCAAAAACCATGAAAGATTGCTAAATCCCTTTTTGCATAAGTATGATAAAACCCATGTCCATAACACAATAAATACGGCTTGAACTACATATGATGTTCTTGCATCTTTTTGGTATGTGAAGTTAAGACTCTGTAAAAATGAATTATTTGACTGGTTCAAAGTAATCTGTTGAGATATCGCATTTAATCCGAAATAAGAAAGAACTATTAAAATAAATGAAACAATAAGATAAATTTGAGCAGGAGTGCAAAGTTTGTCAAACATCATAAAGTATACTATATATAATAATTGATAAAAAATATTTATCAATTATTTAAAATATTTATTTTATAAATAAATTGAAAAAGTTCTACATAGTTCTACATAGTTATCCATTATTATTCTCTACCTACTATACGAATACTCTTCTTCACTTAGCTCACTTGACTCATCAGTCTTCCACCCAGAGTTATCATCATCTTCGTCTTTTAATGCATGTTTATCAATATCAACTATACTATTTTTATTTTTTGGTTTAGTTTTGATTAACTTACCTTTAGTTGAAATATTTCTATTTTTTTTAAAGTATACACCATCTATGCTGCCATCTACATCAGCATCTACTTCGCCATCATTACTACCATTTTCAGAAGATTTGTCACTATCAGTATCGCTATCGCTCTCATCATCATCGCTACAATTTTCGTCTGCATTGCCTGCTCCATCTACATCCGAATCACATCCAGCTCCTCCGTCTACCACGAATCCGTCTTTTAAATATCCATCACGAGTTTTCCTATTTTTAGGAATTGACTCTAACTCATCTTCCTCATCATCATCATCATCTTCATTTGCAACCAATGATTCAAAACCTCCAAATAAATATTCATAAATTTTATTCCATTTATCTTTCGTCAAGTTTACATAGTTATTTTTAGTATCACGTGCAATCAATGCGCATGCACCAAAAAATAATTCGGTATCAACCGGTGGAGGAAACTCGTACTTATTTTCATGATTTGCTACTCCATCATCTTTTGCCCATAGTTCTACAACTACTTTCCTTGTAGAATGTTCCTCTTCATTTTTTGAAGAATAACTCCACTCCGTTCTTTTAATGAATCCATCAGCTTTCTTAAACTTACATTTTTTTGATAACTCTTCGGTACAAATTAAACCCTCTTTGATATCAGCATCTTTTAAACTTCCATTCTTTTCAACAATAATAAATGAAATATTATCATCTTTATTTTTAACTTTTTTGCTTTCACCTTTACTATTTTCATGGATAACGCTTTTATTAAGTTTTACATTTATTTTTTCAGATTTTGCGGTTTCAGATTTTGCGGTTTCAGATTTTGCAATTCTTGATTTTGATTTCTTTTCACAATTATTTTCCATCTTTGTTGAGTAAGTGCTAGAATATATCATTTGAATGCAATCGGTTTAAATAGTTTCTCATATAATATATAAAGTTTAACTTAAAGAGATATAAATACTATACCATATATACATTGTAAATGGAAACACTTCATGATAAAAAACAACACCATCCTATTAAAAAAAATATAAAAGTAGAAAAAAAGATGAATTATACCACTGATAGACCAACTCCGATAAAAGTTTATTTTCCAAATATTTCAATAGATAAAATAAGTGACATTATAAATCCTGATAAAAAAATAGGAAATAAGACAAGTAAATCAAATACTATTGATATATCAAAATATTTAGTAGATGAAAGTAGTAAAATTTTAATTTATAGCTCTACAGGAATATTTGAAATGGTAAATAATAATCTATTTCAGTTGTATCCAGTTGACAAACATATTAAGGAATTAACTATTAATAATAGTTTAAAATTATTACTTGACGGTTCTTATATGAAACGCTATGATACACCCTCATATCAAATACCATATCATCATAATATAAAATATAAAACAATTAGGACATATAAAAATGATATCAAGTCAAATGTAAAATTTGTTATAGAAATGGAAAACGAATCTATATATGATTTTTATGTGTTGATTACATCTGCAGAAGTAACTAATAACGAAAATAAAAAAACAGAATTAAATAAATTTGTAAAAGATGAAATATTGTCGTTTTTATCGAGGTTAAACTTATATAGGTAATTATATACAATAGTTAAATGTGGGGCTGGATAATAAAAGTTACTATGATTTCATTATTATTAATATTTTTACTTCATTATTTATATTCATTTTTTAAGACAACCCTAACTTCTCCAAAGTTGAAAGATTTAGTAAATAAACCTCAGGAAAAATACAATACAATTTATAATTCACTTAAAAGTGCAGGAGATGGAGGAGTACAAAATTTAGGAGACGATATTAAGAACAGTTCTGAAAATAGTAATAATACGAACTCATCTAGTATGAAAGATGAACTAAAAAAATATTTAAAAGAATTAAATGTTTCCAGTAATAATAGTAGCAATGTTAGCAGTAGTAATATTGAAAATACAAATATTATAAATCCACACAATGAATCATCTAACAGCGTATACTCCCCTAATAATATTATGTCAAATGTAGGTGCAAATGGTATATCTACACGAGTAAATAATGCACCTAACTATATGTCCAATATAAATAGTAATATCTCGAATGTTACACCAGATTATGGTACACCTTCTATGTCATCATCATATGCTTCTGCATATTCACCTTTTTAGTATTTTTTAGTATTATTAAAGACTACATGTAATTAAGGTATAGGTATATAATATACGTAACATAGTTAAAGATATTTTAATAATATATTATATTACAATAGTCGCAACTCACAAATAACAAATCACAATACATAACCCATAATGTCAAATAGTTTTAATAATAGAAAGCCATATAGTAGTAGTAGTAGTAGTAGTATTAAAAGAGAATTACCAGTTCTATCTACGTTATCATTTGATGAACAGAATGAAATATTACGAAATTTCCCTTCAACAGTTAAATTTTCTTATGAAAAAAGTACTCATAAGAAAGTTTTATCAGATGTATATGTAATTATTCCAAAAGGTAAAAAATACTTTGCATGGTTTACACATAGAAATAGAAAAAATATTTGTATTTTTCTTGAAGTAGGATATCAAAATAAAATAATGAATATATTTTATCGTCATGTTTCATTTGACGATGTATTATCGTATGGAACAATATTTTATGGAACATTATTTAGGACAAGACATGAAAGTGGTGAGAAAAAAAATATATATAGTAATGAAATTTTTTCTGTAGAAGATATTTTTTACTATAAAGGAGATGATATATCTTACTATAGTTATCAAGATAAGTTAAAAGTAATTAAAAATATATTTGATACAAAGTTGAATTATAATATGTCTTTTTGTAATAATGGTATTGTTTTTGGATTACCTGTAATGACTACTGATTTTACAGAAGCTTATGATAAAGCTATAGCGTTACCTTATTCTGTTTATTCTATTCAGTATAAGTACTTTGAGGAGAAAAAAACATATCAGTCTATTACCGAGTTTTATCATTTTAGCAACAATAGCACGGTTAGTAATGATGTAAATAGTGTAAATGGTTCAAATAACAATATTAGTAATAATAGTAGTAATAATACTAGTAATAATAGTAGTAATAATAGTAGTAATAATACTAGTAATAATAGTAGTAATAATAGTAGTAATAATAGTAGCGAAAACTGTGCTACACATACAAGTAAATATAATGAAAAACCGTCAGTCTATATTGAACCGATAAAACAAAAAGCAACATCGAATGAAATATATAAAACTTTCTTTATAAAGCCTGATTTACAAAATGATATTTATTACTTATATCAAAACAGTACTACAAATTTTGATGTTATTTCAAAGGAAATAGCGCATATACCTGACTATAAAACAAGTATTTTAATGAATAAATTATTCAGGAATATTAAAGAAAATAGTAATTTGGATAGTTTAGAAGAAAGCGATGAAGAAGATGAATTTGAAAATATACAAATAGATAAATTCGTAGATTTAAATAAAATAATTAAAATGCGTTGTATTTTCAACTATAAATTTAAAAGATGGGTTCCCGTTTCTGTTATATAAAAATATATTTATCATAAAACCTATATATTTATGTTATATCTATATATTTGTATATATCTTTGTATATATCTAAAATAAAATATTTTATAAATATATATTATTTTATATAATGGTAACATCGACGTCAACAGAATTATTGAATAAAGCAAATTCTCATGGTGGAGTGTTTGTAACAGACAAAACAGGTGGTGTTGCAAATTCAGGAAATACCCAGTATGGTGAAGTTGGAGGAAGTCCCGCTGCTTTAAAAGGTACAGGATTATATTCTATAAATGGTGGTAATGGAAGCCCAAGTGCTATTCGGCAATCTTTGGGTGGTTCTTATGGTATGATGAATGGTGGTGGAAGACGCCGTAAGCATAGCAGAAAGCATAGACGCTCTCATTCATCAAAAAAGTATGCTCGTAAACGCAGTCTTAAATACCGTGTTAAGCATAGACGTTCACGAAGACGTTCGCATTCCAAGAAGGTCAGAGGAAGAAGAGCACAGGCAGGTGGATACCATCAGTATATGGGAAATACACCGTTTACATTAGGATATAGAACTCCTGGATTTAACTTGGCTCCCAATATGAGTGCTCTTGCTAATCCTGCTCCGTTTATGCCTTATAACAGTTTAACCGGTGGTAGATAAATTATTTAATATATTAATTTATTCTTTAAATAACGCAGATACGTCTAATAAACAGCCTTTATCTGCTAATCCTGATTTTCCCTTTCCTTTTTTACGTTTACTTTCATGTTCTTCCTCTTCTTTTTCGAATTCATCACATTCTTCATGACTGTTATCACCTTTTTTTGGTATTGAAAGTGTAAGCATAAGTTGCTCCGCTATACTTTTTTGCCCCGATGTTTGTGTTGGGTGTGTCTTTTTCGATACACTGCTTTTCGGCTCCCATGACACTTTCCACTTGGACAAGTCATTATTATGTCCATCCGTATATTCATGATTATCACATACCAAAATCTTATAATTCTGTGACTTATAATATTTTCGTCGTTTATACCACTGACTCATGAAAATATCATGCTCGTCTATAATATCAATAACAAGAGGTGAACTATGCTTTTGTCTCAATATTCGCCCCACCGATTGACACACATCTGTCTTCGGCGACGCCAATATCAAACTTGTAAGAGTCTTAATATCCAATCCCTCCGACGCCATCGCATATGTAGCTATAATCACCTTTTTTCCCTCACTCTGCTTAAGCGCTGCTTCTTTCATCCCACCAATATAATATCCAACTGAACCTCCTGCTATATTTCGATGCGCTATTGCATCGTGCAAATATGTAATCAACGACTTATTATGCGCCAATATCATAAACTGTTGCTCGGGATTCATCTCTAGTTCAGACACCAAGACTCGCAGAATGAACTCGCTTCTATGGCTATAACTACACAGTTTAGAAATCATCGTACTAAATTTAGGATTACCCATATAGTCATGTTGCGTCTCATTAAACTCCTCATCGTCCACATTGTATACAATACCTTTCACCACTACACTATGTTCAGATTCCGTCTTCTCTTTATGAACTACCGGTCCAATAAACATCTCAAATACTTTCGTTAGTCCGTCCTTCCGCTCCATTGTACCCGATAATCCGAGCGTATATGTCGTATTCACTTTCATCATACACCTAGAAAATACCTCCGCTCCCATGTGGTGACAATTGCTTACTACCGGATGAAGACGCATTCCATCCGCCATTTTTAATACGAAATTATGGTTGTCTTTCACCTCAATGTCGTATACAGCATACCCCTGTTCTGATTTTCCGAAAATATGTTCATTTTCCGTACTTTCAATTGGTATATATTTCTCCCAGTATAGAAATGCCGTTGCAGTCAACATACCTTTTGGTGATAACGGTTGATATAATTCAAAACTACCAATATCAACATGATGAACGTCATCGGTAGAATTATACACACATTGAATATAATCGTTAAGTATTAGCTCATCTGCACACTTATATCCTTTCGTCGTCAATATCTTGTGTTCAGGTGTACAAATAAATGAACCGCACATTAAATATACTTTAATAAGCTCCTTCTTGTACCTTTTCCATGCATGTGTCATTTGCCCCCATTCAAATCGTGATGTTGCTTGATTGAAGCTGAGGATTTTCGGCAATGCTTCTACCAATTTATCGACATCCTTCTCTAATTTAACATACTTACTAGATATACCAAGAGATATAGAATGCGTAATCCACATGTCATATAAAGCACCGATTTCCATAGGTCCGCGCGACGTATGAACCAGTGTATTCCGTGGGAAACATTCGTCATATATCGCTAACCCGAAATTCCGAAATGTGTCTTTCGGATATTCCTTCATTGATAGCGACTGAAGCATTCCAATCACAATATCTTTGTTATCTATGTCCAATATTTGCCCTTGTATTTTACCAACACGTGCACTAGGCAGAAACTGTTCTATTCGCTCTATCCACTGGTTTAGTAGAAATGACTTGTGTACAATAACAAGTGCACACTTTCCTAGCTTCGCCACTATATTTAACGCCATAACCGTTTTGCCTTTACCGGGGTCTACGTCTAATAATCCACCACCACAATCGCCAACATGTTTTATATACTTATCTACTATCGCCGTTTGATATGGACGCAACTCACCGCTGAATTCTAATGAAATATTTTTTCCAGGGGGTGTACGTATTCTATCGGGTGGACCATATGTATCTATTCCAAAATATCGCGGCATATATAACTTAAGTGGAGATTCCAGATATATAGGAAACGGATTTGGTTGTATCGGCGATTTAGGAATAAAGGGTTTTACGGTTAATTCGGTTCTTATAAAATACTGTTCTTCCACTGATAAACATTCTTTGAAAATTGAATATCCTTTTTCACCCAAGTAGGTAGAATAGTTGTCATCTTTTTTTCCTTTGTTATTGTTGTCATTGTTGTTATCATTGTTATCAGGACCTTCTTTGTTACTATTTTTTTGCTCTGAATAATTATTTTTTGAAACAGGTGGAATTGAGTTTTTCTTCATGTTGGTTACTATGAGTTGTTTCTTTTTGAAGATAAAATATTTTGGTTACTACTGTTGCTAATTTTATTTAGCCATTTTCAATTTTAACTATTTTGAAATTATTCTAAAATAATTGATAAATAAAAAATATAATATTATGATATACGGAAATGTTGAAAAAAAATGTTAGTGTTAATCAACTAATGAACGGACAATCTTTGTTACTCATTCTTTTTGTTATTTATATTATTTTTAATATACAAACACCCGAGCCACTTGCGAATTTAATTGACTCTACTCTAGGGTACGTTATCATTATTGGTTTATTCGCATTTATGGCTGTAAATCTTCATCCTTTAGTTACACTTGTCGGAATTTTCGCCATTTATCTCCTGTTTAAGCGTTCTAGTATAGCTACCGGCTCGCTGGCTATGACTAAATTCCTGCCTAGCGAAAACGTTAAAGGTCAACACTTGTCCGCTTTTAATCAGTTTCCTGTTACTTTAGAAGAGGAAGTCGTCCAAAAAATGGCTCCCCTACAGTATGGTCCTGCTATGGGTCCTAAAACATTTACTCCTGTTTTAGATGACTTGCATGATGCAGCAAATGTAAACTATACAGGAGTTGTCTAATCGCGATACTATAATACATGTGTTAATTTTTTATTAATATTTAATATTTAATATTTAAAATATTAATAAACATCTTGTTTTACAAAGTTATAAAGTTATATAGTTTTTAAAATAATTATTTTATTACTATTGTTATGTTCTCGTAAATGCTCTTTTTCCTACACCAATTACAATAATTCCTAAAACTATTGCTAAAATGAATTGAACAGAACCTGACTCCATTAGAGAGGTAATTAGTTTTATACCTTGCTCTCGCGACTCTTTTCCAATGTCTTTGGTTTCTTTATATAGTTCTTTTCCCTCTTCACCAGTGGGTTGACAGTCTATGTATATTTTATCATCTGTTGCTTTACCTTGAAAATTAGGACCATTTGAATTGACATATAATGTTTGTGTTGTAATTGCAGGGTATGATGATGTAACTCTATTACTGAATAAGGCTTTATTTAATTTATCAACAGCTGTTTGACTAATGGTCTGTCCACTTTTTAACATGTCAAAAACTATATTGCTTTGTTTACAGGTAGCGGTATTAACATAGAAAAAATAATAAGGGGTATTTGGTATAAAATTATTTAAGTTAAAGTTATTTATATTGACTTGATACCCCTCATTGCTGTTAAAAGTTCTACCGGCACTTTGTTTTATAAATTCATTTATAATATTGTCTAAAACTAGTCCACCAGATTTTAAATTTGAAGATGCAGATGACCCTGTAGATACTATGAATGGTATTGATACTAATAACTGCTCTTTATTGTCACCTTCGTGACGTATTACAAATTCGATATCTGCTCTACTACCTTTATATGTATTTTTAGATGGTTGGAATATTTGTATACCAGAAACATTATATTTTTTTTTATTTAGAAATGCTTGTGAAACTGTTCCATCCGATTTTAAATCATAATTTATTTTTAGCATATTCCCAGTATTATATACTACGCATGAACTGTCATTATACTCATACTTATAGTCACAGTACATGTTACAGTTTTCAGCTTTTACTGTAGTGTCTATATTTATTGGAAAATCACATGGTTGTGACATATTTTTCTATTTACGTATTGATATATTATTATTATACTAAATATATTTTATATAAGTGAAAATATATTAACTTAATATTTAATTAAAGCATAAAATTAAAAATATATAAATAATATATATTTAATATATAGATTATCAGTAACTAATATGAGTGGTTTAAAATCGTTAATTCAAAAAGGGCAAAGGTACGTAGGTGAAAAAGCATGGTTTAGTGGGTTATTTGATAAGAGTGAATTTAAACCAGATAAAACACATGTTTCTGATGATTTCCAACAAGTAGAAACCGTTGTTATGAAAACAGATAAAATAGACACTTATAACTTAATATTTAACGTTCAAATGCCCAGTATTGTTAAGTCTCCTTTCCTGAGTTACGCTAAAAATGATAACCTAGTTGACTATTATTGTAATAATAAAATACATGTTAGACTTTACTTTAAAGATGGAAATCTTTTTGATAATCTTACAGGAACACAATGTGTGCTAACTCCACCACTATATAAGAATCAACAGGCATCAAACTTTGTGTACACTAGTAAAGAAAAAAATAGTAGTGAGACTAGCGAAGAAGCCAGTGAGTCTAATGAAGAAACCAGTGAACCTAAAGAAAATGTCCGTGAAATTACGGTACATGAAATTAAGTCTAGCGGAATGTACTTTTCTTCAAATAATGATATAAATGTAACAATTGAAAATACCGTTAACCAGGCTATTATAGATGGAAACAGCAGTCCAAAGATAGGTCCTTTTAGTGAATCTAAAAAAGGAGTTACTAAAGAAAATCTCAACCAAAAATTAACTAATAAAAAATATCTTAATCCACTTGTAGACGAAATTGATAAACAGTTATCACCAAAAAACCCCACATCTCCTTTTAAAGTATATAATGCTCAATATACAAAAAAAATAGATGGAGCAAAAGGTGGACTGGTATCAAATACCGATTATTCTGATATAGAAGAGAAACGTAGACTATTTGATAGTAATTACCAGCATTATATGCAATTTGATTTTAATTTAAATCAATATACTGTTAGTAGGGATACGGATGGTAACATAACAGAAGTGGTTAAAAGGAGGACACCTAACTCTATAGTAGATGCAGCTAGTTATAACGAAAGTGATTCAGTAATTATGTTGTTAAAAAAAAATGAATGGTTTAGTATTGTATTTCAGAGCATAAATATACCATTCGACATAAGAACTATTCCAGCTGATATGGTAAGAATAGAATTTGAAATAGAAAACTCAGTTCCTTCTGATTTTGTTAAGGGTTATATTGGACCTTTAAATATATTCTATAGAAATTTCTTTTGTGAATATATTAACATATCTCTTAAAAGCTATGTCAAGTCGCAAATAGTTGTTCATGACATTATGTTTCAACGTAAAAGTATGCTTAGGGCTTTAGAACAGAAAAGTCCTAAATACTTTTCTAAAATAGCTCAGTTGAATAACTTAGCTAGGAAAGTATTATACTACTACTTAACAAATATAGATGAAGTAAAGAATGGTGAATATAGTAATGTTTATACTGAAATGATTGCGGCTATAGGAACGGCTAAAACAAAAACAGATTCGATTGTTAGTGGAGATTCAAGAAATAAACTTCAAGAAGTTAAAACACTTACAACAGATGTTAAGACGGCGAATAATGCTATTAGAAAATTTTCTAATTTTTTTAAACGTGATAATATTAAAATTTTTAGAAAAAAATTTTTTGAGGCTCTTCTAAGAGCACATGCAGGCAGTGGTCTTTCTGCGGTAAGCGATTCAAAAATTACAGAAGCATTAAAAACAATTGATAACTTAAATGATGCACTTAAACCCGCTGTTGTAAGACCAGTTCCTAATGATACTTTAGGATTACTAGCCACTGGCAATAGAGCTAGCGCAGGTAAATTAAATATTAATGGCGGTGATGGTATCAGTGATGGCGGTGATGGTATCAGTGATGGTGGTGACGGCGGTGATGGTATTATTGATGGTGGTGATGTATACCAAGAGGGAGGAGCTGGAGCAGGTGCAATATTTCAGCCAGATGATTATACCCTGATGATTCCAATGGATATTCATAATCCTGGAACAGGAATAAATAATATGACGGTTAGAATTCATAAAATACATCTTTCCCATGTAAACGGTATTTCAACACAGGAAATTGACGATGATACTTCAGTCGATATCAAAGTCGGTGATGCTATTAGATTTGTATATAATGATAATATAGTTTATGCTATTATTTGCGGATTTGAACCAGGTAAACAATTGAATAGTGATGGTACAGATCAAGCGATGGGTATAAAACACTTTCGAGAAACATATATGGATATAAGCAAGACATTTGAAACACAAGATTTAAAACTAACACCTGAACAATTTCTTAGTTTAACCAATTTGCGCGGTATTAAATACCTTCCATTTAAATATGTCGATGATACTTATAGTTTTGTATCGTATGATAACACACGTGTGGTATCAGACAGTTTAAATAATAATATAAAACGTGGACTTAATGGAATGTTTAATTTTTCTTGTAAAGACCCCGTAATACCCATATTACCAAATGGCTATGTGCTCCCATTTACTAGTCGTCTAAAAGAAGGAATATCTACTCTTGCTAATAAATTCATCCCATTTTCGACAAAGGCTGATATAGGTAAAGATAATATGCTTCCTCAGTATAGCCTTCCATCATATATGACATTGGAAAAGGTGTTTGTTCCTCCTAATTTTGCCGAGATTGTATCATCTTTAAAGAATTTTACAGAGGATAATCCAGATAAAATTTTTGATACGTTAAAAAAGACAATGGAAGCCAACGGACTCAATGAGTCTACTGACTGTAAAAAGACATCAGTCGATAAGATGGCTTCTGATTTTAGTCGAAGGCAAAAAACTTTTACGTCGGATACCCAAAGAGTAACAAACCTATTTAGTCAGTTTGTTGAAAATGGTAAAATAATAAATACAAAAGGGGCGATGCAATTTATAAAAAATTATTATATGAAACCAGTAGAACCTGGTATTTTTATTGATGACGATGGTCTACCGATTAGAACAGCAACTCAGTTAGTGTATTGTTTAAGGTTGATACCTAGTGACCCAATAAAAAGTATGAATATATTAATTAGAGCATTATCACAAGATGGGATTCCTACACTGTCGGAGAGACAAAAAATACTGTCTAGTGTAATTGTAGACGCTGATTCACAAACTATATCAGATAGAACTAACGAAGATATTATAAAAGGTGGTACTATTCAATCAGGTGGTGCCGAAGATATATTTAAAGCTGATACAATTATTAAAGGTACTATTGATATTGTTGCTAGTCAAAAATTTGTTGATGATAGAACACAAAAAATGTTAAATGAGAACTTAGATGATGCTCAAGCTGTTTATGGCCAAAATAAAAATGAAGATACACAAATGTCATCGTCTGCTATGGTTAAATCTGGTAGAGGAATGGGGTTCGTGAGTGGACCTGGATTTGGAACTGGAACTGGAACTGGATTTGGTTCTAATCTACTAGCGAATATATTTAAAAGTCCAAATAGGATTTCAGCTTCGGGAAAAGGAACAGCGATAGGTAATGATTCGTGTGGTAATAATACAAGTATAGTATGCAATGGTAAAGATTTAGTTGTTACAGTTACTCTTAAATTAAATGAACTAATCGCATCATGCATGGACCCTGAAATGATACAGCATTTGGATAATCATCCAGGTAATTTATTAACAAGTCACGGAGATGCACACCAAGTCGAAGAATATGATGATGATGAAGGTAATGTATCATCCTTTGCCGATGATCTTATTAATCGTAATCGTAATGCTCCTCCTGCTACTTCTGCTCCTGCTGCTGCTCCTGCTGCTGCTCCTCCTGCTACTTCTGCTCCTGCTGCTCCTGCTGCTGCTCCTGCCAATGTTTCTAGTGCTCCTCCTGCTCCTGCTCCTCTTGATGGTGATGATGATGATAGAGATGAAGCTCAAGCAGAACAAAATGCTTCTGCTTCTGTTGAACCTTCTACTTTTGAGGCTCCTGAATCTCAAGCTCAAGCTAAGGCTGCTGAAGAAAAGGCTGCTAAAAAGATTGCTAGACAAGCTTCTCGAGGTCTAGGTGGTGGTTCAACAAAAAGTAAGAGTAATTCTAAAAAGAATAAAAAATCTAATAAAAATAAAACAAAAAAAAGGAAAAATTCAACTAATAAAAAGATTAAATTTACTAAAGTAAAGACATTATAAGTAAAGCGCTAACGGTACTATGCAAACTATATAATTTAATAATGACACATTATTATTAAATTACTATACATACTATAATTGTATATATTCAATGTATAATTTTATTGATAACCTCATCCACATTTGTTAAATTATTAAAACAAAACTTATTTATTTCTGCCGGCGAATATTTAAACTGAATATCATTTTCAGTATTATTTATTTTTGCCGCTTGTTCTTCGCTTAGCGTCGTACAATAAAATAATTCTAATAATTGTACTATCATACTTCGCGTACATTTTGTAAACTCTATATGTTCGTCCAACCGTCCAGGTCGTTTAAATGGTTCACTAATTTTACTAGGTTCATTCGCTGTGCATATAATAATTCTACCACTGGTTTCAACCAACCCATCCATGATTGTAAGTATATCCGCATCATTTATTACAGATTTTTGTTTCATAAGAGAAGTTGCAGGACCATTCTGTTTTCCTTTCGCTAGTCCATCCTCATCTTTTTTTATTGTCTTTCTTTTACCAATTTCATTACTTGCATCTCCATTTCCATTTCCATTTTCACAACTACTCGTATCACTATCTACAACAATTACTCCACTACCCATTTCACCTGTCATACCCATCCCCATAATTCCGTTTAATAAATTAGCACTCATAGCATTCATTGCCGCTGCCGCATTAGAAATTGCCGGTTTTTCACTAATAGTGTCTAAAATTTTATCAAATTCGTCAATTACATATAGTCTCTTATGTGTTGGAATATGTCGACCATTGATATAATCACCATAAAATATATTTTTAATATCCGACACTTTTTTAATTTTATCAATGTCATTTACATTTACAATATGTCTATCAAGCATGCGCGCAATTGCTTTAATCGTAGACGTTTTGCCGCATCCTGGTGGTCCATAAAATAAAAACCCAAGCTGATATGGTATTCCGCGCGACTCATACCACGATTTATTATTTATAAAAAAATCAATCCGTTTAATAATTTTATCAACATCTGTGAAAAAACAATTTTTCTTCAAATCTTTTGTCGTGTTTAACTGATATTCTGAGCATAAAATATTTGACAGTTTCTGGTCTCGTCTTCCATCATTCCAGTCGTCGTCACTACTACTCGAACGGTGATTCTCGCTCTGAAGAAACTCGTATATAAATATTTTATCTGTCATTCTATCTTCGATTTTTTTATTATATGTCTTTTCACATTTATCAATGAAATTATACATCTCATCTACACATTTATCTCTACTCATCATAATTGTAAAATTTATTTTCTTAAAATCTTGTGCTTCTGAGTTTTTTTTCTCTCTATGTGAGTATACTTTTTCAATTGATATATATATTCCATTTTCTATTTCAATAGGTAAATTTGTGCGTGGAGTGTATACTTTAGATGCATTGTTGTTTTTGTCAATAACTTCAACATAACGTAAATTTATAACAGATAACTCTTTTTCTGATTTTTTTCGCATCTTATCTATTTTGTCTGTATAATAATCCAGAATATGTATCATAGGGTCTGGATAATGAATAACAACATTTATAGAATGATATCCTATAGTATATTGATTACCTTGATACATTATTCGATGCATATTACCTTTCTTAAAATACATTATCATTTGTTTTGTCGTTTCACGATTCATAGAATAAATAAGGTTAATAATATCGTTCAAATATTTATAAACATCGCTATGATGTAATAAAAATAAAAATAAAAGAATAATAACTACATCTATATAATAATTTCCTGTTTTTAAATTTTGTATCAAAATAATATCACCTATACCACCTAAACCGGGTATTGGTAGCATGTTATGTAATAATAATGACTGTTAATAAGTTTATGATAGTATAATGTATTGGTTATATATTTATAATATAATACCTCTAAATCAATTATAAATATATTATTTGTATATCGTTAGTATATCGTTAGTATATCGTTAGTATATCGTTAGTAATATGGAATCGAATATTGCATAGCAGTATCATATATTGTAGCTTTAAATGCGTCGTTATATCCTTCTACATAAACGGTATCTCCATTGTAAATATTATCACACCCTAAGTCACTAGTACAACTTCGTCTTTTATGTGTTACAGGTAGTTTAACCGAATGATTTTTATCGCTCATGGTATAAAACTGCCACTTATCTTGGCTTGGAAATAATGGTCTTCCCATAAGAGAAAGAATGGTTTCTGGTCCATTAACACGTGTTAATATTCCAACTTGACGATATGCCGAATTTACAGACCGAGTCGCTACATTTATAGGTATTGCTCCTCGTATATCGCCACCCATTGCGACTCCCAATGCGCTTGTTCCATATTGATTAAAGTATCTATCGTCCCGCAATGGTGGAGTATATGGATTTAATAAAACGTCTGCCGGTCCGCGAGTATATCCTGAACCGAAACTTGGTATTAAATCTAAAAATCCACCCCCTCCTCCGCTATAATCTTTGCGAGATATTTCGATAATATTTGAGTTTGAGTTTGAGTTTGTGTTCGAGTTCCCATTTGAGTTCCCATTTGACGTAGATGCGTTTTTATTGTATTGGGAATATGCTAAATAAATAATAATACATGCAATAACTAAAAATATTACAAGTGTAATATTTTCAAAACATATTACGCCCGGAGGGCATTTCTTTGTCATTATATAAAAATATAGATATTATATTTTTATATTGGATATATTTGGATTATTAATTATATGGTGAATTTATTAATTTCTCACGAGTCTCATACATCTCATGTGTTTAATACTTTAGGCGGAGCCTCCTACAGGAGCCGGGCTAGCTTTGTTAGCTCCTCCTCCAGTCAACAAAGACATGCCTGGAAACCCTCCACTTCCTGAAAACATTTTACTAATAGAACTATTTTCAAATTTATCGAGGAAATTTTGAGCAGTAGTTAAAATAGGTTCTATCGATTTAAGATTATTAATCATTTCAGTCTGCTGAGACAACATCTCGCTACCGCCTCCTCCTACACTAGCCAATGTGTTATATGCCTGTTCCTTTTGCGCATTATATCCTGTAGCCATACCTGGAACTTTGATTTGCATCATGGGGTCAACAGATTCTGCGCCTACAGGAGCAGGGCTCAACTGCGACATTCCATCCTTTACGTTGCCTTTACCTTTTAATGGTTGGTCTACAGTATTCGCTGGTTGAGTACCCATTGTTATAGTATTATCAGAACCTGTTGTAGTAGCGGTGGGATTAGCTTTAGAAGCGGCAGCAGAAGCAGCAGATGCATCCGCAGCGGCAGTAGCTACAGCTTCATCATATGCTTTTTTTGCGGCTTCGTATGTTACTTTAAGAGCAGCTTTCTTTGTGTCGTCGGTTTCTTTATCCATTGCAGCTTTTGCATCATCCATTTTGGTCTTTAATGTTGCAATTTCTGTTGGAGTAAAACCCTCCATCATAGAATAACTTCTATTTCTGTACATAACAATAAAATTAGTCAAAATAGTGGTTGTCAGTAAAACAATAATCATATTTTTACTAAAGTATGTGGTCAAGAAACCAATAATAATAAAAATGGCTACAGCTTCTAAATTATTTCTCATCAAATAGTTAGCAGCTGTTATAATCGCAAAAAAGAAAGAAGCATATAATACATATTTATTTGAAAGAATACCAACTGAATTACTCGAAAGTTTAGGTGAAGACCTTTTTGATTTCATTTATGTATATTATATATATGACATAGAAAAAAGGTATTATAAAATAATAATAATTAAAATCTATAATTATTATTAAAATCTATAATTATTATTAAAATCTATAATTATTATTAAAATCTATAATTATTATTAAAATCTATAATTATTATTAAAATCTATAATTATTATTAAAATCTATAATTATTATTAAATTATAATAATAAAATTATTAACATGAACGCTAAACACTAAACGCTAAACACTAACAATGTTAAAATCTATCGTCATTTGTATACTCATCATCAGATGACATATATTTGTTATTACTACCACTAGAACTTAAAACGTCTTCTATCTCATCACGAATATTCTGTATTTCATCGAGTAAAAGAGTCTGATCCATTTTTACGCGATTTAATTTAAATTCATCACTTTTAATATTTTTAGAAATTTCCCTTATATGGTCTGATAATATTTTGAGAGCCTTTTTTTGTTTTATTTTTTCTTCTAAAATAACAGTATTATATTTTTCATAGTCATGTACAACAGTTTCTAAAAAGGAGTTTTGTTTTCCTAGTTCTTTTATCTCACGTTCTTTCTCGAACATTAGTTTACGTTTCTTATCTAATAAATCTTTCATTCTATAAATTTTTAAATCCTTTTTTCTTGTTGCACTGGCGTAGGTTTCTTCTACTGGAACCATCATATCACTTTCATTATCTATATATGATTCACCACTACTACTATCGCTACTCGTATAACCTTCACTATCTTCAGAGGGTATCGGCTTGTCACTCATATGTTCAACTACATGAGGAGTATGAGTAGAATGAGACACATGAGATTGGTGAGAAATGGGATAATTCTCTTCAGGATATTGAAATGCAGGACTTATCATAGAATTTTTCATAAAATCATCTATTTTTGGTGACTTACTTCTTACTCTTGGGGATGTAACTCTTTGTACCATTGGTTTTACCATTATATTATTATATATATTTATATTCGTATTTATATTCGTATTTATATTCGTATTTATATTCGTATTTATATTCGTATTTATATTCGTATTTATATTCGTATTTATATTCGTATTTATAAAATAATAATTGTTATTTAAACACTTGCTGTTCCTAATGATTTTGCACACAAGTAAATGCGTTTCATATTAAATATTATACTTAAAAGAGTAAATGCTGCTGCATATAGTAGTCCATGAACTAATGACACCATAACTCTGCTACCGTTTTCAGGAAGTGTAAAAAAGAAGTCAGGAATAAATAATATAAACAAACCAATATATATTAAATTTCTCGTAATGTTAAATATAAAACCAAGCATAAGTATATTATATATTTATATTATGTATTTTTATTATATGTTTTATTATACATAATATTGACTATGATTGCTTAAATTGTTGCGCAACATTTATTAAATATTTCAAAATAGTTGGTATAATTTTTAAAAATGTAAACCATATTATATAATATATAAATGACATAATCAGTGCAGGTACAATTTTATCCTTAAATTTTTCCCATAATACTGTAACTTTTGCCTTTATAATTAGATATTGCTCATTATAATACAACATTAGTTGAGATATAAAGTCTTTATTTTTTCCTAATTTTTTCCTTTCACCATTTATTCTCTTGTCTGTGTCATCTTTTATTTTTTGTAATTTTTTTTTTAATGGTGTCATCAACTCTTCTGATTTTTTACTTAATAAATTTGGTAATGTTTCTTTAAAAAATTTGACAATGAACTTTGGAAATAACCTAGAAGCAGCTTTTTTAACTGGTTCAGGTATTAATGTATACAAAAAGTCTGTGAATTTTTTTGTAACATCACGTATAAATTCTAAAATTTTAGTTATAAAACCATCATATGGTACAAAAGCAAAGACAATAAAATATATAATAAAAGTAAAAAAGAAAGAGCAAAAGAATTCCATTAAAAGTTCAAATTTACAAGGCATTCCACCAGATAACATTTGTGATGCAGATATTTTATTACCGCCTAAACCTCCTTGATTAACAGGGGGCATACCACTCATACCGCTCATACCGCTCATACGACCCATACTTATTTTATATGGTGTTCCAGATGAATAAACGTTCGCGTCCATTTATATTTTATTATATTTTGAATATGCTAATATATATCTATAATAAAATTGTTATAAAATTTTATAAAGTGATATAAAATTATTATAAACATATATAATATTATAACATTTAGAATGTCTTTAAAGCCTGTTTCTGTATCCACTAGTAAATCGTCAGAGCCTCTACTGACCGAAAACGACTCTCGCTACGTAATGTTTCCTATACAAGATAATGAAATATGGAAAATGTATAAAAAACAGGTCGACTGTTTCTGGAGAGCAGAGGAGATTGACTTATCGAAAGACATTGTTGAATGGAACAGCGATATTTTAAACGATAATGAGCGATTTTTTATTTCTATGGTTTTAGCATTTTTTGCAGCAAGTGACGGAATCGTTACTGAAAATCTAGCTGTCCGTTTTATGAGCGATGTACAGTTAGCTGAGGCTCGTGCTTTTTACGGATTTCAAATTGCAATCGAAAATATCCATAACGAAGTATATAGTTTATTAATTGACACGCTAATTAAGAGTAGCGAACAAAAAGATAAACTATTTTCAGGTATAAGTAATTTCCCATGTATTAAAAAAAAGGCAGATTGGGCACTTAAATGGATAAATGATAAAAGAAGTTCATTTTTTACAAGATTAATTGCCTTTGCATGCATAGAGGGAATATTTTTTTCAGGTGCTTTCTGTTCTATTTATTGGTTAAAGAAGCGAGGGTTAATGCCTGGGTTAACATTTAGCAATGAGCTTATATCACGCGACGAGGCATTGCATACTGAATTTGCAATATTGTTATATAATAAAATGCAGAAAAAGTATCCTAAACAAAAAGTACACGAGATTATTAAAGAAGCAGTAGAAATAGAGAAAGAATTTATATGCGAAGCATTGCCTTGTCGTTTAATAGGAATGAATTCAAAGTTAATGTCGCAATATATCGAATTTGTTGCCGATAGACTAACAGTTCAACTCGGATATGAAAAAATATATAATTCTTCAAATCCGTTTGACTTCATGGAAATGATTAGTATAGAAGGTAAGACTAATTTTTTTGAAAAACGAGTTAGCGAATATGCTCTTTCTGAAAAAACAAAAACAGATACTATATTTGATTTTAATGCTAGTTTTTAATGCTAGTTTTTGGTATTAATTTATACCACCCATACCTATTCCTCTATAAGTATTTTTTCGAATTTGTTGTTGGGGATGATATGGGTATGAACGAGGTTGTAGTTGTTGGTGAGGTTGTGGTAAAGGAACTGATGATGGTCTTGTAGGTAAGATAACATTCTGGTGTTGTACTTGTGGACGTTGTTGTTGTTGTTGTTGTTGTTGTTGCGGAACACGTATGTTACTTTGGTGTACACCAATATTTGTATTCATTTTTCTATCAAGTATATTTTTAACATCTTCTTTTTCTAGACGTATTTTTGATTCAACTGCTATATTTTGTTGTTCAAATCGTAACATTCTAGGGTCGCGCATTGTTTGAAAGTTATATACATTTATATATTCATCTTTAAATTCATAATTTAAGTTGCGTATAGTAACTAATCCGTCTGATGTTGTCATATTTACCACAGTGGCTGCTTCTTTTCTACATATAAGTCTTTTAACACCATCGCATAATTGTAAAATATTTTTATCTAAAATATTAAAAAAAATAGACCGGTCAATATATAATCCGGCATACTCTACACGTTTTTGCATATAGTTGTCTTCACCGCCCCATGCCCAAAAGTTAGGAAAACCGTTTGTTCTTTCAAAATCTTCTCCTTTAATAGAAAAAATACCTCCAAGTGCAAATTTAAAACCATAAAAATGTTTTACTATACCCGGTGTCGTATCATAGTCAATTACATTTTTGCTATATGGAACGGTATCAACATCATTAAAAACAAATGTAATATTTTTATAATCGTTAGGATACTTATATTTTAAAGCCAAAAATCCTATATTTTTCATGGCACCACGATTAAATGGTAAGGTATTTTTCTGTTCTACAAAATATATTTCATAATCTGTTTTAGGAATATCTTCTAAAACATGTTTCATATATACAGTAAAAAATTCTTTATGTTCTACTCTATCTCTGTACGGAATTATAAATACTACTTTGGGTACATTTGTGACATTTGTGACATTAGCATTTAATTCAACGGTATCAGGGATACTGTTGCATTCTTTCACTTCTAATTCGATATTATTTGTATTTGTATTTGTATTTGTATTTGTATTTGTATTTGTATTTGTATTTGTATTTGTATTTGTATTTGTATTTGTATTTGTATTTGTATTTGTATTTGTAGTCATAAAATCTAAATTACAAATTTATATAATAATATTAATTTTATTTTTTCAGTTTTTTGGCGAATACTTTTCTAAAATAACCTTAGGTATTAATTGTTCTTTAATACTATATAATTTTTTAAAACATTTATTTATTGTAACTTCGCTCGTTTCACTAATTTTATTCACATCTTTTTTAGATATATTAAGTCCACAAATTTGCGATACAAAGTATATAATACCGGCCGCAATAGAATGAGGAGTATTTTCTGGTATTAAGTTATTCTTTTCAATTCGTAGTGCAATGAATTGACACAGCTTTGTAAGCTCTCCATTCACATGCAACCTAGTACAATATCTTTCTATAAAAGCCTCCGGTCGTGTTTTACAGAAGCTAGTTTTCTCAGAGTTATGCATATCATTTTCAATATCATTTATAATACATACGGCGTTTTTACACCCCTTTGTTGCGCTTGTATTATCTAGGTTAAATATTGTAGCAATCTCCTTTGCAGTTCGAGGACAGTCATGAATCCTAAATGCTATATATACTGAAGCGGCAATAATACCATCACGATTAGAACCGCGAAATGTCTGATGTTCCGATATTTTCTTATGACATCGCAAAGCTTCATCAATTATAATTTTCGGAATACCAGCATTATTAGCAATAATTGTAATATGTTGGAATTCATTATATTGCGTTTTTTCTTTATGAGGCGACGCCTGCCATTCAGTATATCTTCGTATTTTTCGCATCTCATAAGAAGATATACCATCGCATAATATTTTACAACCAAAAGATGACTCCAGTAGTAATGGGTTAACAGGTAGTCCGCATCGTGTCGGATCACTTGTCTGATTGTCATCAACTCCATAATACCTCCACTCTGCGGTTTGGTCAACAATATCTTTATAGATTATACTACACTTTGGGTTAGTACAAATAAGAAACCCCTCATCAGATAGTGAAACTGCCGATTGACATGTGTCACAGTTTTCTCGTTGTCCACTGTTTCTGTAAATGCACTCGACATAGGTGTCATCTTTTTTGAATTGTTTTTTATCGATATCTATGTCAAAAGATTCGTTGATTTTTTTCCACAACTCTGCTTTGTTACTATTAGGATTTATTTTATTTTTATATGTTTTATGTGTATTTGGTATTCGCGAAAGTGATGAGTCGTGCATGTGGTCGTTGTCTTAAAGTATATTAAATATTTTTTAATTCAATTTTATTCATATTATAATGTTTATTATGAATAAATGAAAACGAAAATAAAAATAAAACACTCAATAATATATAAAGTAATAATATATAAAGTAATAATATATAAAGCATTAATATATAATGGGTAATAATTCAAGTACAATAAAAAATAAAAATAAAGAAAAAATATTAAATTTTAAAGAATTGAATTATAATAATACAGAATTTATTTCTAAACTAAATGAGATTGCTACAGATTATATTCTAGGGCAGAATTTTCAAGATATGGTTCGACTTACAAATTCAAAATATTGCGATGATTTAGTAATTATAACATCAAAAATATTAAAGAAGTCATTTTTTTCTAATCAAATACAGGTTATTTATAACAAAATATCGGAAGGTAGTATAGAACATAGCAGTTATATATATGCGAATACAAGTATCACAAAAGAACAAACACGCAAGTTATGTATAGAAATTGCTAAATATTATGTTAAAATTGCTCATTTATTTGCAGCTATAATAACTACACTAAATCCGGTATTTTCATGGAGGTCATCTGCTAGTTCTTCACGTGCTATACTTAGTCCACATGTTCCTAAATCGAAAGCTAATGATGATAAACCGGATATTCAAGGTCTAGATAACTTGGTAGATAATATTGAAAAAACAACACTAGAAAACAAACAGTATATATCTGAGATGGCGAAAGATGTAAAGATAGAGAATTTAAATTTTTGTAATTCACGTATCTCCGATTTAATGGATATGGATGAGCTTACCGATTTAATAAATCATGACAGTATTGTAAATGGTGTGAATTCTATTTCTGAAATTAAAATAAAAACAAAGCTTTGTTCATCTAACTTAAATAATACTGCAAATGTTGGTGCTGGCGCTGGCACTAGTGATAGTATTCATCGAACTAAGACTGTATATGATTTGCCAGGTTTTGCTGAGCTTAGTCGTTTGTATAACGATAAGTATAATGCAAGTAAAGGTAGATTTGATAAAATGTCAGCGAAGAGCAAAGAGGAGAAAAAGAGGAATGTTGATTTATTATATACTCTTTTTACTGGTAATCCAAATCCGCCTAAAGATATTAATAGTTTTCGGGATATTCCAATTCATTCATTTTCGGACACAGCAGATTGCAGTGCACCTGACTCGATGTTAAATAAAACATACGTAGGTACTACAAAGGATAAGTTATTTGTAGACTATGTAGAGCAAGTTAAAAGAATGATTTATGATTCCAACATGATAAGGAACTCATTATTAGAAATAATAGATAAGATATTTATTAGCAATACTGCGGAACAAGTAGAAACAGGAGAAACAATCCAAGGTGCTCAAATGAAATATATAATAGACCCCAATTTGACG